TTAGAAATCTCAAGAATAACACCAAGATTGACCTCCTCATCAGCATAAGGATGAGGTACAAACTTGTACCTCACAAGATCACCCACCTTCACTGATAACCTCCAACCAAGCTTTTGGTTCCCAATCAATCTTGCCGGAACCTCCTATCCATCGAACACCAACTAGTGCGGTTCGACCGTAGCCTCTTTTGTTAACACTCACAACCACACCGACAAAGCCAGTTTGGTGCGTGTGCATTCTTACAAGACTTCCAATCTTCATACAAATAACTTAACATTGATCAGAACAAAAAGCAAGTCAAGAGCCTGTGATAATTATAACATCATCGACTCTTTCATTAATTAAGCACTTATGTCCGTTGATCCAGACGATCCAAATTTCCTCATCCCTCTCAAAACCTTTGCTAATGTAAGAATCAATAATAATACCCGGATTTGACCAATCATCATCCCCGAAAGACTTGGGCTTAAAAGAAATCAAATCACCTACTTTCACTTATGACCTCAATTAAATCTATTTCAGGCATAAGAATGTGCTCCTTCATATCATCAAAACAATACATTTTAAGCACCGAAGTTCTGTCATCGGAAGGAACTTCAACAATCACGCCGATGAACGGATCACCCCATCCCTCAATCGATTGATCGTATGGGTTCTTCATAGCATATTGCAGCTTAATCAGATCCCCTACTTTTATTGATAATATCGTAATCGAAACTCTCCATAATTCTGTCTTGTTTGATAAGTTTACGAGACAGATTGATAATTTGTGACCTATGAAACTTGATCATACGATGGTGAGATTCAATACATTCCTTAATCATATTTTCCTGTTGTTCAGTCATTTAATTCTTTTTGATCCTCCAAATTACACACAATAACGGTATCTGAGTCTTCATGAATCTTAATCACATAAAACTTTTGCCCTTCCGTAATTTCACAAGGAAATGCGTTAATTGGCATCACTGCTTGTGCTGGTCCGCCATTTAAGGCAGGATTTGCACTAAGCTCAACGGAGGCAAAATGTGAATCAAAAGAGTCAATAACACCCACAAGCACAAAAGTTTTTAAAATCATAATATTAGTCCTCCATATCTTCGTATATTTTTAAGTAAGACGCCCACTCTTCAGTGATTATACCAGTGTGCCAACGTATTTTAAATCGTGGGGTATGTGAATATGAGTGCTCAATGGCCTCCACAATAATCCCCGGTGGTCTGCGCTGACCTAAGCCTCTATATCTTTCCCACTTAAAAAGTGCTGACGGCTCAGGCACATATGTAACCAGATCACCGACTTTCATTTTAGCACATCATTGATTCTATCTTTCAAGCGCTGATCTTGGGTTTCATTAGCGATTTCTGCAAGAAAATCTTCAAGTTGAGACAGGCGTTTTTGTTGCTCGTGCAATGGATTAACAACAGAAATACCTTTATCCTCTAACTTGGAGTGGTAATAAGAATCATGATATGACATTGCAAGCCTCGATTATAAATAGTTAGTAAATTACATAAAGTGGTACGGGTGGCAGGATTTGAACCTGCGACCAATCGCATATAAGACGACTGCTCTTACCGCTGAGCTACACCCGCAAAGAAATGGCACACCCTGTAGGGCTCGAACCTACGACCCTCGGCTTAGAAGGCCGATGCTCTATCCAACTGAGCTAAGGGTGCTTAATACCTCTATAGCATAACTTTTGCTTGCTTCTTTGTCAAGTACTTTTCAGACAAAAGTGAATACTTTACGAAAGGTGAAATATTCTCGTATTGAAAAGACATTTCATCCTCCATTTCAATGCGATCATCAAAACGAAACCCAACAACAAACACTTTACCAATCGATTCACTTTCGGGGTCAGTGACAGCCCAAAAAGTGTGCTTCATCCCACGCTCCCTGTGCATACAGGTAACTTTAGTATTCTTTGGAAGATGATCGAGATGCCACAAGTGTGACATTTTGCCATCACGATCTCGCCAGTAATGTGGAATCGTGTAAGCTTTGTCCATTGTTTCAAACTTTGCAAGGTTAACAAAAGGAAGATGTGAGTCATCCCTAAGAAATGCAACGGTGCCTTTGCGTACTTTAGCTTGCTTCATTGCCAGACTCCTCCGGTGAAATACAATCCTCAAAGTAAACAACAATATTGCCCGGGCAGATTGCTAGTGGCTCTTGCCCCTCCTCGGCGTGATTATTAATATAATCATACCAAGCATCATTCTTATCGTGTGAGGAAACAAAAGTATAACTTCCATTCCCACTCTGACTGCTATAAATAATTGTGTAGATCATTTAATCCTCCGTAATAAGTCTACCTGCTGAATCTCTACCCTCAAGTTCCCACTGTAATTTTTTTAGCTCTGCAAGCCTTAAACAAGAATTCCATACTTTGGTTGCATAAACGAGGCAGTCACTATTCTGACTGTAGAATGCATCTAGTTTATCATTCTTGACTTTACTTTGCAACTCTTTGGTAGCATCTTCTAAAGATTTGAGATTCATTTCTAAAGTCTTTAAACAAAGATTTTGTGCTTGCCACAGTTTATTTGTTTTGAATATATCCACTTGTTTCTTCGCTTACTTTTTTAGTTGAGCCCAACTTAAAGATAAACCACCGTAAGCCGACAACAAAAAAAGTTGCCGTGCTTACAAATGATGCCATCCCCAAGAACTCATAAAGGTTGCCTGTCATATTCTACTCCCGATAGTAATTTGCCAAGCCCATAAGTGTTGGGGCCCAAAGACCGACAAAGATTCCAAACCTTTCAGCGTGTGCCGGATCTGCACTTGATGCAACCCAGACATAAATGCTGCAGGCGACGGAAATCAGAGAGGCTGCAAAGAATGCCACAGCCACATTATTGTCTCTTGTAGTTAACATATTTTCTCCCTTTTGTTATGTTAAATGGTGGGCCCTGTCGGACTCGAACCGACGACTCTCCCGTTATGAGCGGGATGCTCTAACCAACTGAACTAAAGGCCCAAAAGTGCCCTTGCCTATCCTCCATCCGTCGAACAATCATGATAGCTGCAGCTATTAATCTCTTCAACCAGACTTCTGAACTTCTCGCAAGGGTGTGGTGATCAATGTGCATCCAGCTTGCTTAACGGACTTGAACCGATTTGTGATTCCACAGTAAAATAAAAGATGGTAGCTGATGCGAGACTCGAACTCGCAAGCCCAAAGGGCGACAGATTTTAAGTCTGTTGTGTATACCAATTCCACCAATCAGCCATAAATAAATTATAATAGGTTAGCGACACGCTGTCAAGTAGTTTTTATAATTTTATTAGTTCGGATTCAATAAAATATCGTTTTGTTCCGTCAAGACATAAAACAGTGTAGACATAATCTTGAAAGTATTCCATTTCATAGTCGATATCAATGATGACACCAGTGTGGGTTGTAGTAAAATAATCATCAGGATCATCGTGCCAATAATAATATTCAATAATATCATAAAAGCCCTTAACGAGATTGCCTATCTTATATTTTGGTGGTATATCAAATCCCATACATTATTTAGTATGAGCCACCTACTTTCTTTTTAACTTAATAAACCGCTCTTCAATAATCACCGGGATTGTGCTACCGATCGGTAGAATCTTATACATTTTTGCACCCTTGGCAGCAGAACGAATAACATCTAGCACTCGAATGATAAGGCCACCTTTGGCGCGAAAAGCCTTAACAGCTTGATCTTGGCTACTCCAAGTTGTGGGTGCCGAAATGCCAATATTCTTTGCATAACAGTTCGCGCGAGCAGCCACAAGAGTGCCGGCAGGATATTTAGGTTCAGCGTGGTGTGTATCTAAAACTCTCTGAGCATACTTATTACTACGCATTTTCGTATATGCCCGCATATCAGGCACCAAGCCTTTGAGAATATCGCGAGTTAACTCAGAAAAGTAGCCGGTGGTGTTATAATACTGCGCAAGCACAAGTGCATCCGACTTATGCTCTTTAATGTATACGCTCTCCCACTCATCGTGAAGGGATTGAGCCTCCTCGCCGTTACGAAGGATAACTTTGGTAGCAGTCGTAACTTGTTTCTCTGAGAGTGTACGACCCTTCTCAAGCTGACCTAAAATCGATTCAAGAAATCCACGGTCCCACCCTGTACATACTGGACGACTAAGAGCCATTTCAATTTCTTCTTTCATGTTCCCTCCAACACTTATAATATATAGGATACATACTAGAAGGTCAAGAATTATTTGTCAGCTAAATGTCAGTAATCATCAACTTCAGGGGACAGTACGATTGCGTCGATGTATCCGTGTGGAACTTTAACAACTTGACATCGCCAACCACCCCATTTAGGGATTACATCAAATAGTGGAAAGTCGGGACACTGTGTGATTATGGTCTCACTCGGAACATCAACCTCAACAATTACCTCAAGAACAGAACCCCCATCATCAGAACCAGCGACAACTTCGTACCTACCACCGTAGTAATTGGATATTTCAAGTGTCAGGGAGTTGATAGCATTTTGTTTTGATAATTTTTCGCCATCATTAAAAAATATATTAGCCATCTTTTCTCTCACTGATAACTTCAACGAAATCATAATTCGTATCTAAAATAACTAGCTTTGAATCCTTACAATCGAAACAGTGGGCAATAATAGCAGTGCTTTTTTTGCGTGATATATCCAAAACTATACCATATCTGTATATCGGCGAGATCCCCACAACATCAGTTGGTGAAGCTTTAAAAGTGTCGTGATGTGAAACCCACTTAATGAGGTCACCATTTTTTACCCGCATATAGTAACTATTTATTCTTTAATATTTGTCTTTAAAATGGTAACTTTTGATCTAGCAGAAAAGTAATTTACTTTTATGTCAAGCTCGCCTTTAAATATGTTTCTTAGTATTGTAACAGTTGGCTTAATTGATGAGTCATCAAGTCTAATAAAAACCCCAGAATTGCCCGTATTGCACAGTTTAAGCGCATCGCGGTGCGCGGCCTTAATTGACGAGTAAACGCCATACAGGCTATCATTATCGTCAAATAAACAATATATATTAATCTTTGTCATTCAATTATTCTCTGAGAAAGGCAAATCAATTAGATCAGTAATTTGGCAGGCATGTTCAATAAAGCAAATCTGCTCTTCAAGTTCTTTAATTAAGTCGGGGTCATCATTATTTTTAGCAATCTGCAATTGTACAACAAGCTCTTGATGTTGCATCATAGTTTCATAGTATAGTTGAGAGAAGTACAGCGATGTGCCAAAATCATCAACCCTTTTTAGGACATCTGCGAAGGGCCCGCAGGAAAAACCAGTACTTTTCATAACTAAACTCCTTTTAATTGTTTAACCACCACACCCCTTGCATCTTGAGCGGTAGTGTTCTTTGTGTTCATTTGGATCCATATCAATCTTTTTGAAATTATTAATTTTATCTTCAATATATCGGCCTTGTCCAAAGGCTCGAATCATATCATTGCTGCGGTTGAACGCCCCACATAAAACAATTATTTGGCTGGGCTCATAAAGCAAATATTCGCCGGGGAAGACTTTACTACTCTCGTCAATACTAACAAACTTCATTATTGATCCTTAATAGTCATTTTATCATCATACGCTTTCTTTTTTAAATCATTCAAATAGCCGAGCGTGTCATTTCTTCTCAGTATTTTGAACGCAATATTTTCAACTGAGAATTCCTGCTTAGGGCTTTCAAGTCCAGCACGACGCATATTCCTAATCTTCTCTTTTAGTCTATCGATATTTTTCAAAGCTGTGTTATATTTTTTAGCTGTGATTAGGTTAGCAACTATATTAACTTGAAATTCAATATCTTGTGCTTTCATTTTGGCAGAAGGGAAATCAATACTGCTTCTGTATTTTTTTGGTCGTTTAATCCAATCACCTTTTAAAAGAGAATAAACCCCGGATGACTTGTGCGATTCACCTTCATTTTCAACATATATCTCAACGTCATACCCCTTCATTGTAATATCATGGTCATTATTCCACTTCATACGCGCATTGTCAAAAAATGATTTAACAAGATCTATATTTTCATCAACTTCTAAAAAATCAACAATAATATGTAAATCAACATCAGAGTAGTTTGACCAATTGTAGTTAGCAAGTGAACCAGTCAAAGTAATGTCTTTAACGTTAACATCGATGGGCAGCCCATCAATAAAATTCAGTGCTATTTGAATTAATCTCTCGCGAATACGGGGGTTGATTTCTTCACCATCCCATATTTCAGGCTCAAGTGTTTCATTTGTATCGAAAGATGATGCTTCAACTTCCTCGCCCAATGCTCCAAAGCCCGGAGGCGCAGACTTTGATCTAGTGTCGGGCGGTTCTTCATCAAATGGTGCACCGCCTTGTCGTTGTGGGCCAGTCTGGGTGTACTTATTTCGGCCTTTCACATAGCCCTTGCGGACTTTCTTTTGATATGCTTCCACTTCGTGAATTGAGTCTACGAAGTCCTTCCAATTTGTTCCATTCATACTATAATTAGTCTACCAACTACTAATTGCTACTCTTCGCCAAGTATCAGTAGCAATACAAATGTAAATATAATTTTGGTCATAACATATTTCGCCAGCTTCACCAAAAGTATTTGAGCTAGGAATTGTTCTTTGGCTTCTCAATCTGATAGTGTCGCCATCAATGTCAAGTATTTGGCTTGGTGACTTAGTATTAATACCAACCTTATCATTAGCACCATCTACATAAATCATGTGAGTGTTGTTGTCAGACTCAACACGGAAATCCATCAGGGAAGTAGAGCCGTCATTAATCACCACCTCTGGCGATGTAGACCCTTGAATATTTGAAGTGGCTCGTAACCTCAGCCCCTCTCTCAAAGTACCACCATCGCTAATCTCGAACACCATATGCTTATTGCTAGCTCGGTTCACAACCTTTAGGTTATCCGAATCATTGATAAATATTTCTGCCCGGTTCTGTCCACTCTCGGTAAACTTTATCTTAGGTTGTGTCCCATCAAGACTTAAAAGAGAATCAGGGGTTGTCGTTCCGATTCCAACATTAGAGCCGGAGACAACCAAAACAGCGGTTCCAGCAGCCTCAAGAGCGATGTAATCGTCCTCAAAGTCAATCTCGGTGTTTGTGTCATCTTCAAATTGAAGATCTCCAACTTTGCGATTGCCTCTCGAATATTTGTATGTCATAACTTAATTCCTATAAAGGATAATATACATCGGCTGCCATCGCCATATTAGCAATACCATCAAAAATGTGCGGCACGGCATAGTTTGGAGAGGTTGGACCTTGTAAAGAATCTGATATTTTTACCCAAGTTTCAGCATTGTCTGTACTCTTAAAAATGTTTCCACCTCTGGTGCCAACCAACCAAGTAGTGCCATCAGTAGCGGAACAGCGGATTGGTTTGGAGTTTCCACCTGCAAATTGAATGGTGTCCAAATTTGATATTGAGGTTCCGTTTACATCAAGAATTGCAATTCTTGAGGCTTTGTTCACGTTACTGTAAGGTTGAATCATTACCCTTCCATTGTATGCTCGGATAAAATGGGGAACTGCACCCACATCAACAAATGTGCCGGCATTACCAGTAATTACTGTTTCGCTACTCCAAGTAGTAAAGTCTGTGCCAGAACAAGTCCTAACATTGTAGTTTCCACCATTAATATATGAAACAATCCAAGTGTTATTTGATTTATTATAGCCGATACCCACCCCTCTTACCATAGTAAATGGGGTAGATTTTGTGAAGCTCGCACCATCATCGGTGCTCAGATAGAAGCCGTCATCGTGAACAAAAGCCCAAGTTCCAGAACCGTTTGATGCAATTGTGTGGACATCTTCACTAGAATCCCCAGACGGCACTGCAATAGCTTGCCAATTTTGTCCGCCGTCTCTACTTCTATAAACAGCCTGATCATTACTTTGCTCGCCAACAGCCATCCAAGTTCCGGCGGCCGCTCCACCAGAGTCAGCACCCCAGACTACATCAAAAATCTGTACTTGATTACTGTTGGAGCCGGTTACATCTACTAAAGTCCAAGGGTTTACATCTGCAGCACTTGGTGGAGTACCGGCGACGACTTCGACAGCAGAGCCCGACTGGATAGCAAATTCATTAGTGGTGTGACTTACTTGTGCTGCTATATAAATACCATTACCGCTGGCATCTTTACCATATCCTAATGCACGAATACCACGGGCGGTACGACTTTCAACACCCCATATGTTGTAGCCTCCAAGCCAATCATGAGCAGAATTATTAGTTGTGGCGGCTGTTATGGTGTCATTAGACAAATAGTAAAACTTACCTTGATTATCGCCGCTTCGACCAGATGTTACAGACCATCGTGTTGCACCAGTGCTTGGCTCTGTGTAGTCAATAGTTGTCCCTCTAAATTTGTAAGTCATAATTCATTTTCCTTAATCAAGTGGTAAGAATACATCTGCCGCAACACCGCCCATACCACCATTTCCAAAACCAGTTATACCATTGGAAAGTCTAATCCAGTTTGCTGTATTGTCCGTGCTGATCCAAGTGTCTCCATCTCTAGCAGTGATCATCCACACATTCCCATCGGTGAATCCACTACAGAATGTATCGGTAGTGCCCGTTAGTTGTTGGGTATCCATATTCGAGATCGTAGTGCCGTTAACATCGCAAGTCGCAACTCTGGATTTCTTGGAAGTATCTGTTGCTGATACAAACATAACTTTTCCATCGTATGCGACGACTCTCACTCTTCTACCAAAACTTGTGCCGATGTCTGATGAATGTCCCTCTACGGCACCGCCGGTGCCAGTTAGTGCCGTCTCCGCGCTCCAAGTGGTAAAATCCGTCCCAGAGCAAGACCTTGCATTTAGGACACCGCCGTTAGTGTATGAGACTATCCAAGTGTTGTTTGATGCATTGTAAGCAATGCCATTGCCTCTGACCATTGTAAACGGTGTTGATTTTGTAAAGCTTGCACCATCATCAGTGCTGAGGTAAAAACCGTCGTCGTGAACGAATGCCCAAGTGCCTGAGCCGTTTGATGCGATTTGGGGAATGTACTCGCCCGTATCGCCATTTGGCACTGCTACGGCCGACCAGTTTACTCCACCGTCAGTGCTTCTATACACACGTGAGTGAGCGCCTGTACCAACTGCCATCCAAACACCTGCGGTAGCGCCGCTAGAGTGGGCTGCCCAGAGCACATCGACAATTACAGCGATACCTCCCGTAGTGCTGATATTGATAGTCGTCCAATTAGCAGTGCTGGTGACATCGGTGCCGCTGCGGGCAAGCTCTTTGTTTCCATCGTTCGCGGCTGCAATGTAAATACCATCGCCATTTGAGTCTTTTCCATAGCCCAGAGCGAAAACATTTTCTTCGCTGCCAAAAGGTGTATAACTACCACTCCAGCTATTAACAGTGCCAGTACTATGTCCACTTACTGTATCGTTATCAAGATACCAAAATCTACCGCCGTTGCTACCGCCGCCAATTACAGACCATCGTGTAGCCCCAGCGCTGGGCTCCGTATAATCAATTGTTGTTCCTCTGAACTTGTAAGTCATTCTCACTATCTCCTTTGTGTATATTAAATAGTTTGCTCTGTCTCAGATTCCGCAGAATTCTTAACTATTGAACCATCGGCTTTATGAACAATTTGTTCGCCATCTTCAAATGTAATAATTGTATTGTTTGTCGGATGAGAACTAACGTGAATTTTAATAAAATCATCGAATGCATCAAAGAAAGCAATTGATCCCCTAGGGGCTGGCGTTAGCCAGTGTATAACCGTATGACCGGTGGCAAATGTTGCACCTTCTATCACAACACCTTCACCCGATATGCCTGTCTCGTCATTCTGCCGGCAGACTGTAAAGGTGCGGATGCCCTGCGGTGCTCGTTTAGATGGCTTCTTAGGTTTTAAATCTTCGGCTACGGTCGAAATCTCATCTTCGTCTCTGATTTCATCGGTGCTCATCATTATCCTCAGTTGTGGTTTGTTTGGAAAGTTTTTCTGTATCAATCCTTTCATTTATCATTGCCTTAAATATTTTAATACTGTTTTGGATTTCATTAACCTTAGTGTCCAAACTCTCAAGCTTATCAATCATAGTTGTATAGAAACATGGTATCTTATTTTCCGACATTTGTTAATTCCTTTTTAGTAATCACAGACCAATCGACTTTGTATATAGGTACGACAATCATTACATTTTCTAAAATCGCTGTTCCAAATTCGTTTTGTCCTACATCAATAGCCAGAATATAGCCCATTAATTTTCCTGATTGATCAAAAACACCAGAACCAGATGAGCCTGACCAAGCATACGATTGTATGTAAATTAGACCTTGAGAATCAAAACCCATTATATTACCAGCGACAGTCAGGGGACCAATTGAATTTGGGTATCCTGTATATACAATTTTATTTAATAATGTTAATGACTTACTCCACCCATTATTGTTCTTTACGAAGTCTTTAGGATAAGTTAAAGGCTTTCTATTGGTTACATAATCCACCTCTAATATAGCATAATCGTTTTGCTTGTCAATGACAATTTCATCAAAGCAATCAAAAAGCTCGCCATCGGACTCAATTTGTATTGTTTCGCAACCACCAAGTAAGCCGTGTGAAGTAGTGATAACATAATTTGTATTATCATAAACAAAAAATGTTCCGCTAGAAGTGGATATCATACCGCCATCGATATCAAGCGACATCACTCTAACTGAACTGGTTCGTGATTTTTTAATTGATTTTACACTATTGACATTTCTAGCATCAGAAATTTTCGATATTGTACTTAAGTCACGAACTGGCAACTGATTACTAACATATTGTCCATATACAACAAGATGAGTTAAGAATGCAGCGATAGTAGCAATTACAAAACAACCTAATACATTCTTTAACATACTACTCATAATTAAACTTGCGCCTGATAACTAAAAAATACTGGCACTTCATCAAGACCAGATTTCTTAGCGAACCAAACAATATCTTCATTGCCTGTTATTTTTGCACGACCATTTTTACCAATCGAGAAGTAAACAGGATTTTGTGCACCATATTCAATAAAGTTTTGATACATACCATCAAATGCATCTTTAGGCGCTCTAAATTCCCTACCGATATATGGCAATAACTCCTCTACTGGTACCATAACATGATACGAACTGTCATTAGTATTCATTGGCCGGTCATAACCCATCACTCCGCCTTCAACCCAATCGTCGATGACTTGCTGAAGCATTTTGCGAGGCGTTGGCATAGGTGCAGCTTGAGGCATTCTAGCAAATCCAAGACCTGTCGCAACACCACCAAAATTTGATATACCACCACCAGTGGCGGCGCCTGCTCCATACTCTTTAAGAGTCTTAGGCTTATCTGCGAGTTCAGCCTTACCAATGCGAAGTATGCGAAGCCCTTTAATTTTCATAAGGCCCGGAATCAAAACATTTTTACGATATTCTTCTCTTGAAACACTGCCCAACAATTCAAACTTGATTTGATATGTTGCAACTTGACTTGTACCAACATCTCGGCTATCCCCGATTGCCCTGACAGTGGTAACACCTTCAATACCTCTAATCTCTGTTTGTGTTTGCTGTACTTCTCCACCAACATTTTTTTGTATTGATAGATCAGCCCTAATTGAATAAATTCTTAAATCATAGTTTGGATCTCTTTCATTCAGCAGCCTATCAATCCTGTTAATCTGATCCTCAACTGATTCGCTCATAGGCTTACCAGTCGCTCTGTGTTCTAATTTTCTCACAAGATAATCAAATCGCTTGGGCTTGCCATCTTCATCGATTGAAGTTATATCGGTGCTGAACATATTAAAGTTTCCGCGAGCCATTGGAACAAGGAATCTCGTAACCAATACATACCTTTCATACTCACTCATATTTGCATAGTTGCTCTCAAACCAATCCAACATCAACGGTCCTCGCTCCCGTATGAGTTCCGCAATTCGATTCGATAAAGGGATGAATGCACCCGGGGCTCGGTCCAACACCATTTGCATTTGAGACTTCGATTTGTTAATGAGGGCTTGCACATCTTGATTACTCGTCACTCGACTTTTTCTTAGCTCAAGCTTCTTGATAAACTCGTCAACATAAAACTTGATTGTCTCGTTGGCTGCTTTGACAACCAGTTGTGGGTTCTCGTTCAAGTAGGAAGCGATGTCTTTAATGACTCCCACTTCATCAGCACCTGACTTCGGACCAACTCGCATACGATACAGCCAAGCGATTCTAAATGTTGGAAACTCTTCAGGGCTGGATACATCGTATTTAACCGATGGCAACACCACAAAGTCAGTGTCATCTGCGAGCAACTTAGCAGCCTCTTGAGGTTTTACATAATCTGGACCAAAGTCAAAATCTTGTTGTCCTTTTGCTTTTGTTGCCATTGCTTCTCTGACGGCATTGTTAAGTTTGGCGGCGAATGCATTCGCAATTGATGGATCCATAATGCCCTGCATATTTGCATAGCCGTATCGTTTACCATACCCAAATATCTCTATCAAGATTTGCATAGGGTCTGATGTTCCGCCAACAACATTTCCTGTTCCCATAGCATACAAAAAAGTAGATGTTGGTAATTTTTGCGGGTAGTAATGGAGTGGCTGTCTATCGTCTGCGAGCCAATCAAACTCAAGACCGCCGCCCATATCTTTAACATGCCACTTGTCAAGATCAGTTAAGTTAATTAAGTCTTGCTTGTCTCTATCATATCTTGTCTTCTCGATGTAATCTTCTGCGGCGAGTGCTTGCCTGATAGTTTCGATAGACTCAGGTGCGACATCACTTTCAAATTCAAGCATAGAGTCAGCCCAGTCATCATACTCTCTGACCTCGCCGTCTTCGTCAGCATAGGTTGTTTCATAATTCATTAATCGAACACGAAGGTGTGCAGTTGCTGGGTAACTTGGATCAAAGTCTTCGTCATCTGGCTGGGCTGCCACAAGCATTACTACGTCATATTCATAATCGGCTTGGTCGCCGGGGAGTTCATTAGCCATATCGTCTAGCCCAATCTCAGACGCGAAGCGGGATCGTTCGGAATATGAACCACCGGGGATATCCTCAAGTTCTAGTGGCTCATCAGAATCAGGTCCAGCCATTGGTCTAAACATTCCGTCCCTGCTTTCAACACCGGGCCAACCGAGATTAATTGTAAACTCATAATCTGCGGACATATTCACATACACGGTGTCGCCGCCATCATAAGTTTCTGGTATATCATAACCTATGGATGCTCTTTCAAGTTCATCACGGTTATCGTAGAATCTGTCATCTACATTCCGACAGTATTCTTCGGCTGCTTCGGCGGTCGCTTCCGGTCCTGCCGTGGTTCTGGCACCGGTCTGACTAGCCAAATATTGCACCATCTCTCGAAGACCTTCTTCATCTTGCGAGTGTTGGCCAGTTTCACGGATCTCTTCTATGCCCATATTTTCAACAAACCAAACAATGTGATCCCAAGTTTCCTCTGGTGGTGCCAAGTTTTCTCTGCCTTTGATTTGGTAGATAACATTATCACCGGCTGCGATTGTCACATAAGATGATGGGTCTCTTCTTTTTGATTGTTGCTTGCGAAGCGAATACAAAGAACCTTCTGGTGTATCGCCACAGTGTCCCATACGACTTGCTTCTATTGAACAGTTGGATGTCTGCAAGTCATACCAATACGAGCCGTCATCAAACTCGTGTAAAACTTGCTCAGGGTTTTCTCTATCTAGGAAGTATTGCTGTGCGTAAGCGTTTGCTTCGCGGAGGCTGTCCTGATCTTTGATGAGTTCATAATTGGTCGGGTCATCATTAAGAAATGCGATCAATTGATCGTATCGATTCCACCACATATCAAAGTTATCTTGGTAGAAGTTGGCAAGGTATTCTTTTGTGCTCTCGACTTTTTCGCTTGGGATGCCTGCTTTGCTTAGTGCCTTGATGCCCTTCATAAATGCTTTCCGCCAAGTTCCCATTGGCTTACCGACTGCATTACGGAGATTGATAAGGACAAAACTAACTTGTTCAGATTGCTTGATTCTCTCGTCATCGTATGCCACTCGCGGAGCATTAGTGCCCTTGTTTATATCAAACGGCTCTACCGTTCTCGCCACAGGGTCAGCCATTCTTTTTGTAGGATCTTCTAACTGAACATAATCGCCATAATCATCGATCAACTTGGTGACCAATACATACTTTAAATTGTTTGGTGTAAAGGCGCCTCGCATAGAGCCAACTGATTTCTTCCAGTTGTTGCCAATGTACATCTTTGCTTTCTCGGATGCATTTGGCATTGCCTCTTCAATCCGATCAATAACAAACTCAGGCAAACCGATGTCTCGTATGCCCTCCGTCAATACTTCTTCGCGAAGATACTCAAACCAATTGCCTGTAGAAATATCCATTTATTTTAACTCCAACAATATAAATAGTTGTTTTTGACAGTATCTACGAAAAAGGCTCTGTCTTTAATAGTTCTGCTGTATCTTCCCAGGTTTCTACCTCATAAGCGGCGCCATTTCGATGCTGACGCAATACCTCAGCCAAGGAGTGGTCATTACCTGGGAAAGGAATTCTATCGCCTACAAAGTGAATCTGATTGTATTCCAAAGCCTCAACAAAAAAACGTGGAATAACCTGTGACTTATCATTGCCCTTATTAAAAATATCCATTGAGACGGCACCACCAATAACAAAGTCAAGTTCAGGATACTTTTTACGAAGTTTGTTAACTATTCTGGCCCTTTCTTTATTTTCAATATCGTACTTTTCGTAATCCATTCGCTGCTTTTTGGTAGCGTTTCTGCCAACAATTGAAAAGTTAATCATACCAGTTCTCAAATCATGATGTTTCCCTGTCTTTGTGTGATAATTGGACTTTGCGACGTAAGAATTCAATGATCTATAAAGGTTTTTAGGTGCAATAAATTTATTTTCATAGACAATATCCCATTCGTGCATACCTGAATTATTAATTTGTTCACGTCTCTGATAAAAAACATTACCCATACAAGCGAATACACCCTGAGTAGAGTTAATAATATCAGTGCCAAGTTGATCAATTAGCCTTACAAATGAACCACCGGATACGATATAAACCTCTTTGTCATCCATCCAATGCAAAAATGTTTTTTTAAATTTATCGTCTATCTTCGACTTAGCAGGTGTTAAAGTTCCGTCAACGTCAAACAAATAAATACTACCCATATCTCATCTCCAAAATAATTGCACTGCCACAATAAGTGCGGAAAGTAATACGCACACCATAGTTTTTAATGTGAACATACTTTCATTTAGGTAATACCAAGTCAATATAGGAAATGTGAGGTAAGACATACAAAAAATCAAAAATCTAGGACCCCAGACTTCACCCCACTCTTCATAACAAAGCTTGATACCGTACCAAAAACAGATACCTGTCGGTACAGAAAATAATACTGCGGCTAAAAGTGGCTTGTCTTTCCACCAGTCCCACACGAATTGCGAGTTTAGCTGAAACCAGCCAAGTGTTTGGCCAAGTGCAAATAGGAAACACGCAAATAAAATATTAAAAGTTGGCAATCAGAACCTCCTCAGCAAACTTTGTTGCCTCTGTATTTCTACCCCATTTGTCAATAATTTTGACATTATAATCTTTGTACAAGTTTAGCGCTTGTTTGGAGTAATTGTATAATATAATAACCTTTTTGTCCGTGTTGTCAATAAATTTTTTTAAATCTTTATGTATTACTCTGGTCTGCTCAAAACCAAGATTTTTACCATCTTCTAAAAAATTGAATGAAAAATTTCTGACCGGCAAAAAAACATAGTCACATCTATTTTGAATCTTGTTTATGGAATTAATAAAATTATCATCTTTGTCAAATACAACATGTAAATTTTCATTTTGATATGATTTAAGCTTAATCAGTTTTCTGCTAAAGTCCACATTATCTAATAGCTTACCAGAAGATACGTACCCCAAGTCAGAACTATGGTTCAATAAATAAAACATAGCAGATCTAATAAATGGATCATGATATTTTGGCCACTCTTTCTGCAACACATCAAAAATATTTTCACTTTCTATGGGGCAGAAATGTTTTACAATCTCTGACAGTCTGTTAGCATCGTGCTGTAGGCACTCCCAAAACTCGTAGTTCACGTATTTATTGGTGTGAGCAACGACAAATCTTTTGTCTCCAGCCAACTGGGACTCTATATTCCCATCATACAATAGGAAAGAATGCACGACTGAGCCAACAGGTATTATTTTTTTTAGTGTTGAGAGCGATTTACTATCACTAATCGGAGACTTCAGAGGATTGTTCATCGCTCATTCTCTCAGAAAATGCTTTAAGCTTTTGCTCAATATTATTAAACGTATCCGCATTCGGGGCGAATGGATTAACTTGGTGCTCAGGTTCTTGTTGCACAGCCTGTCGAGGCTCCTCAACATTCATCCTAATATAGCCCGTCACGATCTTGGTTATGTCATCAAGGATATGATCGGCACGAGAGAGAGAAAGTCTCAGTTCATTAATCTGTTTTATGCCCTCGACAGAAATGACATCTGCGACAAGTTCATTGTATAATTCACCAGTGACTTCGTTTTCAGCGCCAAACTTTTCAACCAGCCTTTCAACCTCACTAGGTAACTCATCTAAATCAATTGAAAATTGTATATTTACTCTTTGTGACACTTTAACCTCTCAAAATTGTTTTTGTTTGTTGTAATTTTTCTTCTACTAATTGCGGTGAGCCAACTACAATAATTTCAGTGCCAGTTTGACCACGATTAATGGTCAGCTTGGTAAACTGGTGATTACTATCCATACCGGGTAACAACGAATTACTTTCGTTTAATTGTCCAAGGCGTGAGTCTTCACGTATCATTACTACGTGCTCAGGGTTGACAAAAATATCACGCAGGGAATACTCTTGTTTTGAAGAGGTAAGAGTATTTCTTTGACAAACCTCTGTCAGCTTAACTAACATATTCATTCTCCATTGGATATACATCCCTTCTTTTTAAATTCCATTCTGCACCATTAGCATAAACAAGATAAACAGTGTTAGTGCCTCCCAAATAAACACCAACGATGGGTCTATCAGTTGTTCGATGTCTCATACCACTACCGGCATCTGACCACAATTGTACGCCCTGCGGAATATGAATTAAATCTCCTTGATTCATACATCGGCCCCAGTTTGAACAATTCCGTAGTTTGTTGTTATCAGTGTTCCGGCGCAACTAGCGGCATTTTGCAGGGCAGTACGTGTAACCTTCACGGGATCAATGACACCATCACTTGTTAAATCTGTTAGTTGGTTACTCCTAAAGTTCCAGCCCATATTAGTATCAGAATCCAAAACTTCTTGTACAATAATGTCAGGAGACAAGCCAGCGTTTTCAGCCATCTGTCTAATGGGTGCATAACAGGCATTCTTAACAATGACAGCGCCATTAATCTGCTCATGGTGGCCATCTTCAGTGGCAATAACCATCTTTTGACAAGCACGTAATAACGCTGTCCCGCCACCGGGCACTACACCCTCATCTTGTGCGGCTTTTACAGCCTCTAGTGCATCCTCAATCCTGTGCTTTTTCTCGGTCATTTCAACTTCTGTTGCTCCACCAACACGGATGACAGCTACGCCGGATGCAAGTCGTGTAATTCTATTTTGTATCATTCTGCAAGCGTCAAGAGAGTCGGTATCTTCCATAATTGCTTTTAACGAGTCAATTTTACTTTCGATAACTTCAACATTGGCATTGCCACCAACAAAGATAGTACTATTTTTACTTGACTCAACAAATTTAGAAGTCCCAAAATCAATCATCTTGGTATCTTGCAATTTCTTGCCGCTCTCCTTTGATACAAATGTTGCACCTACAGATAATGCCAAATCAGACAATGTGTTTCTACGCTCCTCTCCGTATCCGGGGGCTTTGATGGCAGCTACCTTCATCGTACCTCGCATAGCATTCATAATTAACGCTGCTAATGCTTGGCCTTCAATGTCTTCAGAAACAATAATCAATGGGCGACCTTCGCGCGCTGCAGTCTCAAGCACAGGCAGGATTTGATCAACCGAAGTAATTCGATAATCGGTTACCAATATCATAGGATCATCGTGATGCATTACAGCCCTGCGATCATCTGTAACAAAAGCAGAGGCACAATACCCAGAATTAAAACTAAAGCCCTCTGTGATATCGAGGGAGGTGTCAATAGAATTTGATTCCTCAATTGTAATTGAGCCATCATGGCCAACCCGGTCAAAAGCCATTGCAATGAGTTTTCCAATGGACGCATCATTGTTGGCCGATATAGTGGCAATGTGCTCAACATCTTCAAGACTATTAATCGGTATCGCCATATCTTTCAGATTTAAGACAACTTGTTTAACAGAGGCCTCAATGCCGCGTTGTAGCTCAATTGGTGAAACCCCAGACGCAATAAATTTCTGTGCTTCTGTTAAAATAGAGCGAGCCAACACGGTTGATGTAGTGGTGCCATCTCCAGCACCGTTGTTAGTTTCAATAGCTGCTTGTCGAATGATTTGAGCACCAGCGTTTTCAAATGGATCATCAAGAGAAACAAACGCGGCAACAGTAACACCGTCCTTGGTAATAAATGGATTCTTGCCTTTTTCTTGTAGCAGAACATTTCGGCCGCGAGGGCCGAGTGTAGAGGCAACGTTGTCTGCTAGAACATTGGCTCCTGTTATAATCTTTTGTTGTAATGATTGATTGTCGTCATATGCTCGACTCATTAATACCTCTCAGTTGTGTAAATATTATATATCATTAAAAGAAAAATGTCAATTTATTTATTGGGTGTCTCTAACTTTTTCTGTCTTTGTTTCGATATTTTGTGCGTCACCAATCGCGCTAGTTGCTTTTTCCGTATCTGCTAAACCACTAGCAAAGAACCCGTTCAAGTTATCAGAAAGCTCCCTAAGAGACTCAAAGATAGCAAATACTTCAGAATTAAGTAAAGATGTAGTTTGAGCTAACATTTGTTGAATTGCTGCAGCACCAACTTCAAGGGTTGCCATAGGCTTAGCTAGATTCAATACTTCTGACCTGTTAAGAGAAAACTGCATTTCATTCAAATAGCCATTTGATTTTAACAATGCTTGCTTTTGAGCTTCTTTATTGCCTTTAATACCATTATAATATTCAATACTTCTCTCGGCGGCCGCATTAATGTTTGCAGCCTCTGCGGACCTTTCCTTACCTTTGCTGCCTTTTGTTACACGATAACTTGACAAAGATGGAAGGATTTGTGCAATTTTTTCCTTTCGTCCAGCGCGAAGTTCTCCAACTTGTTCTGAAGCTTTGTCTAGCGCAGAATAGATAGCTAACACAACCTGCCCCAACTCCTGTGCGTTCTCAAGCGCTGGAATACCTCTGAGAACTTGCTCCATATTCTCTCGATTGGATTTCTTTCTTTTGTCAGCATAGCGTCGAACAGGGGTGGATGAACTTGCAATCGAAAACATTTCATCAGTACCATATTGGAAATAGGGACTTGAAACAATGGCATTAACAATTTGATCATTATTAATTAAATCATTGAGGTTTTGAACAAAAAGCTCTTGAACCATATCTGTCGTTACCCTAATCCGCTCAGGTGCCTCAACATCAGATAGTTCGTTGCCCTCAAGTGGCAGGATAATACATGCTGCGGATGCTGGTTTCGATTCACCAATAATATCCATAATGTTATCAAGAGTGAAATCAAACTGATAGAAAGTTAGGTTTCCTGTTAAGTTTTCCGCTTCTCCTTTAAGATTTTTCATAACGACAAGATATGTCATTCTATTGTCTTTAGAATCGTTTAATAAATCGCCGACAAGATCAACAAAACTACCTCCAACCTCTACGCTCTTTTCATTATAAAGTTTAAGACTGATAGGCTCACCATCTGTACCGCCAGCATAGAAATCTGCAATTGTTCCCGTATTGGCAGGCACCTGAACACCATCTAATAGTGTTGCTAGGAAAGATTCAAAACTGAAACCGGCTGATGATGCGTTGAAATTAGCAATGATTTTTGTCAGCGTTTTATAGAAAACAAGCATTGATACAGCCTGTTGGACCTTAGCAGATCTTGTTTTCGCAGATTGAAGATATTGTTCGGGATTGTTATAAAAATTTGATAGTTTACTAAGTTGTTCAGGCAACGAATTAAGTCCGCGGACAGAATCTGCACCAAGTATGTTCTCTAAATAACTCTCAAGAAGCTGACGTTCGCGACCCTTAACTGGCGCGCCTCCACCATCGGGAGTGCGTACATCAGACCAGCCTAATTCTGAAACTTCGATTTCAGGGATCATAGAAAGTTTAAACGTTAAATCTCGTGATTTCTTTTCGGACACAATAGCTTTATCGTAAATCACTTTGGTAACACTATCAATGATCTGTTCCAATTCATTTAATGGTGAGGCTTCTTTTGTGTTTTCTCGAACCTCGATAAACATATCTTTTAAATAATTTGACACTTCATACTCCTTATACAATAATGTCTGCGATCCCTAGTTCTACCGCTTCTTCTGCAGATAAATAGACATTTACTTTCTTCTCCAGAAGCTTCTTTAAATCTTTCTTTGTCAAGTTGGTCTCTGCTATGAGGGCGTCACTGTACATTTTTTGTATCTGCTCGATGGCATCCATTTCATTTATAAGATTGTGAAGTGGGCCATGGCTACCACCAATAACAGAGTGAACCATTACTCTACAGTTTTTACCAATACAACGCTTTCCTTTGGTGCCGGCAGCTAATAACAAGACGCCTGCTGACATAACCTTGCCCAAACCAATAGTTTGAATTGGGGTGCGCTCTCTTATTACACGCATTATATCATACATCCCAAACATATCATCAGCGGAGCCACCATACGTTGAGATATAAAATTCTACTGGTCTATTTTCGTCAGTGATTCTGTTAATCTCGTCGAGATATATCAGCGCGTGTATCAACTCAGCTATTTTGTCGTCTGAAACATCAGAGAACAAACCTATCACTCGCAAGTCCGGTTGCGGAGGAGAAGCAAGTAGTTTTTCAAGTTCACTTTCTAAAAGTTTCTTTTCTTTGTCACTAACCTTTTTACCACCTGCAATCCTATCCAATATTCTATTAATCATTATCTATTCTCCAAAATTTATATGCCTCTTCTTGATGGAGAACAAGGTATTGCATTGCAGAATCCCAATCATCAAATCCTATGATATCTCTAAATGTTTGAGGTGTGTTATTAATTAACCACATTACACTCTTACTTTTAAAACTTTTTCTTTCGTCTTCTACGCCTCTTTTAAACCTATCAATAACAATTTGATCACTCTCAGAATCTTTAAGATTTGTGAGCATTACTTCTTCTGCAATTTTATAATTTTCCATTGCTTTTGCCATCATCAATAAGTAGATGACTCTACCTGATTTCATTAATTTAAGTGAAACCCTCGTTGACTTAAAAAAATAAAACGTTTGACATGTGACATATCCAAACAAAAAAACTAGCGCATATAACCAAAATGGATCCACAATACCCCCGAAAAAAATAACCACTAGCATTGCTGCTAATGGTTATTATAATGACTCACAACAGTTTTGTCAACTATTTTGATGTTAATCTGTTTAAAATTCTTTCTGCGAGTTGATCAATCATCTCTGCATTTTCGTTTTTTGCCTGAAGTCTCTCAGCAACTCGACGTGCGATTTCATTGACAACTTCTTCTTCATTGATATCATCATCGTGTTCTTCTTCCATCATAGGATCATCGTCACCGTCATCCATCGCATCTACCGCGGCGTCCATTTCCATACCACCGGGCTCATCCTCACGATCCATATCCATTTCAGCATCGTCATCCATATCAACCTCAACTTCATCATCTAAAACGTCTTCGAGGGCAGATTCAAGCGCTCCCATAAAGTCATCGATAGACACCATCTTGGCACCGCCAGCAGGGGCGTCCATTTTCATATCCATGTCCATATCCATTTTTGGGGCATCATCGTCATCATCGCCCATATCCATATCCATTTCTTCGGAAGTTACACCAGCTTCGCCGGCAGGATCATCGTCTTGAACGTTTTCACCCTCTTCCATAGTATCGTCTTCATCTTGACCATACATTTCTCTAATTTTATCATCACCGATGGGTCTAAGTTCAGCAAGCTTCATAAAGCTACGAAGTTCAGCCTCGGTTAAAAGTGTTTTGCGAGCCATTATATTTCTCCTTTAAAATGTGTAAATTTACAATTTTGGCATCAAAATAAGTCAGTAATAAATAGTCCTGTATTTTACAAAAACTAATAAAATTACCATTCTACGCCTAAGCGGCGTAACTTCATAAGAGCTTTTTGCTCTATTTGTTTAACTCTGGCAAACGAAATTGACAGTCGCTCACCTATTTCTCTAAGGGTCATTGAGTCGTTTTCATTGATTGAAATGAGCGTACAATTTTTCTCATCTGGGTAATCAATCCACATTCTACAACTTTCCACAGGACAACTAGTATTAAGTTCTATACATTTTCTGGAACATGGTCTGAGACCATCAAAGTTTTTCATAGCTCTGGGTGTTCCTCTGCAATTAAATCAAAAATATCTTGAATCTGCTCATCGGAAAAGCCTGAGTCATTTAGAAGTTTTTGCCCAGATTTACGCAACCTATTCGATTTATCTTTTCTCTTTATAGATTGATCTTTAATATCATCAAAAAAACTGACTATTCTATCATCTTGTTCAATGTAACCTGTGATTAAACTACGAAAAAACTGTGCTTGTTTCATACCGTCGGTACGTAAACGCACCAACAGTTGGGCATGCCGATGATCCGTATCAGTAAAAACAATACGCTTATCGTTTCTACCGTATTTTGGCTCGTCGCTCACCACTTTCTCCCTAATATATGCGTTCTGCTCTCGCCCATTCCGGCCGGCGTCTGCTTGATTAGTTCTGCTACTGACTGAAACTCTGTGAGCGTTCTAGCACCACTGTATGAGAAGCCAGAACGAATACCACGTTCTAAGTCTTGAAGAATCTTGACAACCGATCCTCTATATGGAACCCTTGCAGAAACACCCTCAAATGAAGAATAATTACCTCGCCAGCTAACTTGTGCCTCTTTTGAGGCCATACCTCGATAAGTTTTCCATCTAGAGCCATTCAAGTCTTCCTGAATCTTACCGGGACTTTCATCTGTTCCTGCCAAAAGAGAGCCGCACATAACCGCGTCAGCGCCACAGGCGAAAGCTTTTACAATATCACCAGAGTTTCTAATTCCACCATCAGCGATAATTGTCACATTTCGGTCGGTTTGCGAGCAATCTAAGATGGTTTGCAGGCCCGGGACACCATGGCCCGTCTGTACCCTAGTCGAACAAATAGAACCACCACCAATGTTGCAACGAATAGAGTCAGCACCCCAATCTGCTAGATCGTTGATCCCCTCTAGTGTAGCAACATTACCAGCCATGATATGAACATTACTGCCAGCCGCTTGTCGAATTTTTGTAATAGCCTCCTTCATTAAAATATGGTGGCCGTGAGCAACATCAACACATAAAAATGTTGCACCCGCATCAATTAGCGCTGTCGCTCTTTCAACGAAGTCTCCTGAAATACCGACTGCTGCACCAATGTCAATAGACATATTATACTTTGTCTTTGCAATCTCGCAGGCCATAGATACCATACGGCATTGATTCTCGGCGCTGTTATACCTGTGAATGATAGCGGCGCCGCCAAGACGACCCAGAGAGACAGCCATAGCTGTCTCAGAAATAGTATCCATAGGTGAGGCCAGAACAGGCAGATTCAAGACCAAGCCGTTGCCTAGATCGGTTGTAGTACTGACCTCGGACCTGCTACGAATATCAGAATATTGTGGTACCAAAAGAACATCATCATATGATAACATTTCTCTGGAATTTGTAAGTGGCATCATTTCATCTCCGTTATAAATTGTTTTATATCCCTAGAGCGATACCAAGTTTGCTCATTGGGCTTATCTGGATCTTTTAAAATCCGAACTTTAGGACTTACGTCTTCTGTATAAGTTTTCACTAGGGATATCGTTGGTACGCCATTGAACTTTAATTGCTTTTCAATGTCGGGATAGTTGTCAACATTAAAAGCAAAAAAATGGATGTCAGAAAATTGATCATTATTCGATATATCTTCATAATAATCTTTCAAGTTATGACACAAATGACAACCATTAGAATAAAACTTAATCACACAGGTAGCATCTTCCTTGACTTCTCCGCCTAATATCTTTTTAAGGCCCTCGGTCGATAGTCTCGTTACGCTCACTTATCACCTCCCTCGTTTTTTCAATACAATCAGGACAAAACAGTCTTACAACTTCTTGCTTCACAACGACACTCCAAGATTTTACCATCTCTTTGTCTTTCTTGTCAAACTCTTTCTCACAAGCATTACAAGATTGAGGTAGTTGGCCAAATAGTGCGACCTTGTTAGCCATTGCATCTGTGGCCTTTTTACCTGCATGCTTTTTCATTGCTCTACGTTGCTGGCGATTCACTTCTTACCCTTTTTCTTTTTCTGGTGAGCTTGTGAATTTCTGAATGTTTTTGACTCTTTTTCAAGATATTCTTCAGTAATAAAACCTTCATTTTTTTCTTCAGGAATCTGCTCCTCTTCGGGCTCTTCTTCCGGTTCTTCTTCAACTGCAGCAGAATCAATAATGTCTTGCTTGTAGCCCCTCAAAGTGAGCAGGGCGCCTTCATATTGAGCCAATTTCATACTAAGCTGGGCAACCTTATCTACGTCGCCTTCCTGTTGCTCTCGTCTGTATATATCTTTTATCATTCCATAGGTCTCAATCACAAACGATTGAAGTCTAAGTATAGATGCATTTAATCCTTCTTCAGTCATAATAATCTCCTATCTGTTAATGCCTTCGACTCTCCACGGCCCAGACTTGCCATTGAATACTACAACGGCAGATGGAAATGGTGCGGAGTTGTCGCTATCACCGAATTTAAGTCTACCTCTAACAAAATAAATCTCTGATGCCTTCATTACATAGTTATGCCAATACTTTGTATCTGTACGTGCTGGAATAAGCATCACAACTTTAGTGTCAGGCTCTAACGCTGACTCGTAAGCTTTCTTAATCCACTTATCAATACCTCGCCCATATGGTGGGTTTACAAAAACATTGTTACCAGTCCAATCTTTATCAAGACCATTCTCTTCTTCAGTAAAGTACTTATCACATTTAGCGTTACTGTGACTAGCACAAGGGTCAAGATCAAAAGGGCCAAATCTCCAATCCAATTTTAAAAAGAAATCGTGTGGTGTTGCCCAGTTACCTGTTTTTGAACTAAACATAACAACTTGTGTATTCTTATCCATTTTTTATTCTCTCCATAGATTTAATATAATATGTTTCATCCATCTCGCAACCAATAAAGTTACGATTATTTCTCATCGCAGCAATTGCAGTGGTGGCAGAGCCGGCAAAGCAATCTAATACAGTATCACCCTCATTCGAGTGTTTCTTGATCAAATCCTCGAACAGTGGTAGACTTTTCTGTGTAGGGTGAAAGCGATCTTTACCGCCCTGCAATGGGTATTCGTATACCCCCTTGTCATACTTACTATTGAATGTGGGCTTAGATTTTTTAATGCCGAGTAACGCAATCTCTCTACAGTTTGTAAGATAATTAACTTTGCTGTTGATCGGTTGCGGGTTTGTTTTCAACCACTCAATCATTCTTATTTGCTTAAACTTCTCGCCCTCAAGCATGTCCTTGAGGTTGGTAATCTTCCACAAATCAAAAAACATAATACACGTGCCACCGGGACGAAGAATGCGATAAAAATGCTTTACAAATAGCTCAAGCTGCTCCATCGTAAATTCTGAATCCCATTTACCGTAGTTGGTTTTAACAGCATATTTTTTACCATAGATGCTACCATACTTAAGAAAGTCTGCTTTCATTTTCTTCAAGGCATTTGGACGCTTTAATACATCAACATTTGAGTTTTCAAACCACTGATTCCATTGTTCAGTGGTCTTATACTCATTCCAATCCTTCTCAGTCATTACATTGACGGAGCCAGATGTATCTTGTTTAGCGATATGATTAACCCACTTGTCCATACCTGAATCACGCGATGTGATATAAGGCGGGTCTGTCAAGATTAGATCTACAGAGTTATCGGGTATATCCGACAGAAACTGTAGACCTTCTTGATGTTTAAAGACTATACTGTTCATGGTGTGGTTTTAAGTTGGTACATATTTTCTTTGTTTGTGCCACTCTTAATTTGTGGCGCAAAGTATACATTAATGTTCCAGCCATAATGCTTAGATACTTTCTTTGCCCAATCAAGAACCTTTTGTCTTTCAGCTTTTAGCTTAGCATCATTCTTGCCAGCCATATTACCCACACAATATATTAATGTATAAGTGATGTTTAAATTATCCATAGCCTTAGACGCGATGAAACCAATAACATTTGGATTTGTATGACTCAAGTTCATAAAAGGGAAGACTGCCTCGCCGCTTGAGATCTCGCCCACCTTTGTGCCTGAAAAGTTATGCAGTGTCTTGTACATTTCAAAAAGCTGCTTCTTAGTGTATGTTTCATATCGCACACCAATGTGTCCTTTAAGGGAACCCTCAATAGAGCGAACCCACCAATCTTTTTCCTTTCCAGCGTTGGGCAGTTTCTTCCGATAAATATCTACAGCCTGTTCGATATATTTGTCTTCGTTTCCAGTGTAGGCAAATCCAACCTTTAAAGTCATCGCCCCAGACGATTGCTGACGACAAAGATAATCTTTAATATCTTGTGAAGCGTTAGGTGAGCTTTTAGGGTGATCGTTAAATTGCAACTGCAGATCTTCCCACTCATCAGGAGTAGGAGTAAGCTGAGTATCATGATACCAGCTAACCCATAAATGTGTTCCGGCAGCCTCTGCGGCTAAAGCTCGTGTATTTCCATCTTTTAGCTCATATTCTCCACCCGGCAGCTTGCGGACTGATGCAGGAGGAAATGCTTTAGGACCATCTTGTCGAAAGGTGGCCGTATAAGCAGGAATTTTACTCGTCATATGACCAGCAGATCTAATTTGTGATTTGCTTTTACTATACTTTAGTGAACTTGTGGGTACAAGTTGTGTGTATAGGATGTCAAAATTAGAAATCTTACCTTTAAGATCATCGTAAATTTGTTCTCTCATTTTAAATTACCTTTGTCCCATATTGTTGAATTTCAGACCACGTAATGTTTGCGCTTAGACGTGGATCTTTTTTATCTAAGACAGTATCGTATTTTTGCTCAAGCTTCGGCAGCAAGATATTGTAGACATCAATGCCGCTCATTTTCCAAGACTCAACAAGCTTGCCGTCTTTAAACCTATTATAATAGTGTTCAGGGTATTTTGCAAGCTTTTCTTCAAATAAATATCGCTTTTGTTCTTGCCAAGATGACTGAACTGAGATGCCAGTATAAGAACCTTTACACTTACTTGAAATAGTAGACTTGTATTCTACCTCCTGACCCTCTGCATTGACAGCATCGGCACCAGAAAATGTGTCGGCAACCGTATGTCCTAGAACTGTAGCTGCATAGATTTCTTTGCTACGTGCGTAACTAAAAGGATCGCCCCACCCTTCCTCTTTGCAGACTTGTGCCAATTCCTCATAAAGCATTTGATAACGTTGCTCAGGACTCATCAGTGCTCCCCAAGGCTCCATCACCTCTATCGCTAATAGTAATCGCACTACGATACAAATCACCTGATGTACTGTGTACGGCCCTAAAATTTACAACTGGAATCATTACAACTTGTGCAATCTTGTCGCCTGACTGTAAAAACTGTGGGCTTTTTCCGACGTTGTGTAGATTGATAAAGACCTCTCCATCATATCCAGAATCAATAACACAAGCACCAACAAGCAATGAGCGCTTAGAAGCCACAGAGCTTCGATTCTTTACCTCCAGCATATACCCGTGTGGAATACCGAATCGCAGTCCTGTAGGGATAATGCGACTTTCACCGGGATTTACTGATATTGCTTGTCCTTCGTTTACTGGTGAATAAAAAACATCAAGCCCTGCGTCAGAAGGATTGGCCCTCTGTGGATCGTGTGCATCAGGACGTGTACGGGCATACTCAATTATCATTTTGACCTCCCCTAAACATGTTAAAGTTTTCAACGACTTCATCAATGTCCACGTTATCCTTAAAAAGACGGTATGCCTTCACAGCAGCACGAATTTCGTCAGTGCTAAGCCAGCCATTCTCCCTAAATTCAGCTCGGAGTTCGCGCTTTTGTTCTTTGTAAGGCTCCATTGCTTCTTCAATTGCCACAAGGGAACGGATATATTCTTTAACGTATTGCATACGTTGGTCTTCGTTTGACACTTTTACCTCCTAAGTGTACCTAAATTATAATCAGTATTGACGGGGAAGTCAAATAGTTTTTGGGGATGCAGAGAAGAAAATTTCATCTACACATTCTGGGGCATTGTCGGTGATAAATTTCATAAAGCCGTCTTCACCATCAGCAAAGAAAGCGTCTGGATTTTTCATACCCCAACTTTTAACTTCACGTAGTACATCAACTTTATTAAAGATCAGCTTGTTTACTCCATTCATACGAATAGCTCTAGTAAGTTTCTCAAAGTCAAGCCAGTTACATTGCCGAACGCGGCCGGTCGTTGCACCAAATTCTGAACCTGCTTTTTGAATAGTCTCAAATATTTTGTCTTCTGGCTGAAATTTTTTCATTCCAACATAAGTTTCGTAAACTTTTGCAACACCCCACACATTACGAATTGATCGAGGATCAATCCCATTATTGATGGCTGCACCAACACCACAGTTGCTACTTGTCACAAATGGGTAATCACCCCAATCCACATCAAGCCAAAAGCCTTGGGCCCCTTCCATTAGAATAACTGATTCCTCACCACCGTATAATTCTTCTTGCATATCCACAATAAAAGGAGCTAGCAGCGGTACGTTCTCGGCACGAACACCTGATCTGTGAAACTTATCTCTATACGCAGGACCATTACCAGACTTAGTGGTGCCAATCTTATAGTCTTTAGAATCTTCGGTTACGTGTTCTTTAGTAATAATATGAGCGTTTCTAGCAATCTTAACATTGTTCTCAATGTCAATCCCGTTTTCTGCTAGATAGTTTAGCTCTTTAAGAAACTTGTCAATGTTAACCACACATCCGGGCCCAATGATCGCCGGGATCCCAAAGAATACCGATGCTGGAATATGGTGGGTAACAAATTTCTTATCGTTGTGAAAGATAGTGTGGCCCGCGTTACACCCACCGTTAAAGCGTATGCAATGTGTGTAGTCGCCATTCTTAAGTAAATGATGAGTTACCTTTCCTTTACCCTCATCACCGTGCTGTATGCCCAAAACAATATCTGTAATCAAGTTGCCTCCTAAACGTTTATATTGAAAAGATGTTTGATAAACTTACGAATCAGATTGTCTTTCTGTTCATCAGTTTCGCATTCAGAGAATGAATAATTATATGTTGTTTTCTTTTTGCTAACTTGTTCTTTCATCATTTTTAGTTCTTTTTTCATCCAGCGGATTTGCTGTTTATAATTTTTAGGACTCTTAATTTTAAACTTGGAAGCTAAATCAAGCAACACAAAATATTTTCTTTCATCTAAAGCTTCTTTAGCTTTATTGAACATATCAATCATATCATCACGTTCTTCAGTTGTCAAGGAAGAACTAAGCTTATCTGGATGTAATTTTAATGCCAACGCTCGAAAGAGCTTCACAAATGACTCGTGCATCTCAAGCTCTTCTTGAGTCATCTCATATTCAGTTTGTTTATTATTGTTCGGTGAATTTGCAAATGTTGAAGGTAAATTTTCGTTATCGTGTTCGGGGTCAATATCTATTACTTTTTGCTCGTCAGTTTCTTTGTCTTCATTTATTGAATAGAGTTCCGTAATCTTATCGTGATTTTCTCTATTCAATTTATCGATATCGATATTGTTTCTTCTACAAAATTCCTCGTAATAAGCTTGAAAGTGCTTATTATACTCGTAAATTATAGAGTCTACTAACTCAGCTTCTTCATTTAAAAATGTCAACTCGTTAATAAGTCTTTTCCATCTTATGATATCAATATTTGACACTTGTTAGCCCTCATATATAAGTAGAGCTAAGTGATTAATGAAGTCCAAATTCAACCTTGATAGATACACTAAAGTCTGGGACGTAGCTGTGATTAGCTAAATTATGCTTCAGGCACTCGTCATGCTCTAAAAACCAATCAGAATGCCCCTTATCGTGCACAATATCGAGAAAATAGTCTGAGTGATGACCGCAGTTTTCCGCCATCATATGATATATCTTCGTATTAAGACGATCAGTTTCCTCAGCAGATGCTTTAATCTCTTCGACTTTGCCCCAGCCCATAGAACTAACATCATGAATCATAAGCGTCGAATCAGGATCCATATATCTATGACCTTCAGCACCAAAACTAAACAATATAGCACCGCAAGACATCGCCTTGCCTTGAACTATTGTTGCCACTGGAACTTTGGAGTGTTTGATATCGGATATCATTGACATCAAACTATAAACTTGACCACCATAACTGTCGATAATAACTGGTATTATGTTCTGGCCTGTGTTTTGAGCCTTCATAATTGCTGTTGAAAAAGCTTTTGCTGTGGCTTCGTCGAATTTATTAATCCTAACAATGACAGGTTCATTTTTTAGCTCTGGCTCTTTGAGAAGCGGGCTATAATATCTCATTACGTTCATATTTTTTATCCTAACAATCTAAAATTGTGCCGAATAGAACGAGTGGAAAATCCCCACTGCTCATTGTAGTCAAGCCGGCTCATATAAGGTCTGTTGATATGAACTTGATCTTTATCAGGCTTAACTCCCCAGCACCTAATTCTAGTTAGTTCATTGTTTGAGTCAATCGCCTCAATAATCCAATAAAGTTTACCATTCTTAGTTTTCTTCTCAACAATCTTACGTGGGATAAACCAACAAATTTGCAACTCTTCATCAAATTCAGAGATGGGTGGAATGTACTTTTCCTTAAGCTTTTCAATAGTTTCTGTAGAAATAACGAGGTTGATAGGGAAAACACCGATCAGTTCGGTTTTGAACTGGATGATCTCCTCTTCAGAGAAGTCACCCTCGGGGGCAAAGATATCAATGTTCTCGCTAAATTTCTTCAAGTTCTTAGGACGCTCAACAATACAAGCAGACCAGAAATGTTTACGTCCCGTAAAACGATCATCTACAATATTGTCTAGTGCACCGCCGCGGCAAAGTGCATCGAGCGCTTTCTTATTGAGTTTGCTATACGAAATATCTTCGCGGAATAGAAGATCTTCGGCATTCATGAATGGTCTATTTTCCAACACTTGCTCGATGGCTGCCATACCTAGGCCCTTAATCGATGTCAATGGTTGAATAAGTGTTTTACCATCGTCACTAATCTCCCAGACAGTACCAGATTTATTAATATCTAAGGCGGCAATCTCGAATCCATATTTCTTGGCAATGTTGATTGCTTTTTCCTTACGAGATTCTGGCTCTTTGTCCAAGAAAGCTGCCATCCATTCAGCAGGGTAGTAGTTGAATAGCCAAGCACACTGGTAGGAGATAATTGAATAACTTACGGCGTGAGACTTATTGAAACCGTATCCAGAGAAATATTCAAACTTATCCCAAAGAGCTTGCGCTTCATCTCGTGGGATCTTCTTGGATACGCATCCATCAATAAACTTACTATGAAGTTTATTCTTCACTGAGCCTTTACCCGTACCCTTCTTTGTCAACACTTTACGAAGCATATTACCTTCATCAAGTGTTAAGCCGCCAAGCTTGTGAGCAAGCAGTGCAATCTGTTCTTGAAAGATTAGAAAGCCAAAAGTTTCCTCAGTGATTTCGCGAGCGTCTTCATTTAGATACTGGATATAGTGTGGGCTTTCCTTTGCCTCAACATATTCGTCGTGTACATTAGCAGCTAGTGGACCCGGACGATAAATAGATGTGATAGCTGACACATCAATGATGTTGGTTGGCTTCACTCGAGTACAGAACTGTTGTGCTCCGTGCTCTGTGAACTGGAAGATACCTGCCCATTTACCCTTATGAAAGATATTTTTATACACATTCTGATCATTCAAATCGATTACATCAGGGTGTAAGTTCTTTTCGTAATATTCGCGCACTTGAGCGAAGGTTGGCTCCTCAACTCCGTGATGACGCTTGAGGATGTGATAAATAGCACCTTCCATCATCTTGAGCGTAGAGAGACCGAGTAAGTCGAACTTAATAAATCCCATCGGTTCGAGGTGCCTGACGTTCTGACCTTCAGCCCACGGAGCCTGACGGACGCCGCCTGAATTAATTAAGGGCATACTCTTATCAAGGTCCTCTGCGATGACCACACCGCCAGCATGTCGAGAACAAGAACGAACCTGACCAACCAGACCTTCAACGTGTGTTTTAACCGCTGGATACTTATCAAGGTATGCACGCAATGTTGGCGAGAATTCAATCACCTCTTCCCACGTGGGACTATAAACACCGGCTCGAATGCCGTGTTTCTGCTTAGCGGCGGGTGTAGCCTCTCGAATCATAATAGAGGTTACAGTATTAACTTCTGTAAATTCGATGTTGTACAATTTTGAAATATCTTTGATCAGTGACTTGAGTTGCAGAGTATTCCAATTAGAAATGGGAGCAACACAGTCCTCACCCCACATTTCGACCAGCTTCTCCTTCAAGGTCATACTATCAGACACATCATAATCGATATCTGGATAGTCTGTTGCGTCTGATCGCAAAAACCGAGAGAACAGCAGTCCGTGTTTAATCGGGTCAACTGTTGTGATATTAAGAGCGTATGCAACTAACGAACCTGCAGCAGATCCTCGACCGGGGCCTGTGAGCATCATATCAGTTGCCACATCAACAATGGACTTCATTGTTAAGAAATACTTTGAGAATCCTCGGTCATCAATAACGTTGAGTTCTTGACGCAGACGATCGGTATATTCTTTGTTTGTATGAAGTCCTTTGTCTTTTAGTCCCTCAAGCGCATAGTTTACAAGTGCTTGCGTGGCCGTAAACCCTGCTGGAACGACGAATTCAGGCAAACGAACGGTATTATCCGGCAAAAACTTTTCAATGCGCTCAAAGGCGATACGGTGCGTTTCTTCAATACTTTGCAAAACCAAGTCATCATCATAATCAAAACCTTGTTCCTTAGAGTATTGCTTGTAACTCTCCCACATCTGATCCCCATTCTTAGGGTATAGCTCGTAACCAATCTCTTCGACGCCATCTGGCAACTCTGATTCGCCTTCAGCCCAAGATGGAGTGCCTTTGCCAAGCCAACCAAGACGCTTGTAAAGCTCACGGTCCTTCCAAGCGTCAGGGTTGGGGTAATGGCTATCGGCTGTAGAAACCAGTCCAACGCCAAACTCTTTGGCAACTTGAATTACATATTTGTTCAATTCATGTTGCTCTTTAATATTATTCCACTGGATCTCGGCATACCAGCGATCACCGAAAATGTCCACCATACGTGCTGTTGTTTCACGCATAGCTTCAAGCACGGCTTCATCGCCTTCCTCTCGATTTTCCCAGTAGTTACCTGCATACACCCCGCCAAGACAAGCAGAAGAAGCGATGATGCCCTCATTGTACTTTTCCAATAGCGCATAGTCAATACGTGGGTAGCGGTAAAAATTCTCCGGTTGATATGATTCGGATACCAACTTAAATAGATTGTTCAGCCCAGTTTGATTCTGCGCTAGCAGGACAAGGTGACGCCGGCGACGTAAAATATCTTGAACTTGTTTACTATTGCCCTCGTCCTCAACGGTAGCGCCAGATTGAGCGTCTTTCTTGATTGAACGGGCGCGCTTCTTGTCTGCCATAGCTTGCTCATAGGCATCGCGCCACTCTGTAATGGAGGGAGTGAAATATGCTTCACAACCAAAAATCGGCTTGAACTCTTTACCGGCCTCTTGCATTTTCTTGGCATGCAACACCTGATAAGCTAGCCCGTTCATATTACCGTGATCTGTTAGTGCTAGTGCTTCACATCCGTTCTCATATGCAAAATCCATATGATCCTGTGGATATCCAATAGCATCAAAGATAGAACCAGCCACACTGTGCGCGTGCAGTCCTACAAATTTAATTTTAGAGTAAACCCGCTCTGCCATACATCCCTCCTGAAATAAATGTATTTAAATAGTATAATCAATATGACCGTACATTGCAAGTCTAAATTTCTTCAAAAGGAAACTTTTCGTGCGTATGTGGTCTAATCAGTTCTGAATAAGGCTTTTTAATAAGATTATCGGAGGACATATATTCTTTATACTGTGTCCACTGGTGTGCATCATAAAACCACGGAGTTTCAATCTTCGTCGTCTTGCTGTTCGTCATCACCGAATGGAAAACAACGCTCAAAGGGAAGTGGCGAGCCGTCCACCTCTCCTTCAAGGGGAGTTTTTCCGAAGGAAAAGGCTGGTCGGGTGAAGGGGGTAAAAACTCCCTTGTGGTTTCTCTGTTGATGTGCTTTCTGCATTTTTTAAAATCCTCTCCAAACATTGTAAATGAAAGTGGCAAATCATTTTTAATGTTTTTGTTATTAAATGTAAAGAAAAAGTTGTTTTTCTTGTCTCGAATTAGTTTTCTATTTTCCCTAACGACCGAAAAATCGAAAAAACCTAACGGAAATGATACATAATACTTATCTGGCGTTAACCAAGACGATATTTTGTTAGCTGTATGCCAAGCTGTTAACTGGCCACAAAGGACCGACCATCCATAAGAGTCTCTTCTGTCTCTGTCCTTCGGGTGAATAGGAACGTAGTAAATAGGTATCTCTTTTCTTTCTTGGCTTGAGAATTTTGACATTCTATTGTAATAAACCGGGTCATATATCCAATCACCAACTGTGTGACGTATAATTGGCGCCATATCATCATTAGCAACAATCCATATTGTGCTACAACCAGCCAGTGCACATTCATACACCGACTTCTGTATGGCGGTGAAGCCATTGTCAACCGGTAACATAACCTCTGGCAGTGGGTTATCGTGATCTGTTTTAATATTAGCTATGGGGATAATCCCAGCCATATGTAGCCTAAAGCTTGTTTCCATTTAGATACTCATAGTTCATCAAAACATCATGATTGATTTGATTTAATAATTTAGACACATCGGAATTAATTTTTTTTATTCGATCATTCTCAATCCAATGTGGCTGCTCTATCTTTAATTTTTTGCGTTCAATATTGTGAGCCTTGAAATCATAGTGTCGCGGTGTTCCATTCTTAGTAAAGCCGTTTTGTTTGCCCCGCATCCCGTTCTCTTTCATAATCGATAATAGCTTAAATCTTGCCATTGTGTTAGTAAATGACGGATCATTCAACTGCTCATAAGTGAGTGTTGATAAAACATAAGCATCTTTAACACCAGTATTCCCGCAAATTCTGTCACTTGAGAAAAACCATACTTTGCTAACAAAATCATCGTCTGTCTGGAAGTAGTCGATATCGTGTTTGCCACCTGATGTAAAAGCAATTTTATCGTAGACCTTATATCTAACATTTTTGGGCTCCTTTAAATTAATTAATTTGTATGTTTTATTATCCCCACCATAAAAACAATTTTTAAATTTTATCTCGCATAATTTTGAATACTCTGTTGAACAAACTAATCTTTCGCCATCATATCTTATTGTATCACAAATATCTGCGAGTGGCAATAGTCCTTGCATAGACAATAGAAAATATAACCTTTCCCACATATCAATCTTTTGTATTCCAAACTTATAAATATTGTTAAAGGATTTAAAACTGTTGGAACCGTCATTGTGATAGTCAACAAAGAAATCAAATTGATGTGGCTTGTTTTGCTCTGTGAAGAAAATTGGGTATTGATTGATAAATGCAAATAATAAAGATTTTAAATCGCTGCCAATCACGATATTATCGTATTCAAACTTCATTAAAATATTATAACTTTAATCCACATAATTTTTATAGAAAAGTTTCAAACCACTTGAATTATGGCCGCCGGTGTGCCAATTAGAGTTCATTATATGAAAGGGCTGATTGATATGTGGCCAACCAAGAGCGTGTCCTAATTCGTGCTCAATGACTCTTTCTTTATTAGCAGTTTTAGGAAATACAAATATTTTTGCCTTAACAATTTCTTTTGTTTTGTTTGAGATTGTAATCCTTGTGGAAGCCAAATGATTTCCAAAGTCAAATTCTTGATTTGGCAACGTTATAATAATCTCACCATATCTGGGCTCACCGCAACTAATACTGTCATCGTATCTAATGTAATCAAATTTATAGCCAAGTCTTTCCCAGTATTTTACAGACTGAGAAACACGATAACTATGCACACCAGAATTGTTGCATACTGTTATACCGGGTGCCATCTGCCATTCGTGCGTGCGAGTCCTCACTATCTCAGCGTAGTTTGCTGACTGTAGTCCCATCATCAGAAATAATAAATTGACAAACATCATTCATCTAACACCTCACTGGTGCAAGATATTTCATCTAATAGACTTTTTATATCTAAACCGGCACAATCTATCTTTCTTTTACTAACGTGATAATGACTTACAAAGCCAGAGAACTTGCCATAAGCGACCTGCTGCTCGTATTTAGTTGATGTACTACCAAACTGGTTTAAGGGTGTTTGATACGGGATATTTGTTGCGTGATGAATCGCTTCCCAAAGTTTCTTTAACGCTTCAAGCTGAACAGGGTAAAACCCAGTAAATGGTTCAAGCTTTTCACCGTGCACCCAAGCATCGTCAATGACAGGGCGTTCACCAAAGCCGTGTTTAGTATACCAGTTTTGATATTTTAAATAATAAGCGTTTGATATTTCAACACCGACAGAAGGTCTGTTAGTTCTATTTGAACCAGCATGCCAAGCTGCGTGTTGAAGATCCATAGTTTGATAGATAGTTCCATCGTTATCGATAAGAAAATGAACTGATGCTCCTCGTCGATTGAGCACATTTTGACAAGATTTAGAGTTTAAGCAGACATCCCAATGATTAACAAAATATCTGATTTGTCTTTTTGGTCGGCCGGAATAATCGTAGTAATTACCAGCCGGTGTCTCTATCCCACCCTTCTCGGACCACAAGACAAACTTGTCCCAATCAATTGGTACAAAATCACCGTTGTAAACAATATAATTGGAGAAGTGTTTGCTTTCAGGCTTGTAATTAGTAATTTCGGACTGTCTCTCAGTCCACAGTCTTCTAAATGTCGCAGGTCCGCATAGGCCATCCGCTGTTAGGTTTCTTGCTCTCTGCCATTTTTTAATTTCTCTGACTAATTTGTCATCAAAATATTTCTCTCCAAACCAAGAAGGTTCCCACCCAAGCTTCTTGGCGGAAGCCTCATTGTAGAAATTCTTATCCATTACATATTACTTTATTTTATTCAGTAATTCCTATAACATAGTTGTCTAAAATTACATCATAATTAGTACTGCCAATAGTAATTTGCTCTACCATCGAGCGATCAATGATGATTTTATTGTTTTGATGCAAATCAAATCTAACATCACTAGCAGCTTTAACTACAGTAACTTCAGAATATCTTTGTTCTTCAGGCTTGTAATCCTCTGGTAGTAATACAACCGAATTTGTCTCTGTTTGCTTGGGCGGCATTTTAATAAGTATATACCTGTTAACTGGATTAAACATATCCTGTCTCCTTATGAATTAAGTTTTGTTGTGTAAAGTATTCTTCTTTTGTCAAAAATACATCTTTTCGCTTTGCACAGCGCTTACAGACCATTGTGAGATGTACGTTTTCACCCAGCATAGTCCTTACAGGGCCACGTGGAACATAGTAGCAACATGTATCTAAATCACCACATTTATCCCTAAGTTCTGCCTTTTTCATCAAATGATTAAAATTCATCAATACCTCTTCAGATTTCGCAAGATTCCCCATCACAATACTTTGTGCCAACACCTGCAACGTCAGTTTCAATTCTGTGGATTGGTGTAATATTTGCGGACATTTCCCTGTATTGTTCTTCGGTGATAGGTTCGTATGGTGCCTGCTCGTATCCAGTATCTTGGTATTTAAGAAATGATACCGCTTTAAGTCTAGTTTCATACATTTCTAATGCGTTTTTCAATTGCAGTGCTTCATCCTCTCTAAACGTCACAGTAACCGATACTGCATTGTCAGCCCAATAGTTCTGGTACTGTGCTGCAATCTCTAACTGCTCCCACATACTAACATCTTTCTTTCCTTTTGTAAAGAATTCTTCATGGATCGGAAACTCAACAACGGTTGTATTCGGTGAGTATTTATCTTTTTCTGTCTTATAGCCTGCTTTTTGTAACTGCGGCACAATAGGAGATGAGTTTGAAAACCTAATACGACGAATGTAGAACTCACTCTCTGGGAAGTGTATTCCCGGTGTAGAGCCGTTTAATAGTGATACAGTACCGGAAGGCTTAATTGAGGTCATCTTGATTGATCTAGGTACACACAACCAATTGGAATATTCAGTATCTAGCTCTCGAACATAGTCGTAAGCATCATCACACCAGTCCATCATAGTGCGACGACCATGCTTGTTAAATGCCTGCACAATACCTGACTGTGAAAGTCCAATGCGGCGATTCTTTAACATCTTGGCATTTGTCTCTGGCCAGTGTGTATTTACAAGCGTGACGGTCTTTCCATATAGATAGGCACACTTCAATGTCTTAACATAGTCATCATAGTCTTCGTGTTTCGCCGGAAAAGTCTCAACCAGACAACACATTTCAGCATTATGTAGACTTTGCTCCACACAAGGATTAAAGCCCATAACCTCTGCATCGTCATAATTGACACCATCCTTCATACGGCCAAATGCCCGGGCGTTTTCAAGCCAAATATATCCCGGCTCACCGTTCTTTTGTGATTGTTCAGCATGCCAGTCATAAGTCATCCCAACTTCAGCGTTAAAAGAGTTATTAGAGCCCCAACGATGATGATAAAGCTTTTCTTGATCATTCTTCATTTCAAGATAACGGATATCATCGTGTTCGCCAATAGCTAAAGCTGCAGAGCGTCGGACATTGCCAGCCACCACGCATCGACCAATCAAGTTTTCAGTGTCTACAATATCAACAGAGGTGATCGGTTCTCCAATTTTCTCAGAATAAAGAGCTTTCAGATTATCGTGTAATTCAATAAGCGGTTGTGCACCTGACGAAGTACCACCAAATCCTAAAATTGGAGCACCCTCTGGCCTGATTGCAGAGTAATCAAATCTAGGTACATTGGAGCCGTGAAAGAAACCATCAAGCAAGACATGAACAGAATTTACCCACCCTTCACGAGAATCATCAATTACAAGAGTATCATTTGTATATGTTGGTTCTTTGATGGTGATAGTGCCCGCACCTTTGGTATCGAAGCCAACACCGACACCGACCATCAATGCATCCATAATCCAAGAAAATATATATCCACCTTTTCGATCTATATCTTGAGTTGAACGAAAAGCACAATTAAATAAAGCAGCACCCGTCCTCTCTTCAACAAACTTAGTACCCATCATCCATAAACCACGGCCGGGAGGTGTCCACTTAAGATTGAACAATCGGTCAAAAGCATCCTTAGCAGTCTTTTGTGCTTTGTTATCATTCCACTCAAGACCAAGACTAACAACGTGCTGTTTTTGAATATGGAACATACCCTCAATTACACGGCGACAAGTTTGCCACCACTCCTCAGTTCCAGTGGCGCCGGCTTCAAACTCGCTTAAACGTCTAGCATATGTTCTTTTGAACGTGACGTAACCAAGCGGGCCCCAAGGCACTTCTGCTGTTTTGTATGGCTCCACAAAGGAGTCGGATAATCTAAATTTTCTAATTGTGTCTAAAGTTCTCATTATTTGTTTTTCCTTTTTATATTTCTGAATTTAGCATATTTGTCTTGTAAGACTTCTCTCTGTTCTTTTGGTGTCAAAGCGACCGGACTAGTCGCTACTGCCGGCACCGGGCTTGATGGATTTGTCGGTATAACCGTGTTACTTTTTGGTAGAACCTTAATTTTAACACAAGAAGTATCCATGAATATATTATATATCATTCCGTCTGGTCCATTACGATTTTTTGCAATAAAAATCTTACCAGTATTATTTTGTTTGTCCTCAACAGTGCGGGACACGGACATAATAAAGTCCGCCACAAAGCATTTATTAAATGCTTCGGAAATTTGTTCCATTGTGATCACCTCAGCATTAAGACCGGAACGATTCGTTTGTGAGGCAGTCCATATTGGACACTCAAACTCAGACGACAAAGCTCTGAGTTCTTCGTAGATTGATTCTAGCTCTGCTCGTTTTTCTTTTCTCACAACAACTGGCTTCAGCAGATCTGCATAATCCACAATAATCATACCCGGCACAGTTCCACGCTTCTTAAGCTTAGTCAAGTGAGAACGTATTGAATTGGTAGATGCTGACTTTGTAGGATACTCTTTTACGATTAGACGACCTTCAATGTCTTTAACAGATTCATAAATCTCTTCTTTAAAAGACATAAGGTTTGAAAGAGGATAACCAGTAATGCAACTATCGTATCTTGAGGCAACAACTGTGTCTTGCAGTTCCAAGGTGTAATGAACGACGGTCTTGCCTTCAAGCACTGCTTGTGCTCCCAAGTGAACAAGAACCATAGATTTTCCAGCACCGGTGGGTGCGACAACGACACCCAACTCTTGCATTCCCAAGCCACCACCACAAATTTTATCAATATCGTCCCAACCGGTTGTTATTGGCTTTCGATAACGAGGCTTAAATCGTTCTTCAAAATCAGCCAGATAGTCATGACCAAAATTGTTTTCAGAACCTAATATTAATGAGTCATTAATGATTTTAGATATTTCATCAAAAGAGCAAGTCTGCAGTAGACCTACAGATTTCATCATTGCTTCTTTTAAGTTTTGTTTCCTACAAAAATCAAGCGATGTTTCTTTAACGTAGTCCGCGTCATTATCAATATCTTTCGATAGTATTCTCGTAAAGTATTCTTTGACTTGATGAACTACTATTTCTTCTTCATCTTCAAGCTCAGTGTTTAAAATGGTGGCGATTGCATTTGATGAGGGATGCGAGCCATAACGCTGTCTGTAGTTGATGATTTTGCTTGAAAACACGCGCAGGTATTCAAGATCTAGAAAGTTAAGATCTAAGACTTCCGTAATCTGGTCCGCAAACGGTCGATCTTGGTAAATCAGTTGAACTAGGTTTTCTTGAAACGATTTACCATAGTCTGCGAAATTAGGCTTACTCTGCAAAGTTGCTCCCGTCGATTAATAAGTATAACTCAATTCGGTGTAAAGTCAAACTTAGAAACAATCAATTTTGATTCGATTCATATTAGTTTTTAAGTCTTCCCAGTTAAGTTCACCGAAACCATCTTCCATCATTTTCCGATAGATTTCTAACTGGTTGAAATTACATTCAAAGTTCTCAATTGCATTGTCAATAAACGTCTTAGACTGAATCGAGAGTTGTGGAGAATACAGTTGCATCATTTTGTAATTATGTTCGATCACTTGACGGCCGTCAATAATATTTGTGAAGAATTTTAGTTTACTATCTGCATTTTCACAGAATAATATTACATCATCAATCGTATAATCTTTTTCAGATGCTAAGAATGACAATCTTTTCTTTACTGATGTAATGCCAGCACCTTTGATACCCGGTAGATTATCGGATGCATCACCAACAATTGAGCGTGCCAAGGCCATATTAGTGGGGTGTACGCCAAAGGTTTCAATAACACGCTTGGTATTCATTACTTCATCAACAGTGGGTCGATAAAGAATTGTATCCTCATCGCAAAGCTGAAGGAAATCTTTGTCATTGGAAATAATAACTTTTTGCCATCCATCGTAATGACTCATTTTAGTCACATACGCAATAACATCGTCGGCCTCTACCTCTGGAATCATGATCTGAACAATAGGCATCTGGTTAATGTAGTCAATTGTCCTACTCTGTTGCCAAATCTTATTTTCTGTTATCTGATCGTCAGTTAGATTATTAACAGAACGGTTAAGGCGGAGTGGCTTACGGCCGGCCTTATAATTTTTGTCCATACTGCGACGTTTTCTAGATCCATTTGGACCGTCCCAGACAATCACAACTGAGTCTGGCTTTGTCATTCTCACAAGTTTCTGAAGAATCTTAAACGAGCCCTTAATACCGCCGATAGGATCACCATTGGTTGATAGCGACGGGTCCACAATGTAAGCCCTCAGAAACATATTGAGGGCATCAATAATGATGACTCTTTTCTTATCTGTTGTCATAATATTCTCTCCATAATTTATCTCGCATTGAAATAGCCATTGAAATCATATGGTGCAATTTAGCCCACTCAGGATTTTTTGACAATATCCTCTCAGCTATTTCGCCGGGCTGAGGAAATTCATCCGGTGTCCAATCAAGTGGCACTTTTTCACAAGCACCACAAATATGGTGGTGTGTCTTCTTCATAAAAAAACCCTCCGACTGATTTATTATAACCAATCGGAGGGCCAGAGTCAAGTATTTTCTTTACTCTTTTACAGGAACTGATATATCTTCTGGATCTTCGTAAAACTCTTTTGCGTTCCCTTGCCGCTGATCGAACTTCTGCACGATCTCTTCATCCATTACTTTGAGGACACGATTCCTAAACTCCTGATCGGAAGTAATGATACTGGTCCACTTGGATGGTTGAAACTTTTTTGTATATCCGTCAGGAGTGGCGAATGTATACCACGCACCTGCGGAAGTTAGGTGTTCCGAACCTTTGATTGCATCAAACCAAGACTCCTCATCTCGGATCCCAACATCGTCAGTGCCCCACATGATACGGAAAGCACAAGAGCGACCTTGAGTGCCGAAACGAGACTTCTCAAGCTTCACCTTAACTTCGGAGCCGATACGGAACCCTCGTTCATCTTCAATAAATGCTGACTTAGCTTTTCGGCCAGTCAACCAAATACGAAGTGAATAAGCATAGTGCATCGCCTTACCACCGGGGGTGATATAAGGTGTTGTCATTGCTATTTGTCGGGCCATCGGACCCTGTGGAATATTTGTCTTCAACTGATTGAGGACAATGAATGTTGCTCGTTTATCCGCAATCGGAATAACAAGCTTTGACATTCCCTTCGCGAGAATGCGGGCTTTGACAGCCATTGATGATTGAGGATTGAAATCGCCCTCAACATCTGAAATTGATGGTGTGAATGCCAACGAATCCCAAATGAACACTAGTTGTTCGTCGGTTGCACCCAATAGTTCTTCGATAGTCTCAAGCACAAACTCTACGGAGGAAGCTTGCACATACATAAGGCGATCTAAATCGCAGCCTGCTCGCTCCAAAAACATTGGATCGATAGCAGACTCAGAATCAAAATAAACGACCATCTTGCCCGCTTTCTGGGCATTTGCAGCAATCTGCGTTGCCATATAAGACTTACCAGTTGCTTCCAATCCTGCAATCTCGGTAATCTTGCCAACTGGAATACCAGCTACTTGCCCTTTGGCAATGATAGAATCAAGCCATCGTGAACCAGTTGGAATCCACTCTTTTACAGCAGTTGGGTTATCACCCGTCAGATTGTGTGCTACATTCTGTCCTGCTTTTTTATTAACAATCTTCATCAAATCTTGCATATCTACACGACCTGCTTTTGTGGCTTTTGCCATTCTAACTCCTTTTGAAATAAAGCAGCAGACTTTGACCGGTCTGCCAGCGGTTTCCCACACACTAGACTATTTACTTATTGCTCATAAGTTCATCAAACGCTCGATCGACATCACTAGTGGAGCTACCTTTTCCATACGCTGTAGTCTCACTGGACAGAGATTCTGCAGATGATGGGTTTACTAATTGTTCATCGAGAATCGCGTCGATTTCTTCGGGGGTTTTGCGCTCGAAGAGCGAAGAAAAATCCGGCATACGATCGAGGAGGGCAGGGATCGCTTCTGTATCTTCTAAAAGTGAAGATGTGTTACGCCGCATTTTCATGCTAGTCTGCGGATAAGCTCCGGGGGCTGTTGGCTTGGTATAGGTGAGTGTAATGTCTGTGCCTTCTCCAATATCGGTGATATCTCCGTATTCTGGATCAAGAATGTAGCCAAGGAGAAGTTCGTAAGCCTTCTTACCATAACCATAAACCTTGATACCTTCACTCTCGCGTCCTCGAACAACAACTGGCGAGAAGTAGCGGCCGCGAACAAATAGTGACTTTGCAAGCTTCTTAGCTTCCTCATCATTATTTTCTGTGCCATCCCTCCATACTGCAGAGGCAAAATCACACACAGGGCAGCGTTCTCCAAAGTTACGCTTCGGACACAAAATACCACCCTTGTGCTCGCCTACATTATAATGAAAGAACATCTCCTTTAGAGGATCACCATCACTTGTTGGCACGATACGAATATCAGTATCTCCCTCATCTGGTTTAAAAAACAGCGAATCGCCGTCTCGTTGCCCTTCACCACGCAATGTGGCAAGTTTCTTTCGCATTAGTTCCATATTGATTGACATTAGTTTTTCTCCTATTGTTTGTTAAAGTATTCTGTGCGTTCCACAGAATCTAATGTATCACTCTTGCTCTAGCTTGTCAAGAGTATTTTTGTTTGATTGTGTCGCATTTGTATGGGCCACGACAAACCCAAAGTCTGGTAATTCTGTTTCATAAATTGAATATGAAATCTTGCGAAAAGCATTCCTTGGCTTACTTTTCAAGATATCCACAAGCTTTTTATGTAGACCCACTTCCCCCTCAAGTCGGTCAGAATTTATACACATATAATAGCACAATTCTCGCTCCATGTCAAGGTCGTAAAGCCACATTTCAGAAAGTTTTTTCATATCGAGCATTCCTACTGTGCGGATTCGACTGATCTCGCTTGGCTTCGACATGTTCCCAATATGCGGCTCAGTGTGCTCAAAATAATTTAAATAATGAACAGAAGAATAGATCGTATCATTTAGCGTATCATAGTATGTTTTTAAGTTGATAGAGGAGTGAATTTTTTCAATGCTCTCGTTAGAGAAAATTGTAAAACTACGTAACATACCTGAGCGGGCGTATTCTTGTAGAACACCGAATACCATATTCTCAACTAAACGCGGTATACCGGTTAACAATTCGGTATCAGGTTTAATATAAAAGACATCAATATCTTTTTCTTTAATCTGCTCAAGAATCCCAAGACTGTAAATAGAACTTAAAGACGCACCGGTAACAAAGACTTGCACACGATCGTGACAATTACTAAAAAATTTAGTTAAATCTGGTATGTTCTTCTCATAATCTTCTGGTTTTTCATATGATTTTAATTTATATTTTTGCTTGGTATTTTTTTTAATCTTGTCGTTTAACAAATAAACATCATACTGGGGGATGCTTTGAAATTTCGTAGCAATGGCTGATGCGGCATTGCCAATTCCAACAATTGAAATCATAACTTAAGCTCCTCAAGATCATAAAAGTTCTTTCCGGCGCTTAAGTTAACTTTAAATGTGTCAAGCTTATTACTCGCAAATACAGCCTTAATATCAGGGACAATATTTTTGTCCTCATCCGCTAAATCAATCACAATCTCATCGTGAATAATGTGTGATACAAAACTCTTTTTGTCGTCTAGCATTTTTGATATTGCCACAGCACGCTCCAGCACCAAATCAGACGTTGTGCTTTGAACAATATAACTTAGCGCCCTTCTTCTGTCAATCTCTATTTCTCTACCAAATATCGTTTTAACACTGCCGTTAGCATAGTATTGATCAATTATAGAGTTTCTATCATATAGCTCAGACTGAATTACCTCAGATTCTGGGTTGTACAGCCAGCCAAAAAACATCACCTTTGCATCGTCTCTACTAATTGATACCTCAGACGAGCTAAAAATATTAGCCATATTCCAAGCGTGAATATCTTCGGACGGCTGTGGTTGTCCAAGAAGCGATAGAACAGTTCTAACTTCTGCACCATTATAATCCAAGGATAGGAACCAGTCGTTATGTGGCTTTATAATACGCCTAAAATCCTTTTTCATCGTTAGTATGGGGAAAGACCTAGGGTAAGTGGTAAGGCGGCCTGTGGCAGTGCCAAACAAGTTATAATCAATATATTTGGATCCTTTTAAAATCTTTTGCAAACCAAGCCTGTTGTTGGTTGTAGTAAACAAGCTCTTGCAGTCTAAAGTGTCAATATTAAGTTCTTGTTCCCCAATATTGTAAATCAATTTGTGAGCATCATTCAAAAAATCGTAGTTTTCAGGCTTATCATTCATTGCGAAAACATATTCAGTTATCTTGTTTTTTATTTCACAAAAACTTGCCAATGAATCTTCAGGTATTAAGTCAAATATACAATGTTGTGTCATGTCTAACTTTGCTATCTGAAATGATTTAAAGAATGCCTCCATCTTTTTCATACTTGAGTTTAGTTCTTTCTCAAATTCTGGTGGACATACATCTCTTAGTGTTCTCCCTTGACAATAAAGCCACGCATACTCAATGTCATCATCTTTGATAGAACCTGAGTATCTCCAAGTTCTTTTTAAGTCTGTAGGAAAATTATCAAAGTGTAGTTTTCCATCTTTGTATATGCCGACACATTCAGACTTGTCGTCAAGTGTTTGAAAATACATTAATAACCCGATGTATTAGTACTAGTTGTAGAAGTTTCGCTAGCAAAAGTTTCGCTTGAAGTTTCCTCTAGACCTTCGTTTTTAATTTTAACACGATTAAATAAGTCTGTCAAGGAACCACTGTAATTATATGTTTGGCCCACTATCTTTTCAAAACGATTAAGGGCAAAATTCACACCTCTCACCTCAGAGAGCGATATTGTATCTTTTGTTAATTTAAGTATTTCATAATCCTCTAAGCCTGCGTTCTCTTCATTGATCCTAAGTTGAATATAGCTCTCTAAACAATAAGTGTCGCTTACGATTTTTTTAAAGTCGTTAAAACTATAATTTAGGGTTTCAATTTCTTTTGTGATGGTTGTGCCATCAGCGCACATTTCTCTCTCTAGATACCTCTCTAATTTCATCAGGTTGTAGGCATCATAAATAAATCTTTTATAAAACTCAAGATAGTTGAGATATGCTGGGGTATAATTGTTTGATAAGAGTGAGACCGTATTGTTAAAGCCACACGTTTGTTCATTTTTTGCATATTCAATCATTTCATCAGATCCAATGTTTGCAATTAGTCTAAATGGATTAGAAGAATCAACAAGGAAACCATATGATCTACAAGTATTTAGGTAAAATTTCCAGTTGGGGCTTTGCTTAAAACTTCTAATTTTTTCTTCGTCGTTAGCATAATCAATATCTGCAATTTCAATTACTAATCCACTGACATGAACTGGGCAAAATCGACTTTTTATAAATCCTGATAGGGTAATTGGTATTTCTTTAGAAATCGCCTGCAGTGAATCATTGAAAAAGGGGATGAATTCTTGAATGTTGGAAAATTTTCGACTTCTCTCGGACATAGCATTGGTCAAAAAGCTTAATATATTTGTCAAATGTGCATCGTATACCACACGTGGATCGATATATGCTTTTTTAACTTCCAGCACACCAAGAAATTGATCATTTGTATTGAGTTCTCCCGATAATGTCTTGGTTAAAAATTTATTATTTAAATCATTGAACGCTTTGACAACATAAGGTGCAGCAACAAAATTGTTGTTATTAGTATTAGTATTATTTAGTCCAGCCAGTGGTACGGCGTTTGAATTATAGACTATTGGAACATATGAGTAATTAACACGGCCGTACAGGTATTTTTCTGCGACCTCGAAATCAATCAGGTTATTGTACTCGTCTTCGCTAATTTCTAAATTGTAAATTTGACTTTTTTGATATAAATCTTTAGCGCCTTCTTCATTGCTGCTTTTAAAAAAGAATGACATATTAATAATTCCTCACTGTTACGGTACACCAACTTCATCTTTGGGCGATGCTGCTGTTTCACCAGTAGGCGCGGCCTTAGATGAGCCTTTGTTTATTGATCTTTTAGACTTACACTTTTTACTTCTAGAGCTATTATTTTCTATTTTACCGCGCATATTAGAATCTGTGTCATCACCATCAATCTGATGAACCCAGACAGCAGATAGTTTTGTTTCTGCTAAACCTTCGCTGAAATCTGTTTCAGCGCGAGTAATCATAAAGTAGCCACCGATTCCATACTTAGAAAGATCATATTTATTGAATGTGGCTGTAGCTTGGTTTGTATCGGGCGCAAAACCTCTAGGGTCTATAAAAATATAAGTGCCCGGATATGCAGATGGAAATGCAAATGTAGTGACAGATGCATTATACACTTCTCTTAATTGTTGCAATCCATCAAAACCCTCTTGTTCAAACCTTAACTCCTTTAAACCTTGAGCATCTGTTCTAGTCAAATCAATATTTTTTATAATACCAGAATCTTTTCCTAAAACATAGTGGAATATACCGTTTTCTTTATCCATAGCGTAATCACCAACTTTTGCATCATGAGGCTGGGAACGACCAGCATAATATATTTGATAATTAGTCTCCCTACTTATGTCACGTTTAGAGCGACTGTCGTTACGAACTCCCATTGTATTTAAAAGAGAGTCAGAAAAGACGGTTACTGTCCCTTGATAAAACAATTTTAATCTTGCATCTAGTTCCCCGGTCTTCTTTATTTGATCAAGAATTTTCTCGCTTATTTCGTCATTTTCTGCACCCGGAGGGCGATAAGATGTAACGGCTGTCGAAAATGTTGATATTCTTTGTTTTACTTCTCCATTAAAACAATCTTCAGAGTTCAAAAAACTTCTAACATAATTCTTTACAATATCAGAAACAAAAGAATTGATATTATATTCTAGTCTATCACGGGCTACTACTTTTTCAGTCATCCATTCAACAAAGTAAGATACCGATATTGGAATATCAGCCAATGAGCCATTATTATAAGCACCCGGAAATGCAGGATCACGAAGTTCTACAGGCCCTAACACAACGCGATATCTTTTAAAATTTTCTCTCATAGATTTCAGTATTTTTCTTTCAGCGTTGAGAAATTCCAAAGGAACATTATCTATTTGATCCAATACTTTTGCGTAACCAGACTCAGATAGTGATTCTTCTATGTTGTCCATAACAACTTCAACTAAATCATACAAATAAAAGTATGCAATTTGTTCGTCAACATTAGAATTTATTCCAGCACTTGGTGAAACTGCTGGGCCACTGGATGAAACAGGGCCGCGGCCTCTACCTTCTAATCCAACGAGATCTTCATTACGTTCCCCAAGGGTGGCGTCAGCAACTGCTCTTGCGGCCGATGTGACAACATCTTTAATAGAATCAAGAAGAGAGCCGCCGGAGGCTTCTGATTCAGGAGGAGAGTTAGTCGATGCTGCTTTAGGTGTATCGGGTGTAGGAGTCGATGGTGTCTCTACTGGAGACGCTGCAATACTAACAATTGAGTTGAGATCAACAAGTGGATTAAGGACAAAGTTTCCTAACTCGCTATAATTAACGTTGATTAGTTGTATTTTCTCCTTTATCAATAATTTTTCAAGTATGCGTCTCAAAGAAGCACGTTGATTTTCGGGTGTAAGTTTATCCTCTTGATCTTTTAAGTCTTTAATTTTTTCAAACAAGCACTCCTGTTCATAGTACTTTCTCAATACCTTTCTTTTAAATATACCCGAAGTCACTCTTGGGTCAGAGAAAATATTGAAGTATGAAATATCAAAATAATCATCCACGTAAGCTAAATAATTAATTTTAAAATTAACACGGCCAGAGTCATCAAATTTAAATTCATGAGTTGTTGGTGTCAGGTTCAGAGTTACAAAACTGTTATAAATTGCATCACTAATTTCCTTACGAGTCAAGCCACCGGTGCCTCCAATAATTAAATTGGTTGGCATTTCATAACCAACAATGGCTTTTAGTCTAAATTTTAGTTTATCAAGATTATCTATCACAGCGTCTGTGTTTATTTTACTTTGTGGATTAACAGAAGTATATTTTTTCATCTTACTGGAACCAGTTTTAAGGGCTAAATCAGCATATGAATAAACTTTACCGTTTTTAGTTCGTCTTTCTTGTAAAATTTCTTCAAAGGAAGATGCAAATATTGACAAATCAGCAGATATACTCTTTTTGACACTAAACGGGTCAGAACCCTCATAACTAAAACCAAAGTTTTTTATTCCTACTCCGTACCCTCTTCTTGATTGGTTTCTTAGAGCATTTTCAGCAGTTATTTTTGAGCCTTCACTGTTCAAAAATTCAATTGATGATGGAAAATCAATTTCCACTTCATATTCTTTATCGTTTTCTGGATCTGTATATACTTTGAAAAGACTTATTTTTGGCTGAAGCTGTGACAAAATGCTTGTTGGTAAATCAAACAAGGCTGCGGTTGATTTTGGCATTGTCATTGTGTTCATAAAACCGAAGGGTATCCCTGAAATTGCTAGGGGTCTATTTCTACCAGATTCAGGCCCTTCTTCATAAGGTAAAAGATTGGTAAATACACCATTAGCCTCATCATCTTGTCTAATTTTCATTAAATCGAATGCATATCTTTGAAGAAAACACTGTTCTTTGAAAGTGGTGCGAAGTTCAGGATCTAAACCTAAAGTATTAATTAATTCTCTTTGGATCCTTATAAGGGCCGCTCTTCTTTCATTTAGCTCTGCGAGTTGATCTTCTAATCTGCTAGCAAGAAGTGGGCCAACAAATTCGCCTTTTGCTTGGATGCCAGCTAGATTTGCTTCTTCTTCAATTGAGGCAGCTTCGGCTTGAATTGCTGCTTGAATTAAGGCTAGCACTTCGACTAACGGGGATATTTGATTTCTTAAATTTAGAAAAGCACCGATTGCTAAGTAGAGTTGGTCGAGGGCTTTTTTAAGAGGCTCAATTTTGGCATCAGGATCACCACCGGGGGTATTAAGGGCAGCGATGGCTTGTTCAATTTTAGATTTCTGTGCGTTTAAACTTATAAAATCGGGTGGGCCATTTAAAATTATATCTATTTCTTTTAATTTATTTTCTGCTTCTGTTAGTCTTGAAACTAATGTTCCTGCCGTATCTGAAAATACAGTGGCATCAAAATTAGGTGCTAGGCCGGGCGGTTGAAAAGCGTTACGATCTGGTAATTTTACAGTGAAAGTAGTGCCGCTGGGTGTGTAACCATCATCATTAGGTGAACCTAAGAGATTGTTTTCAGCCAATATTCTCTCTGCTTCAGCGAGGGCATTTTTTGCTTTGCTGACCTTGTTGGATGTTATTTTTCCATCATCGAATATCAAGCCTATATTGTCTAAGGTGCTTTTATTTTCTTCGAGAACTTTTGCTGTTAAAAGGTCAGACGTTGCACCATTATCTTTTAATTCTTTGATTAATTCATCAATTCTACTCATAGCTTAAATTCCAAAATTATCTAAGACATCTTCCACACTAAGGGGAATCAATATTAAGTCACCGGGTAAAATATCCGCTTCGGTTGGACGGGCATTATACCAAGCTATTATCCACCATAATGTAGGATCATTGTAGAATTTGTTAGCCAATTTGTAGTATCTATCCCCAAGCACCCAAATGTGTTGTGTGGTAGCCATACTAGCGCGCTCTGCAACGGTAGGGTGCCTAAGTATCGGAGTTTCATATTGAACAATGTTTTTAGTATTGTTTCTTTTCTGTCTGAGTTTACGATAATACTCGTTGGAGTTATTTAATACTCTGAAATTTTTGTATCTTGACATGGTTTATATACCTCTCAAAAGGTCTTCAGGATCTCCTGATTCAATATAGGCAGCCGCCCTTTCCTGTTTATTGATGGATTCCTGACCTCTCCTTGATGATTCTAAATAATCAAGTTTTTCTTGTTGTCTCTCGCTTAAGTTTTCTTTGTCTCTAAGTCTATTTATTCTATTTTCATCCTTGTTAAAGCGCGCCTTACCACCTAACCCACTGTACCGTGCCAATGCATTCGCACGATCTGCTTCATTTTGTCTCTCTCGTTGGAGTTCTTCATTGAAATCAGCAAATTGTGCTAAAGTCTCTGGTGTTTGCTCTGGTACTAAACCATCAGTTGTATTATATGGAAACCCACCAGCCATAAATTTACCATTTTGATACCCAAGAGTGTTCTCGTGAATAACATCAAAAGACATATTCACTTCAATCAGCTTTGGTAAAACAGTATTTTTACCTAAATACAAAACACCACCACCATTATCAGGGTTTTCGATATTGTGCGATATTGTCAAGCTTTTAATAACGCCCATAGCGCCCTGTGAAGAGTCTGAATTAGATCTGTAGCCAGCAAATTTCTGAAGATCACCACGCTCTTGGCCGGCGGCCAACGCGGCGTCATCGGACGACACTGCTAGATTTGAACCTTGCTTGGCAAGAAGATTCATAACTTTTAATCTGACTAAAGAAGTCTGAGAAATTGTCTGTGCCGCAGGTATTCTTTTATAGGTTGGGTATACAAATTGAGCCAGCTTTTGTGCCTTAGCTAAATTTTCATAAGCCTCACTATATGTTGACGCAGGTATTTTCCAGTTGAGAGTAATATTTCTGGTTGTGTTTTTATACGTATAGATTGAATCTGTCCTTCCGAAGACAGTTTCTTCATTGTACGATGGGGCAATGGAATCATTAAACGAAGTGATGAATGCTTTGAAATACAGATCTTGACCGCTTGGTAAATGTAAAAGGGATATCACAGCTTCATGTTGATTTGCTATATTATCAGTAGCCGAAGAATACTCAATACGACGGCCACGACGTGCATCGACATCGACGATATCGAAGGGGTCGTCCTCGATAATTGTACTACGGTTTCTAAGACTTGATATATCTTCGTCCAAAACTACAGGAAAATATTTTTGACTATCAAAACCTAATCCATCATCACTTTCTGCCATTTTTCAGTCTCCTACTTTTGTTGTCTCATATATTCTTGAACGCTTTCACCAATCACATTCTTTATATAAGTGTTAAATTGTTTACCATTGATTTCTAATTGAATTGTTTGTTTTGGTTGGTATGTGATATTTGCTGGAGCAGCAGAGAAGTTGGCCGCAGCACCAGCAACAGCATTAATTGACATCCCAGCACCTGTTGGGATTTTTTCCATTGCATTGGCGATTGCTTCTATCTCTGCTTTTACAAGCCCAAGGTTTGATACGTTCTCTGTTAATGTTGCTAAGCCAGTAACAAACGTGTTAAATGGGGTCATTTTCTCGCCAAGACTACCAAATGACAGTGATAGGAGAGCTAGAGCCCCAGCTAAGACTACAATTCCGCCTGCAGCAGCAGGACCAGCTAGTCCCAATAGAATGGCTGAAGACGTGAATACAGCCAAGAATACTGATATACCAGTTATAGTATCAAAAGTTGTTTCTAGCCCTTTAAATGATTCAACTAAATAGGACATACCAACTGCTGCTATACCAACCGCGGCACCAATAGACAAAACTGCAAGTGCAAGTACGCCGGTCGGTGCTGCAGCAGCAAATGCGATTTTAGCAAATACTGCAAGTGCTATCCCAAGTGCTGCGATACCACCAACAGCACCTATAATTTGATCGCCTGTAAGTTCACTAAATGCTTTTACTAAGAATGATACACCAAATGCTGCCATAGCGATCGAAGCGCCAATCGCAAGAATTGGCTTAACCATTTTAGAAAGATTAGATGCGGCATCGCCAGATGCTTCGCCCATCGCTTCAATAGCACCGGCTGCATCTTCACCGTTTTCTGCTAGTTGAGTTGCAGCGTCTGAGAGAGGCTGCATTGCTCCACCAGCCATCTTCATTTGTCCAACAGCGGCCTGAGTGGCGCCCTTTTTGCTAAAACCACCAAGAATTTTACCAAATAAATTAAATCCACCTTTGCCTTTGCCACCTAATTCAATACCAAGCATAGATGCTGAACCTTTCATTATTGCGCCGCGAAATGCACCAAAGGCAACCCCGGCGGCAAGTGTTGTCTTAGGAAATTCAGCCATAACTTTAAGAAGTGGAATTAGAGAATTCTCGGCTAGCATCTTGGCGATGTCTGCAACTTTCTTAATATCTTCCCTATTATCTTCAAGTGCAACAGTAAATTCTCTAAATAATTCAACAAGTGGCGCGCTAACTGTTATAAGAGATCGTAATGATGCTTGTAAACTTTCTTGCACATTTTGCACTTCTTTTGCTCTTTCTGCTTGTTTCGCAAAATCCGCAGAAGACATTTGAGTTGCCCCAGCAAGATCTGTAAAATCTCCACTCATTAACTTAGCAAGTTCGCCAACATCATTTAGTCCTGCAGCTTCTGTAAAGAATTTACGTTGAAAATATGACATGTCATCAAATGTCATACCCGTATTTAAAATTGAATCACGCAACATTTCAAAACGTTCTATGGGATCTGTCGCCATCATCAGATCCATAGCATTTACAAAATTGCCTCCCAATGCAGCATTCAATTTACCGGCTTGCGCGGCAGCACCGTCAAATGTATCAAATTTATCAGTAATCTGTACCAAACGACCAATTTCAATACCAGTAATCTTAGCTGCTACTGCTAAGTCTTTAAACGCTCTTGGGCCATCCGAACCTAATTTTGCTATTGAGGTTCCAACACTTGCAAAGTCAGAGGCTATTTTGCTGGGAGATTCACCTATGATGGTTGAAAAATCTGCTAAATCACTAGCTGTGGAGAGAGCCGCTTCGGCAGTTTGACCAAAAAACTTTGTTGTATTTTGAAAACCGGCTGCAAGATCTTGATTTGCGATGCCGAGTTGATTTAAGACTGCAGTTGAGTTTGTTAATTTTACCTGTAAATCTTCGTTAGAAAGCGAAAAGTCTGTAAACGTAGATCTTAAAGCTTGAAATGATTTAGACTGATCATCTAATGAAACACCAAATCGAGTCACTTCGTCTCGGGAGACTGCGAGCTTATCACCAAATTCTACGGTGATCCCAGTTTGTCTTGCTAATGCTTTTGATGATTCATCAGCAGAGAAAGCCAAGCTGATAAATGAATCAACAAGTCCTGTTAGGGCCACAAGGCTCATCGCTATACCGCCGCGGACGGTACCCATTGTCAAGAAAAAATCCTTCATACGGAATATCAAATCCGAATTGACTTCCTCATGACGTTCGTAAACAGTTGTCAATTGTTTGAATCTTCCAAGGGTGGTTCTAATGGAAGCGTTTTGTTGCGCTAATGCTTTGGCATTTTCCTTAACAGCAACGGTATCTTTCGCTAAAGACTCAGTTTTTTCTTTGATCATATCATTAAGCTTTGTGGCCTCAATGAATTCGTCAGCGGTACGTTGTTCATTATCCATGATTGCTTGATGTCGTTGCTTTAAGGCTTCTAATTCTTGTCTACTCGTCGCAAGATTTTGTTCTGCGGTCTTCTGTGAAATGTTAAGAATACTATCAAGTAAAGCTTCATTGTCCCGTAAAGTGTCTCTATAGTCAGTCTGTTCTCTATTGATGCTCTTTAGGAGTTTTTCAATGCTTTTAAATGTTTTAATATCATCAGACATAGGATTATTACCTTGCTTTATTAATTAGTTACAATAAAAAAAGACAGGGCTTTAACCCTGTCCATATTTTTTACGATACTCTGCCGGTACGGGAGGAGCATTATTTGATGTTAAAGTTTGAGATTTTGAGCCACCTTTTGATGCCTCCTCAATTGCTTCTTGCTCTTCCTTTAGTTGTCTAGAGAGTCTTTGAACAAACCACCTACGCAAACCAATTGGCAAATTATACGCTTCAGAAAATGACCACCCACCAGCATATTTCAAATAGAAAAATTGCTCATAGATGTTTTCCATATATTCATCGGTCAGGCCAAAAAAAGTCCGCGGTGAGCGGCACCTCCAAGTCCGCTTCATAGGAACAGTTAATACACTCGAAATCCTGAGTCATGTCGATATTTGGACTAACGGACTGGAATGCCTGCCTAAGATATCTCGCATCGATTGAAGGCATATTGTCAACAACATAGTTAATGGCCTCGGAAGTAGTATTACCATTAACATCAATAATGATGTTCTTAAGTTGTCTGGTCACATTCTTCTCATAATCGCCTTTAGCTTTTTTATCCATTTCAAGACCAGCTAGCAGTACTCTTTCATCAGCACCGGTTAATAAGCGGAAACCAATGTTTAATCCTGATCTTGGTAATTCTACTACAAATGTGCCATCTTCTCGCTGCTTAACTGCACTAGAAACAACTCTATCAACAAGGTTTTTGCCAACTGTAAGCTCACCTAAATTGAATGTGTGCTCTTGTTGAGTAGAACAGTTAGGACATACGACCTTAGTTGTGTAGTCACTGCCATATGCAGATATTCTAGCAGCAATCACAATGGCATTTCTATCACCCACTAGCAAAGTTTCTGGATCAATTGAGTTATCAATGATCAAGCTGGAAATTACACGCTCAAGTGCAACACCTTTCTTGAGAAGACTGCGTGAAGTTAGCATATCTTCTTCTTTTGCTGTCATCTGCTTAATTTCAATCGTTGACTGATTATGGAGCGGATGGCTGGGGTCGTAATAGATACCATTAGATGGTAATTCAACAAATTCCGTTGGAACTACAAAGCTAAAATTATTCGTGGCTTGTACGTTCTGTTGTGGTGGGGCAGTATCCTGTTCCGTTGCGCCGCCGCCACCGGTTACGCGCTTACTATTTCTAGACAATATACACCTCTTTGTTTCTAGATAGATTTATTATATCACAATTTTAATTGTTTTAGAGTTTTTTTAACCGTTAAAGAACTCAGTGCCTTGGTTACCTGCGGTAGCCATCGAGCCCTTGCTGTTCAATACTTCAAGTCGAGCCCAATCGTATGCAATGTCAAGAGAAATCTCAACCAAGCCTTCGCCACCTTCATATTGCAATTGGCCATAATCAACCTTAGTGATAAAAGAGTTCCAAAGTGTCCACTTCTCAATCTCGTTGCCATCACCATCTAACTGGACAATATATACAGTACCAAGAGCACCGGCAGAACGAGACTTGGACATCGAACCTAAATCGTTGGGATTATCCGGTGGACGATAGCCCGACTGACTAACAATGTCTGACAAGGTTGCAGACATATCAGGGTCTCTCGGATCGACCAAGGTCATAGACACTGGGCTCCAAGTAACACCACCGGGGTAGTAAAACTTGTGGTTAAGGTAAACATGTTCACCGGTTGAAACCTCGAAAGATGGCTTGTTAACGGTTTTAGCATACCACACGAGAGGACCACCGGTATCTGCATTGATACCTGTAATCTCTACTTTGAATCTAAATTGTCTCTTTGGATCTTTCAACTCAGTTGATGAGCGATAATCGTCTGACCAGAATGGCATTTTTGGGGTTCTCCTTGTATATTTTTAAATAGTGTGTAAGTTTTTTTTAGTCGTCAAAAGACGCTCCAGTTGATGCAACAACGAAGTCGATTGCAATAAATTCAATCGCACGTGCTGGCTTAACCATGATCTTCGCATAAAGAATATTCTGATCAACGAGATCGGGGGTAGTAGTCGATTCATCAAGAATTAACTTGTAGTCCGAGATACCAAAGTTGGTCTTAACGTTTGCCAAGAATGGCTCAACAAGACCCTTGAATCTGTTCCAAGTTGTGGGAACATTTTGTTCAAAAAGAATTTGAGAAGAGATAATCGAGATCTGCTTCTTCAAGTAGATTACAAGTCTGCGAACATTAATTCTGTCAAGTGCGCTTTGACGCTCTTGTAATGTCTTCTGACCAAATACTACGATTCCAGTCGATGGGAACGAGGCGATTGGGTTGATATTAGAATCATACAACACATCTCTTTCCTTAGAAGTTAACTTAGCTGTGACACCAAGAATTGGTAATCCTGCAGCACCCTCAGTGAGTCCACCGCGGTTAAAGCCGGCTGGTGCAAACCAGAGGTGCGACTTGCGCTCAGACGAGGCGAGAACACCCATCATGGCTACGGAAGGTGGAATCCAAAGCAACTGTCCGTTAGCATCTTCGCGTGTTTGAACCCAAGGATAGAAAGTTGCACCATAGGAAGAATCAATTGCTCTGTTCTTCAAGTTGGTGGCCAACTGTGTTGGGGTGTTAGGAATGCGTGATGGCTTTGTTTTTCTTGTGGAATACTCACCTTCTGCGAATGGTAAGTATGCGTTTTCAAGATCAATAAGTGCCATTGCATCACCTCTATCTTCACAGACACTAATCATTCTCCTTGTCAATGAATCAGTAGTAATACCGGGTGCAGTTAACAAGTTGATATCAACAAACTCGGGATCTGCTAATGTATCAATTGCTCTAAGAAGCGTGTAGTATGTGTAGCTGTTCTGCTCAGTTGCGGCAGCGCCTCTACCATTGTTGAAGAATGGGTCAGGCTTGGTAATATCAAGTCCGTCAAATCCACCCCAGAATGGCGCTGTGAACTTATCGTAACCTGCTTCGAGTGCGGCCACATACGACGCAGATGTAATTGAGCGACCACCACGACCGTCAGAGCCTCTAGAGCCAGAATCGTAATAAGCTCCGTTATCACCCAAGACGATATCATCCAAGGTGAAGACGTATGAATAAGGGTCGATACCAGTCGTAGATGACTCAAGAGGATCATCAGGAATAGAATTATTCAAGAGTCTGTTGACCATACGTGTGCTCGGGTCGAATCTATCAGAACCACTGGTTTGAGTAGTTTGGATACCGAAGTAGGTGCTTTCCGAAGACAATGCGCCAGCCGATGCCGAGACTCTAAGTCTAAGATCAGGATATCTTAAAGAAGCTGTAATTGCGGCTTGCCCTTCATCAGTTCCTTTAAGTGCAAATCCACCAGATAAGTGATACTTTGCAGGCGAGCCAATGCCATCGCCGTTTAAGAAGAAGTATTGATTAGGCGTTGAAGGTGCATTTGGTGGTGTTTCATCAGATGCGTGTCCAAAGATGGTAACCTTGCCTTCACTGTATCTAGGCGGCCCATAGAAGCCGAATGGAAGAAGAAGTGGATCAGTAGCTGCGGCTTCGACATCAGGGTTCATCTCAACATAAACAAACTTAGACTGATTTGCATATTCGCCGTATAACCTAAGTCTACGTTCATGATTATTCCACTCAAAGAATTGATCACCAATCTTTCTCGCAACAAAGTTTGGAGACGCTGGATCTAAAGTACACTTATCAAATCTTTCAACAACTTGAACTGCACCATCAGAATCGCTAATCATTCTCAATACTACAGAGAAAGTTCCGTACTCTGTTGTAGAAGTAGTGGACTGCAAGATGTTCTCAATTGAAACTTTTAAGTTCCGGTTAATGTATTCACCGTGACCTCGACCTTTAAGTCGGAACAATCTTTGAGGTGCAAGATTACCACCGGGAACTTGTAAATCTTGACTGATAAACCAACCAGCCTTAGCTTCTGTGGCTCCCTTGGCTGCAACGTCCTTCATATTCGCAGGAGTATTAGAATCAGGGTTGGTTCCACTCAAAGCGACTACTCCAATAAATCCGACAAGTGTGGTACTACCTAACTGATCACCAGTGATGTCTCTTGCTTCTTGCTCGTATGTTTCACCAAGCCAGTAATCTCTTTCAACACTTGTGGGGTAGAAGTTACCATCTTTTACAATTGTTGGGTTGGTGTTGAAAACCTTACGAATATAATTTCTGTTGTTTGGATCGAGAGAGAATGGAATCTCTTCTACGACATCTGTAGAACCAGTAATAATTCTAGCAGTAAACAATCCATTACCATCGGACACAATCGGCATACCAAAGGAAGAAGTAGTTCCTAAAGCTGGTGCGCGTCCGGTCTCGGTACCGTAAACTGTACCAGATAATTCGATACGACTATCTTGAAGATACCACACAGCAGCTAAAGAGGCAGTTGCTTGAGTTCCTAAACCACCGCCCGACGCGGCGTCAAAAGACGATGAGGGTGCGATGAACAATCCGAAAGCTCCTCCACCATCACCGGTGCCGGCACGGTTTTTAGTTCTCCAGCCTGCCAAAGCATCTGCTTCCTCTTCAGCCTCAGGATGTTGATGTCCTAAAAGTCTCATGTATGTTAAAGGTGCAACGTTGGGTCGTAAGAATGCTTTGGCAGCATATGTTCCGTACATAGGCGAAAGATAATTTCCATCACGGTAGACATCGCCACCTGAGCGGCCGGCGACTGTTTCGCCAAAGTTTTCAACGAATTGAGAATAAGACTCTACTCTGACTGGCTGCATAGAGATACCTCTCTTTGCGCGGCCAATAACTGCAGGGCCTATTGTATCTGCAGAGCGGGGGATAAACGAGTTATCAATTTCATTAATAAAAACTCCCGGGGATACAAATTTAAATTTCTTTACTGACATAGTGTTGCTTTCCTTCTTTAGAATGAATTTGTCATAATGACGGGTATATCATAACTTAAATAGTATTTCTATCTTCAAAAGGAGGAAGAGAAACGACAAAATAACGTTCAGTTCCTGATTTAATCTTCAAAAAAGCTGGCTTCCCCCGGAAATGGCTCAGACTCTCTTGGAAAAGTTACCTCAACAAAGTTTTCCTCAACCCTTACTAATTCTCTATCATCATTGGGGCCTTCGCCTATTAGGTAACCTAAAACTCGTATAACTATATCGGTTTGAAACATTCTTACTTCTTCGTTTAAAGTCGCAACATTATTGTTGTGGGCAAAGCTTTGATCTATAAATGCCTCGTAAATGTGTCCATTTCTTCTTAACAAAAACGAATTAATTTGTCCAGTCCTTGCGATAAAAGGTTGCATTAATGAATTCATCTGTTGTTGGTACTCAGAACGAATAGTTATTTTGTATTCTAAATTAACATATACAGGAATAGGAATGGACAAGGTTTGAATTACAACTTTGTGATTTACTCTCGGAAAGTTTTGCTGTATCTTACCTGAGTTATATGAACGTGTTCCTGAAGCAACAGCAAAGTTTCTAGTCTTATCTTGCTTGATTTTCTTAGCAATCACCATTCTTCCGCTTCGGCCATTGCCTTTATCAGAAAAAAGATGGGCTTGAAATGATCCTTTGGCAGCAGGATCCTTAACAATTCCTGTTCTTTCAATGCTGACAACAGGCAAGATAATAGAACCTTCGTCATCTCTTAACGAACGATCATTCTTGACTTGGAATGAACGCTCTGGTGATTGCCAGAATACTGGCACTTTTGTATACCCAGCATTTGTTTTAGCTATTAATTCAAGATCTTCCTTGAGCCAAGAAACAATTGAGTAATCTATATCTTCTATAGACGAGCCAAGCATTCCGATCTCTTTTAGTGTAAATCTGTCTTTGGTTGGTGGTAATTGTGCAAAATCAAAGTTATCAGGTAGCATCGAATAATCCTCTTCTAGCACGCTTGCAGATTGCCATTGTCTCAAACGTGTGTTCAACTTGACCAAAAAGTTTTCTTGGTGACGTTAACTTAACTATCTCGTAATATAAATCTCCGTATAAAACAAAATCACCTTGTCGAACAAAAACATCCTGATCATCAGTCAAACGTCTTTCGTGAAAATATACGTTAATCATTGCATTCGCATCTACACCAACGCCTTCAAGATATGATGTAGTCTCTTCTTCAACATTAACAAGAGCATATATTCTTATTGGTGGTAAGAATGTTTTTTCCACAGCCTCACCATACATATCATGAAAGTCAGTTCTTTCTATGTCGATAGAATAGTATAGAATCTGCTGTCCAATGACTTTTTCAATTAATTCATCATTGACTTGCTTAACAAGGTCTCTCTCCTTCTTACCCAGAAAGAGAGGTGGTGGCGGCTGCTCTGGTCTGTTCCATTCATCTGCCATCTACTTTACCCTACAAAAATTGGTAATGGAGAAGATTTGAAAACTGTCTCTGTTGCTGCAGCAGACTCGGCATCGTATTTAACAAGCTCTTTGTATTCGACCTCTTTAAGCATCTCCATCAATTTGTCCTTAAGTTGTTGCTGCTCATCTTTAGCTTGAGCTAAGAGTTCACTGTGGTTTAACGTTACACTTTCACCCGGAATAGGAATAGTAGTAAATTTACCTCTAATTTGTCCAAGCATTTCTTTGCACAATGCTAGCGCATATTTTCTAATCCATTGTTTACCTATTGAATTTATATTCTCAAATGGTATGTTGCCAAATGGCAGAGTGTTGATATTGTTTATACCATCGACACCATCATCATAACCAGAGTTAGATTCAAATACATTCTGATCATCAATGTAAAACCTAAACCACATAGTCTTAATAGAATCAAATCCGTAATCACCGGGTCTTGGATATATTCTTAACTTGTTGTCTATGATCTCGTAAGAAAAATGAGATGTTCTTGTATAGATTGAGTCCTCATACATTATAGCTTGCATCTTGTTTTGCCACGTAGGCACAATTTCAAATGTAGAATCATCTGCAAACTGTCCATATGTTGAATAGTTACCAATAACATTGATACCACCATAATAACCAAAGAATCGCCACATTGCTCTTGGCGTTTTGAAGAAGACTTTGTTAACAATAATTCTTTTATTTTCTACTTTGCCTGCAAATGGAACTACATTCCCATTATCATCAACACCATTTGTTGATTGTGTTTCTAAAATTTGCTGCAAGTCATAATCTTGTTGACCGCTAACTGAATTAAACGATGCGGAGTATTGTTGAATAGTTCCACCAAAACCAGCCATTGCAGCCATAGAGTCGCCAATTCTTCTTTCCTGTTGTGCTTGAAATCTTGGATACTTCATGCTTGCACTAACAGGACCAGACATTCTATTACCATTGTGATCAAATGTACCCGTTACATTTCCAAGTGCATTCGAGATACTGTTTTTACTTTGATGAAGGTTTACAATATAAGAGTACTCTAGTACAGCCTCTTCATATGCAGCATAAACATTGTCTGTTGTTAGTTCTATATCGACAACGTCGCCACCAAGCTTTTTATATGTATAAGCTACTTGGTCAGATGCGCCACTTAAAAATTCAATTGAGCCAGTGTAAATACCAAACGGAACTGCGGATGCGACATCATCAGTAGAACCAGTGGACGTTAAGACAATGGCGCTTTGTTGAGATTTAGGATTTAAATTTGTTGGCATTGATTAGGTTCCTCAAATTAATTAGTAAAGAGGCAATCAATGACCACCTTTAAAATACATAAGTTTTAAACTATTCAGTTGTTTGTTTCTTCTGAGTAGTTTTCTTGGTAGTCTTTCTGGTTCGCGTTTTTCTAGTTTTACTAGTTGTTTTGGTAGTAGTCTCTTTAACCTTAACACCTGCAGAGCCTGCAGTTTTAACAACGGTCTGCTCAACTGTATTCACTTTAGCAACTATCGGAGTTGAAATTGTCTCCTCAACTATTGTTGCAGGTTCTTCATCAGTGCTTGATACGCTATTAATTGCTTTTAACACTGGATGATTAGAATGCTTTGCATTGAATTTTTGACTAATACGAAGTCTGCGTTTTTTGCCCATTATGGCCTCCTGTTAGTAGTAAATAGTATCAAAATATTTAAAAAGTAAAACCCCCCAACCCGAAAGGGAAGGGGGGCAAAATTTAAAAGTTTAATTTATTAAACAACAGTGATGTACTTGACGTAGAACCTTACAGCACCAGCAGTAATGTTGTTAGCGCTAATTGTGATTGCACCATATACATTTCTAGCTGAGGCGCTAAACGCTGAGTCAGCGACAAGCGCTAGCGCCGTTGCGCCGCCAAGAGCCGCTTGAGTGACTGGGTTAGAGCTATTGCCCTTTCCAACCGCCAATGCAGCGCCCGAAGAAGCTCGGATAGAATCATCATCATCAGCAACGATTTCTTCGCCTGCGGCTTGGGTACCAAATGTGGCACCAAGTTTTGCCGCGCCGCTCAAAGTGAATTGAGTTGTCACAACCAGACCAACCTCAGTAATAATAGAATTAGCGGGAATAGAGATTCCTGATGTATCTCCAAATCCACCGGTTCCATCTGCAGAGATTTCGTCAGAGTAAGCAGCCATCTCAACTCCCTTAGTGGCAGTGAGTCTTGTGCCATTCATTGTTAACTCTCTTCTTAAATTTTCAATCAAAGCCTCAATTCTTGCGAGACCAACTCTTTTACTTCCCATGTTTAAAACCCTCCATTTATAATCATGTCAAAAACATAATAGGAAAGACTACTGTTGTAGCCTTGTCTATAAGTAGTTTTAAGATACAGGAAAGCCCTCGTTAAAAACGAGGGCTTTGCACTGTGACTAACTAGCTAGCTATTAAGCTTTAGCGCCAGACTCACCTAAGAGACCACGGCAGATAACTAACCCGTAAAGATCTGGACGAACCATCTTCTTCGCGTAACGGGTCATGACACCCTTACGTGGCACGAAGTCTTCAGGTCCGAAGATCGTAGGAGTAGTTTGGAGTGGTACGTATGGTGCGTACACATAACCACTTTCAAGGAAAGAGGTACCGCGACGACCAACAAGAATCACGTTACGCAAGAAGTAAGGATCGACGTAAACATCGAACTTCTTAGTAAGTGCTCCGATTCTCACAGCACCAACGGAACCACGCTCATCATCAGCAGTGACGGAAGCACGGAAACCAGCGGTGAACTCAAGGATGTTCGCAACTTCAGGTCCGCAGACGATGAAGTTAGCGCCACCACGAAGAGTCTTGCGGTGAATTTGAGCAGAAACATCGTTAATGGTTTCAACGAGGGTTTCATACCATTCCGAAACAGTACCGGTGAAATCGGGAGCAGCCGAAGCAGCACCAACTTCTTGACCAGTTTCACGGTTAAGGAACATACCGGGCGAACGAGACCAGTAGAATGTACCAGCAGTTGCACCGCGGACGAGATCTTCAAGAATCTCACGATCAATCTCAAGAGCAATTTGCTCCGAAAGGATCGAGGTCAACTCAACTTCTGCGTCAAGGTTGTGGTAGGCGTTAAGGTCTTGACCTAACTCCGGTGTCCACTTAGCCTTGAGCTTCTTGGTAGCTGCGGTAACAGCAACCGAGTCAACCTTAATGTTGATTTCGGGAATATCTTCATTTCCTTCCAAGCCCCAAGTTGCATCACCAATAACCGAACCAAGTGAACCACCATTTTGGAAGTCATCCTTAATGTGGAACTCGTAGTCAACGTGAGACGCTGCAGCACCAGTGAGTGCACCCAAAAGCGAATCTTGGTCACCGTTATCAAGAAGAACGGAACCAGAAGCTTGGGCAAGAACAAGAGTAATCTTGTAGTTTGCAGTAGCGGGATCTTGCGATGTAGAACCAGAGGAAACCGAAGTCAAGCGACGAACGATTTTAGCTGTGTTCTTAATGTCATCCGAAGTACCGGCACCAAGCTGAATGGTAACTAAGTTATCAACTGCTAATTGTTCAAATTGGGTTGAACCAGTTTGCTCGACAACAGCAACCAATGTACCAGAAAGATCTGGATCGTATTGGGTAAGGCTGTCAAGAGTTGCCTGATCAGCAGCGCTGAGTGGTGCAGCACCTTCTCCAGCGACAGCACCAGCGGTACCCGAAGCAATGAGAACAAGATCTGCAGTTGCACAACGAACAGCAGAGCCGGTTGGCGATGCGTACCCATTGTTAAGTCCGTAAGGACCTGCTTCAGCGTTGTCACCGGTTAAGCTGATACCACCAGTGATTTGCGAACCAACAACACCGCCGCCGTAGAACGACGAATCAGCAGCGTAACCCGGCTTTGCAGGGGTTGGGCGCAAGCTATCGACAGTAAAGTCGAGGAAGAAAATGAGACCCGATGGGAGACTCATAGGTTGAACGGCGACGAGATCGTTGGCAATGAGGCCAGCGAAAACGCGACGAACAATTGGGAAAGCTACGGCAGCGAAACCTTCAACATCGCCACCAGCCATAGAAGAACTCTCGCGGAGTAATTCCTTTGCTTGGTTTTCAAGCAATCGTGCCATGTTCTTGCGAGAAACATCAGTTTCAAGTCCCTCAAGAAGTCCGGTCTTCTCCCACTTGGAAAGAAGAGCATGACCTTCGGCACGCATATCACGATTGACAACACCTTCGGTCAATCTTTCGATAATGCTAGACATAATTTATCACCTCCTTTTATATATGATTTATTTTATTCCAGCTAGTCTTCTCATACGATCCGCAAAAGGATCCTGAGAAGTTGCTTTGGTCTCTTTACGAGACGCGGTTAATACAGAAGATCTATTACTTATTGCTTCGCTAAGTGATTGTGGGCTTCGCTTAGGCTTGGCCTCCACTGTGCTTTGAAGCGTTTCATAGATTGTTTTTGCTTCTGTGACAGAACCAGCACCGGAAATTGCTTCGACAATTTTATCTTTTTGTCGCTCATTTAAGGAGGAATTTCTTAATACACGGTTCGTATAAAGTAGTCTTGCATTGGAAAGATTAACGTCAAATAAGTTTTCCTTTAATCCTTCAATCGTAGACTGATAGGTTGCTAACTCTTCTTTTAAGTTCTCATTATCGGTGAGCACTTCTTGAAGTTGTGTGTTAGACTCATTAAGTTCTTCTTGCTCTTCTTCAAGCGCAGCATCATCTTCGCTTTCGGTTGAGGCTTCGTGAGCAAGCTCCCTTTCTTGCTCGTGTTTTAATTGGGAAGTGGGGCGGCCGGCCCAGCCGGATAACTCTGCACCCATATCTGCAGTGAGCTTTTCCATTACTGCATCAAATAATCTTTCTTCAAGCGGCTTTGCATCGCGAGTGCGGCGAACGGCGGGGCCGATTTCGTGATTTCTAATTGTTTTTATGTGTGCGAGTTCTTCATTCTCAAGCATGTCTACGATTTGCCCAATTATGTTTCGATCGATTTGGCCTTGAGCGGGGGTGAGTCCGAGTGCCTTAGCAACCATGAATGCGATTTGCGCTGTACCGGTCTGACCAAAGACTTTGCCAATGGGATTCCTCATTTGATCTGCTGCTTTATCTAGTACACTTGGCAACACCCTATCAATGTCATAGCCATCAAAGCCGGCTGGTTGTTGTTCAGACACCGTACCTACTTGAACTTCCTCATTTGTTCTCTTCTTGGCTACGTGTTTACGAAGTTGCGGTGGAACTTTACTTAAATCTTTGTCATCCTTGTCATCGTCATCACCTTCTTTAGCTTCTTTATCCTTTTGAGCTTTTGTAATCGGCTCATCTCTATCACCATCACCATCTACATCAGGGAAGTCTGGCTTTTCATCTTCTTCGAGTGTTAAATCAACTTCTTCATCAAGTTCGTTTGAGAGTGCTTCAATTGCTTCTTGTAAAGCGCCTAAGTCAAGAGTCACTTCCACATCTTCACCTTCAGACTGTAAAGAGTCGAGATTGACACCATCATTCTCTGCCAAGCCGTCTGTAGCGGCAAGAGGCACGTCATCACTCTGCTGCTCTACTACATCTTCACCATTTGCTTGAGTTGCCTCTTCAGCGGCTGGTGCACCCAAGCCTAAATCTTCTTCTTGCTCCAATAAGCTTTCAAGTGTTTTCTTTACCTCTTCGGCATACTTTTCAATAACAACAGATTCAGCATTTTTGAGTGCTGATTCGCGAAGTGCTTTTGCATCCACGATGGATTCGTTAAGAAGATTAGACATGAATTTACTCCTAAATTGACAATAATTCAGAAATAAATAGTATTATTATGGACGGAAAGCCATTTTAATCATTCATTATTTATTAACTAACTGCTATGAATTTTGATCAAATTCCCAGACAGAGGTGAGAGTCACTGTTCCGGGGTTGCTAGTTGGATTAAATTTAACGCCAACAATGTCGCCCGGGCCATAGTTTGCAGTATCTGTAAAGTTAAAGGTATATGTTGTATTAGCGCTTGCCATATTAACTGTTATGTCTTCAGTAGATGTGCTGCTAACATTTTGTGCACCGTCTACATTACTGTGCAAACCAATAACTGTGCTTCCGGGTGCTGATGTTGCTCTAGCAACAACTTTAATAAGCTTTCCAGAAAATGGTGCCACTAATTTATTATTATCATTCTGCACTGCATCAGAACCATTCGTATCAAATCTTACAAAGTGCGCAGTAGATCCACCGGGTGCAAATTTGTGACTTGTCATATGTAAAGATTTAGCTCTTAATGAACCTGATATGGTTGTGTTACCATTTCCAGCAACCTGAAAAGCATTGGTGAGTGAGTCACTCTTTGCTGTGATCAGCGTTTCTGCTGTCGAGCCACTTACACTAAGTATGCCTCCATCGATATGTCCACCACCCACAAGAACTTGACCGGAGCCAGTAACAGCAAAAATAATTCGTTGTCCGTCGTTCGATGCTCCTTGGAACAAAGCTAAAACTCTATTATTCCCAGCTTCATCAGACGGTCTAACAAAAAGCATTCCATCGGCTGGCCCATGTCCTCCCAAAGTTCCAATAGATAATCTTGGGGTTGAGCCTGTTACATGCATTCCCAAGGAACTTGTGATTGCTTGGGCTGCTTGAACAGTACCACTAACATTTAAAGTGTTACCGAGAGTGGTGGCGCCAACAGCTTGAAGGGTACTAGAGCCAGAAATATCACCAGTTACAGATAAAACTGTTCCATTAAATGTAAGATTAGCTTCGGCATTTGCTTGCCCGGTACCATCAGAGGTAATTACACGGTTAGCCGATTGATTTGTAATACTAGTAAGAGCCGGAGCGGTGCCATTAGATGCAGCGGTTAATCTACCTTGTGCATCAACAGTTAAAGAAGTATATGTATAAGAACCAGCACTGACAGATGTATCATCAAGATTAATAGTTAAGGTATCTGTAGCGGCCGCTGTTGTTGATATGCCTGTACCACCAGCAATATCAACTGTATTGCCATCAGTAATTGACTGATTGGAACCTGCATCTCCTTGAAGCGTCCAGCCTGACATAGTTCCACCAGAGCCAGTAATATTTTGCAGACGTGAACCATCACCGTGAAACGAAGAGGCAGAAATTGGAGTTGAGGCAGAAACATGTGTGTTGATTACTTCAAGACGCTGAGAGCCACCGGTCAAAAGTTTAATGGTATCATCTTCAAAATCAATTTTTGTTTCGTCAGGATCGCCCTCAAACTGAATATCTCCAGAGTGTTGTGGTCCTTTGTTGTTATTATATGCCATGTTAAGTGGTTCCTTCGTTTATAAATAGGAATCAAGTTCCTTTGGTGCCAATAATGTACCAGTTTTCACCATCGGATTGAAAAGTTCTCGAAGAGTAATTCATTTTGATTTCTGTTCTATTGTTTAAATCGATTTTACTATCTTCACAAACAACATTAACTTTATTGGCTGTCAGTTTGATTTTGCCTGAATCTGCTTTTTTAATAATGATAACTCTTCCAATATTATTTTGTGCTGGTGGTAAATTTACATTAACAGGATTCTTTTGTGCATCACATATAATTGTGTAATCGGCAGTGTTGACATTATACGTTTCAGAATTAACTTTAGTAATATTGTGATGAACAGCACCTTGACAAATCATTTTGGCTTTATTGATAATTGTAGTCGCATTAAGAGTACCATTTAAGTTTAATGCATTGTTTTCTGTGTCAAAAGACAGCGAGTCTGTCGATTCAAAATTTCTTTTTCCCCTAAATTGTAAGTTACCTTGCTGGCCACTTGGATGGGGAACTTTTGTTCTAATATATGAATCATATAAATTAGACAATGTGGTGCTAGTAGGCTGTCCTCTAGATATGTCACCAACAATCACTAAGTCATTGTCACTCAAGTTTTGGCCTTGTGAATTAATTGGCTCTAAATTAGTAGGATCAATAGATAATTTGTTTGACTTAACAGAAATACCAGAGTTCGGTGACAAATTAACACCTATACCCTCATCAGTTAATAATAGTCCATTGTGTGTATTAAGTTGCAGCACACCTCTAACATTCTGCAACCCTAAACCGTGATTTATAAAATTAGCATTTATTTGGCTTGTAAATGCATCAGAGGGAATATCTTGTAAATAAATACCAGAACCAACAAACGTGTTGGCCGCTATGGTGTTGGCAGTTAAAGTTTCTGTATCTTGGTTATAGGTTAGGTTATGGTGAGTGCGCGCACCGTGCTCTTTATCACAAATCACTAACCCATTATTTACATTACCTTTTATGCTTTTTATGGCAACATCTTTCATAGTTGCACAAGGACTTTGTGCATCTGTATCCCAGAATACACTTGCACTGACAGTGTTTTTAAAAACTTTTACACCACCAATCTCCTGATCTGCGTGCTGATCAACCGAACCCTGTACACTACCTTTTAAAACATTGTATGCCATTTCAAACCCTCTCAACCATAAATAGATGAACTAATTGTTTTGTCTTGTATTATGTAGGCTCCAAAATTACTGAAATGCTCTGGAAAATAATACATCTGATGCTTTTCAACTATTTCTTTGACAATAATTTTCATTTGGTCGGAATTACCAGTTACAATCTTAATTGGAGTTTCATTTAAAATTATAAACTCTTCAACTAGATAACGTGCTTCAATGTGTGTCTTTCCGTGTAAATCTAAAACCTTCACACAATAAGTAGTATAAAAAAAAGGATGCCCCCACAAGGGAGACATCCAAAAGATTCAACAAAGTTGAAAAAGGTAGATTACACAATCTTCCACTTGTTTGCAACCATGTATACACAGGTAACAGCAGCAAGTGGCGACTCAAGAACAACAGCAGACTGTTCATCGATGTCGTGACCCGCATCACCGCGAGCAACAACAAGGATACCAGAAGTTGAGTTCTTGACTGTGACAACATCACCGACAGATGGCGAAGCTGGAAGAAGAACTGTACCACCAGCAGAGCCAGTAGCGAAGTTATAACCTTCCGAGAGGTTGGAGCCATCAACTGCAATAGCAACCGAGTTGCCTTGAACACTAAGTTGTCCAGATGCAGCCGAGAGACCAGCACCAGCCATACCAGCAACAAGGTCAGCAATGCTTTCTTTCTTACTTGCATTGCCATCATTAGCGTCAATAATAGCAATGCTGTCGGCAGCAACGTCAATATCAGCAGCAGATAATTCGTTGAGGTCAACACTCAGAACCTGAGAAGATATAGCAAGACCAACACCTGCGGTAGCAGCCTTAAGCTTTAAACCAGAGTCATCTTCTAATGCTGTAGTACCAGCAAGCTGAACAGCGGAACCAGCAACCTTATCACCAGTGGTAATTTGGTTAAGCTTGCTATCTGCGATTGAACCAGCAAGCATAGCGTTGGTAACACCAAGAGCCTTAATTCTGAGAGCATCGGAGTTAGTCTCAATAGACGAATCATCGACACCGACAGAAAGAACACCAGAAGTTGCAGCAAGACCGTCACCAGCGATTGCAGTAGCGTAATCAGCAAAGCTTTCACGCTTAACAGAACCATCAGCATCAAGCATCATAAGTTGATCTTCAGCGACAGCAACATCAGCAGCCGGCATGAACGAAGCACTAATCTTAAGATCAGCAACGTTAGCACTGTTTTGGAATGGTGTCATTCCAAGACCACCGTCAGCTTCAACATCAAGCGAGAAGCGAAGCGAACCACTGAGACCGACAGCCGATAACTGACCTAAGCCAGCAATGTCTTTGCTTGCATCAAGAACAACAGTCTTAGAAGCAACAGCGGTACCAGCAGTAGCACCATCGTTAAAGTTAAGCTCTGCAGCAGTTGAAGTAACTGCAGCACCAGCAATCTGAAGACCACCTGCTTTATTAACGTTGAAGTCAACGTCGTTAGCAATAGTCAAAGTTTGAGCGGCAAAAGTCATCATGTCAGTATCAGCATCACAACCAATAGTTGAATTGTTATCAACAGCTAAAGACTTAAGCGCGGTATCACCATCGGCATCGACAGCAAAACCAGTCATAGTAATAGTGCCCATAGTAAGATCACCACTACCATCAATGTCAGTTGCGGTAGTGATTGCACCACCAGCAGCAACACCGACGAAAGAACCTGCACCAGCAGCGTTAATACGAGTGGCCTCTGACATAACGAGATCACCCTTTAATTGAAAGTTGCCAGAACCAGAAATAATACCGTTGTCATCAAGTTTGATCTTGACGGAACCGTCTTGAGCCTTGACTTGAACGTCACCTTCTTGGTCCAAAGCACCGGACAAGATTGCCTGTCCGAATTGAAATTTGTAAGCCATGTTTAAAAACCCTCCATTTTAAGTTTTATTTATAGCTGAACGGGATACACCTATCCATATTTTGTATGAACAAATAGCAAACCGCTCACAATTAAATAGTATGTACCGCGTAGTATTTTTCTATGTAATGAAGTATTTATTTGCACCGTTACAATAAAGCTGGATAGATGCAAAAGGTGATTCCAAAATTACTGAATTTTGACCATCGATTGTTTGTGAACCAGATGCTAAAATTGTTACGTTATTGGATGCTGCTGTACCTGCCTCATCTTTCACAACATAGGTTTGACCATCTAAAAGATTAGCAGCATCAGGTAGTCTAATTGATAGCACACCATTGGTAGTGTTAGTGCCGATATAATAGTCTGTGGTGGATGCCGTTATAGTGGTATTTACATTTCTTCTGTTAAGTTTAAGGCCACCAAAAACCTGTAAAATATTATTATTGAAAATAAGGTTGTTGGAGCCACTAATTGTGCCTGCTCCGGCGTCATTGCGAAATTGAAGTGCACCGACTGGTCCTTGAGCATTAGCATTCCCACCCCCACCAGCACTGATGCCTGTGAGGAGGCTGCCATCACCCATTAGATATGAAGCAGAGATACCTGTGCTAGCCGTAATTTCTCCAGTAACATTTAATGTTTCACCATCAAATGTAAGATTAGACTCACAAGTTAATGTATTGGCATTACCATCTACATTTGTTATTATGGCATTATTTGTTGCATTACCAACTCTAGGAACATTAATAACTTCTGCACCGTCCGACGTGCTTAGATTACCAGATACAATATTTCCCGGGGCTTGATCTTTGCCCGGGCCAAAGTATAAGGGTGCAATTACTGAGCCGGTGAAAGAGTTTTTTGCCATGCGGTGTCTCCTTCTTTAATTAGAAGACAAACCAGTTTGTCCCGTTTGAATACACACTAATCGCTGGCATAGTACCAGTAAGAACATATGTTCCTTCATTATCAAACAATTGATTACCGCCAGCAGTGCCGGTTAACGTAATATTATTACCACCACCAGTTCTTGCAGGAACTTCGTCTTTGATTATCCACGTAAGCCCAACCGGCACCGCTGAGGCAGATGGAAATACTAGTGTAGTGGCTGTGGTTCTAGTCACGCCATATATATGACTGCCTTGTGTCAGTGTTGTCGGTGTTGCACTAACAGCAGTATAGCCGCCAGCAAAGCCGGCGACACTAACAACCTTTTGAGTTGCACTAGCACTTAAAACAAAATTTGTTGCTGGGCCGGCACCGGCTTCTGTAACAACCAAGCTGCCTGTCCGCATGTGAGTGTCATCATTTGTATTACCAAAAAATGTAGAACCAGTTGCATCAATCCTAGTGATATCTTCATAATGAAAAACACTTGCTGACACTGAACCAGTGACTAGAAGGTTTCCTGATAGCACCAGCGTATTTGGCGAATAAGGATGCAACGATGTATCAGAAGCAGTATGATAAACAAGTGCTGCTACACCAAGAGTAGAATTATGGCCAGTTAAAAACTGAACAGAACCCGTTGGCCCTGCAGCTTGTCCAGCACCTTCACTCTCATCGGTGCAATTTACATATGCCCATCCAAAATTTGCCACGGGCCTAGCCTACTCCGTCAGAGCCTTTCCAGTTTGGACCGGCATCGGTTTCGACTGATGAAGCATCAATATTGGTTAAACCAGCAACAATATCAAAAGTGAACGCGCTGCTATCTTCAGACATAAAATGCAATTCGCTAACTTTAAGATCTAGAGGGCCGGTAAAACTTCCACTACTATAAACTCTAAAGTTTTCGTTTCTATGTAAACCATCTTGACTAAACGCAACGCGAAGTTCACGATTAAGTTGATCTTGGTGAGGGGAAATTTGAACCCACTTGGTGACTTTAGGGAATGTTATTTTTAATGTATTTGAACCACTAACAGGTGCCAAGCACGAACCTGTTGCAAACGGCTTTCCGCTAACTTGATAGGAACCGACGTTGTTTAGTCCAACTCTTGTATTCCAGTTTTGTAGTGCCATTATTAAACTCCTTAAAATTTGTTTTACATTGTAAATAGTTACTAAATTTTTCTACGCCGTCTTTCTATCGCCCTTTGCTTTTTTCTTTCTTCTCTAAGACGTGCTCGCTGGGCTCTTTCTTTTTTAATCTTCTTTTTCACGGAGGGTTTCTCATAGTGCTTTCTATCTCTAACTTCCTCTACAATTCTTTCTTTTTTTACTTTTTTAAGAAAACGACGAATTAATCTTTCATTGCTTTCTCTATTGTTAAATCTTTTTGTGACAACTTGTGATTTCTTTTTCATTATTACCTACTTTAATCTTTCCCATATTTTAGATGACTTACCTAAAATAGAACTAATATCAACACCGGCGTCACTAGGATCGCCTAAATCGACGGCACCAGCAGCCTGTTCACGCTGAGCAGGGGCAGGTGTAGTTCCTTCAAATAAGTCTACACCATTGAAAGCATCTTTATTGATTGCATCCATTAATTTCTTACGTTGTTCTTTCAATTTAGTATTGTTAGGCTCTCTAACTATTTGCCTAGGGGGCTCTTTGCTTTCAACAATAGGGGCGGCTCCCACACCCTTAACTACTTCAGAAACAACATTAGACAAAAGCCCTTCTTCTATAAGAACTTCATGAATGCACTCTTTTACGAGTGGCTTGATAACTTTTTTTAATTCTGATTTTTTCATTATACTCTCTTAATTTTTATCTAAAACCTCATCGATAAGTTGATTGATTTTAGATTGCTTTCCTTCCTTCAGTCCAAACTCTTTTGCTTCTCGCATCATAAATGCACCGGGAGTTGATGGCTCTGATACCACATCGAAACATACTAACTCAAAATCTTCTTGCACTATAGATTTACCATTGCGCTCAGTGACAGAGCCAGTTCCACGAGATGATATTCCAATAGAGCATCCGCCCTCTACTAATGCACGCAATGTTTTACCAGCCGGTGTTTCAAGGACTTGAATCTTGCCCATTACCTTGTTACCATCCATCCATATTTCATTGACCTTGTGAGACACTTTTTCAAGTGATACTTCAACTTTATCAGGATGATCTAATTCACCCAAAGCTCTGTTTTGCTCAACGAGTTGTTGATACTTTTTGACTTCTCTTTCAAGGACCGGTCTTGTATAGACCCGACCATTACCGTTTAATGTTTCACACATTTGCATAATTCCTGAAAGAATCATACCGCCTTCGGAAACAAATCGCTTTTCAGCCTCGGTTAGTAAATCTTGGCAAACACCGCCCTCGCAAAGTTCGTAAAATTCTCTTAATAATTTCTTACCCATAGCTAAGATCCTTTACAGCAACGCCTAACTGGCTGAAGCATCCACTTGTTTGTCCAAGTGGCAGGACTCTGGGTTTGCGTGTTTGTGTTCATGTTTAATTCCCTCATCTCCAAAAATCATATTAAGAACATATGATGTTCCTGACGATAGCCATCCCATAAGGAAAAAATTGGTTACCGTTACATCAAAATTAAATAGTTCTGTGAATGGAGAAAGTAGCAATAAAAACCAACCTATGTGAAAGCCCATACACATAGGGCAATTAAATAGTTCACCTAGACGGCCCTCTTTGGGACGAATGTTTTTAAAAATTTTACCGTATACTACTATTTGCGTTAATCCATATGCACATAGTATAAATGTTATTAGTTCCATTAATTCCTCAAATAGTATACATATAGTTATAGGCGTATGGGTCACGTATGTACCCGGGTCTAATTGAACCCTTCTCTGCAGCTTGGGGAACTTCTCCAAGCTCTGTTGAGTATTCTTTATCAGGATCTAGTACATGATTGTCATCCATAGAGACGATGGCTTCGACCTGTTCAAAGTAAGGTCTTTCTTCTTCAATAAAATTATGTATATTAATCAAAGCCATCTTAGCTGACGATGCGTCAGGATCAGTGGACTCTTCAAGTGTGGCTTCAAAAGAACCATAGAATGCGCCGGCTTGAATACTTTCAGGAATTACGATTCCCTTTTTTCTTAAGCAAGCAAACAATCTATTTTGTGCACCATACACTAAGTCAGTCATTGTTTCTTTTGGAAAAGCAACGACCTTCTTTTTATTTGGAGATAATACAATATCAATATCTCCGTGATCAAAAATCATTAAATCGCCGTTTAATGAACGGCGTAAATCAAGTTCTAATCTAACTTTCTTTTGATTAGACTTTTTACCTACCTTAATGATTACCGGCATCACTAATTTCCTTTACAAGTTGTTGAGTTTTTAAGACAGTCAACAATAAGTTATCGTCAATTTCAGTAGCTTGGAAAGAGTCAAGCTTTTCACTTATCAAACTACGACGCCCATCAAGCTTACTATCTGGAATTGAATCAATTGTCTTCTTAAGTCTGGTCAATTCTTCATTCAGAAACATCTTAAGTTCAACAGCATTGTCAACAAAAGAAGCGATGTAATGGTTTAACAATTCTTTTTGCTCATCAAGCAACTCATCAGAGTATTTCTGGTTGAACTTATTTACAAAAGTTGTTAGAGTGAGAGTGTCAATTTCCGTTTCAGTTTCTAATTCAACACTCTTTGACATATCTTCAATAATCTTATTTTCTAACATGACCTTATTCTTTGGCGTTGTTTTTATATTAAAGATCTGGTCAATGGTTGCCAATGTTTTATAGTTTGGCACAAAGTTATTAAATACAGTTGGGTCAAGCTCTTTGTTAATATCGTTGATAAGCTCAGTTTGTTGCTTAAATAATCCGTGTGGATCGATTAAACGTGCTGAGATATTAGCTTCTTTTAATATTTTTTCACATATTTCAACTGGGAGGTTCTGGTTTTCGTAGAGTGACTTGTAGCAGTTGAGATGCTGTCTTAAGTAGCTACCGGGCTTAAAGTGTTTTTTCACAAGCGATACAGCAATATTTTTTCTTTCAGTATCATTTTTGATAATCGCGGCGGTAATCTCTTTTACCAACGACTCAAAAACAAATGCCGTATTTCTTTTTTTATTGTGTTTCATCTTTTTGCTCCGTCAATAGTTTATTTTTCTTATCTAAAACATCAATTAATGATTTTACAGAATTATTCATCTCAAGAATTTTTTGTTCTTCGTCTAATTCTCTATCAGAATATATAGATGTTTGTTCTGTAAAAACTCCTCTACCCAATGATCTTAACTCTGGATAGCCTAGATTATTCTTTCTCATAGTATTTGTTTCTGGTGTAGCAATTGACCCATATGATTGAGATCTTTTACCTAGTGGCCTCTTATCATTGACACCATCTTTTCTTACATAAGTGCTCTTGTCATACACGCTTAGTTTTTTTGATGGGCGTGAACCGGGAGGCACTGCCAATAATGGTGAATCATCTCCTGCATCATCTGGCGCTGGTGTTGCGTCTGTTACGTCAGTTGCTGGTATTTCGGCTGGACCACCAGCGGCATCACCGGCATCGTCGCCAAGATCTAAGTCACCACCTCCAAGATCGCCACCTAAGCCGCCACCAAGGGCATCACCGCCTCCGCCGGCGGCACCTGCTGCCCCTTCGGCAACTTGTTGCAATGATGCATCATGTTTACGGTCGTAATACATTTCACGCTGATTACGTACAAATTCCTCGTGGTTGATACCAAAAATATTTTCAGACACCCAGCGGCGCGAGAAGTAACCTTCAGTAGCCGATGCTGCAATGTCAAACTTCGCTTTCCAATGTTCAATTTCTTGTATCTCGGCAATCTTAGATGGGTTGTTGAGTGACAGCTTGAATGAAAGCAAGTCATCACCACGGAATCCAAGTGTATAAAGATGAATAATTCCTATCTTTTCAAGCTCAGAAATAACTACTCGCTGCAATCTTTGAATAGTTCTGGCAAAACGAATATCTTTTTGTGCTAATGTTGTTTTATCTTCTGTCGCTCCCTCACCCATCGTAAGATACGATTGAGGTATCTTTAGTGCTGAGAACAACTTGTCGCGAAGATACTTGACATCATCAATCGCTGTAATATTTTGTGCACCAGCTAATGATACAATATCGGTTTGTGAACCGGCACGGACTGGGATGTAGTAATCTTCTTCAATGCTCATCGGGTTGTAGCGTAAATCGACCCGGCCGGTGTCAGGATTGACAACAGAATTTCTTTTAAGTTGAGTAACTACTTTTTCCATATACTGTTCAACTTCATTCGGGGGAATAGCACCAACATCAATCTTAAACACACGTCTCTCTGACGAACGCACAACACGGTAGGCCATCATTGCGTCTTCCATAAGGGTAAGCTGACGCCAGATACGACGTGAAGGCTCAAGAATAGAAGTTCCATAAGGTGCATACTTGTCGTTACCTAATACTCTAAAATGTGCAATTTGCCAATTTTCAAATGTTAAGCCAGCCGAGTTCCACTGATATTGTACATAGTTAGGGTTTGTAGCGTCCTGTCCTTCCAATCTCTCAACTTCTTGTGGAGGGAGTGAGATAGCTGACTGTACACCGTATTTATCATCAATATCCAAGTACAACATGAAGTCACCATACTTGCACATTGTTCTTGACCAGCCAAACAAATTATATTCTACATTGAGAATGTTCTCGTATAAGATTGCCAAAACCGCTCTTAATTCTTCGTTAGGACAACTAATATTAAGCATAGGTCTAAGATCGGAATAAGTTGTCATCTCATCTGCATAAATATCAAGTGTTGAAGCAATCTCAGGAGTGTATTCCATTTGATCAAAGTCAACATAACGTTCTGAACGACGCTGGTTTGCGATAGCATTAGAACCGATCTGATCTAACGGACTGTAGTGAGTCTTCTTAAATTGTTGCCCAGATGCTGTTTTAAATCTTGACGAAAATTTATCAAGATGCTGTCGTCTAATCCTACGTCCCGACTGAGAACGGTAATTAATAATAGGACCAGAAAATAATCTCGTTAAAGATTTAAATAATTGCGATTGATTATTTCTGGGATTGTTTTTGTTATCGGCCATTTATTTTCTCACTTTATAATCCAATTAAATTGATTGTACATTCTTTTAGCTTCGTCTATTTTATCAAATGATTCTTTTTCTTTGTATCCAATCTGTCCTTTTATTTGTGTGTTCATAGTAGTTCTGGATGTAATAATTGCATTCGCAAAAGCTTTTTGATAGTTCAAATCTCTTGCGCTGTTTTGTATTGCAGTGTCTCTTACCCAGCAAGCAATTGCTAATGCCATTATCAAATCATCATGATAACCTTTCATTGCTTGTGGTCTACCATTCCTCCAAATAAAAGTTTTCATCTCATTAATAGTACGAGATGAATATACCGTAATTAGTTTATTTCTGATAAACTCTTCTAATTTCGCTACTATAAGAGGTCGAGTCTTAGAAGACGTTGTGAAGCCGGGCACTGCAGAGTTTCTGTATTCAGCTTGATGTTGTTCGATATATTCGTGTGTTGACTTGATAGAGTGATACAAGTTTGGATATCCAGCATCTAATAATTTATCTAACACTGAATAACCAACATTGTTGTTTTCAACAACAAGCATCGCATTACCAAACTCTCTACCAACTTGATTTAATATATTTGCATACATATCGAGTGTTGGCTTCCCTTGATATTCGCCAACAACTTGCAAAGTTTCTAATTTTATCATATGAAAAGTTGAATAATCAGCACCATCACCACGAGCTACATCAGCGACCATAAGATAATTACAGCTTGGATCATACTCTTCCCAAATCCAAAAGTTTCTATCAAAACCAGTTCTATACTTTGGTTCACACACATTACTAAGCAACCACTCCATACAATCAGGGTCAATTACGGTCTCACCAGAAGTGTTGAAATTACATTCTAATTCTTGGGCAATCTGTCGTTTGGACATATTTTTAGTTTCTTTCTTGTACCATTCTTCATCTCTATCGGGATGAACGTCCCATGGTAGTGTTGTAAGGTTAAAATTATTTGCCCCACTCTCAGCATCAACACAATTTTTATGAAACCAATTACCAACACCGTTAGGTGTTGAAAGTGCAATACAACGACCACCAGTAGACAATGTGGGATACAAACCAGTCCACAACTCATCAAGACCTTCGATGTGTGCAGCCTCATCAAGAACCAATAAAGACAGTGCCTCAGAGCGACCTGCATCACCTGATGTTGATGCCGCCTTAATCGAAGAACCATTAGACAGTTCAAATGATGTTCGGTTGTCAACCGAGATTGTAGCTATGCGAATCCACTCTGGCAAATTCTTCATAATGCTTTTAACCTTTTTAACAAGGTTACCAGCAGTTGCAAACTTGGTTGCCATAACAAGAATTGACTTATCTTTGTGAAAAAGCATAAGCCAAGAAATATACCCGGCTGTAATAGTTGAAATACCTAACTGTCTTGCTTTTAAAATAATGTTGAATCTGTAATCGTTAAAATCATTTAACAACACATCTTGAAAGTCATACGTATCAAAAAGGATTAGCCCGTGCATCGGATGTGATATACGGGCGTAATTTTTCAAGAAATATGCAGGGTCTTTACCGCACTTTAATATTTCTTGAAACTTTTGTTTTTTGGTAAGTTCAAAACTCATACATCCCTAATCATTGTACGAATCATTTCTTGCAGTGCAGACAAATCAAAATCTTCTCTAACAGGACCAAGTGTGATTGGAGATCTGCCATCGTCTCTAGGATCGCCATACAAAGAAGGTGGGTCGGGTTCATCATCCTGCATCTCTACACCGGGTAATCTTGAAAAGACAGACTGAAAAAGTTCGGCCACATCATCTGGTTGCATACCCTGAACTAAACTAGCTATCTTATCCTCTATAGAATCAGATCGTTTTTGCATTGGTGCGGTTTGTCCATCATTTCGATCTCTGGGCATCTCAAGCTCTCTACGACGCCTATACTCATCGTCACCAATCATTCGCCTAATAAGTTCTTCAGCCTCTTCGCTATACTCGGTAATGTTTTCTTCTTTCATGTATTCTTCTAGAATAATTCTACGAAGTTGCTTTTTAGTAATCTGCATTACCCTACTCCTTCTTTCTGGTGTCATTAGATGGGCGCTTACCGCCATCACCAGTCCAACCACCTTGAGACATAAAGTCTTGCCAGTAGGCATCAGGTGCTTTTGAGGCATCTTCATTATTCATTGATTCATCTAAGCCACCTACAGTAAACTGTTGTACTGCTGTCAAAAAAGTACGCACGTTGGAAACATTCTCGACTCTAATATCTGGTTCTTCGACTTCGGTAAGTGTTACAGAACTACCAGTGATTTTACGATACTCTTTCTTTAAGAACTTGACAACTTCTGACATGATAGCAGTAATATCATCTTCAAAACCGTTCTCATGAACTTTCTTTAAATGAACTTCAGACATATATGTAAGATGCATAATGTTGCCTGCAAACCTAACATTAAAGCCATCAATAATGCGTCTATCTAAAATAGGATCGCCAGCCTCACGCTGCAAGCCTGCCTCAATGGGTTCGTTGTTTTCATCAAGAGCGCCGTCATAAACATTAGCTGCTGCTTGAGAGAGTCCTTGTACTATTTCATATACTGTTGCCATTTTAATTATCCTTTTTTAAATTTGGTCTCCAACCATTTTTCCAACGCTCTTCTCTATCTTCGACATATTTTATGTAGCAATTGTTGCAACATTCAAATTTGACTAAACAGACATCATCCATCGAAGTCTTTGGAAACTTTCCACAGACAGGACAATTTTTACGCGGTTCTTTATTAAGTAGTTTTTTGCTTACCTTTATACCATTTACATCAATTTTATCTTCCCATTCAGAATTTTTGGATGTCTTAGCATAAAATTCTTTCATTTGTTGAAGATATTCTTTTTCCTTATCTTCATCCCAAAATGCTCTGGGATTTGCAATTGCATCGTCGCCATACTTTTCTTTTATAGCTTTCTCAATAGCAGCAATTTGATTAAGATTTTTATTGTTCATTAAATACCTTATAAGCACCGTATGCACTCGCAGTTCCCACAGCAACACCTCCAGCAAACCACCACCATTTATATTTTGGTGCTGTTTTCTCTAGAGAGTTTACAAGTGCTTTTATTTCCTTGTCTTTCTCCATTATAAACAAGTCGTATTCTTTTGTTAAAGCATTGTGTTCAATTTTTAAATTCTCTAATTTAAATTCGTATTCTTCTCTCAGTACTTTCAGTTCGTACTCTGTTTTTATCTCGCAGGAATATAATGCTATATCATAACTTGACAATACCTTTGCTATTGCATTTTCGTCAAACAAAACACCAGCAAAGGGTGCTGGGGCTTTATATTCTAATACGGTAAACTTCGCAGGCTCTGTGGCATTTGCGGCCATTGTTAGCAGAAATAATAATTTAAGGAACATACTCGATACCAAACTTAGATTCTATATCTCTAATTAGTTCTTCTCTGTCACTATTAAACTTATTCTTGTATTTGCCAGCTTTATCTTGTCTTAGTTCATCTATCATATCAAGAGCATCTTCGTAGTCTTTTTCTATTTCGGCAATTGATTCAAGATGACTTTCCATTAGCAATTGTTTTTCTTTAATCTCTTGCTTGTGTATTTCTTTAAGACCTTCGATTTGTGATTGTGCAGATTCTATTTGTGTCTTATATGTTTTCTGCATTAGATTGTAGTCATACCTCGTCTTAGCGACAACTACGATTGCTAATACAACTATTAGTATTTCTTTCCAGTGTGATATAACAAACTCTAAAATTTGTTTTCTAATCATTGTAACCTCGCAATCTAGAGATGCCATCAATAATGGTTTGGCCCCCGATATAGATTGCTGAAATAATCACCCAGTCTTCGCTAGTAACATGTCCTGCTAGTGTTAAGCCAGTTGCTGCCAGCCAAACCATTAATTTACGTGATGTAAGCTTAGCTAACCAAGTGTCTAAGAATGCTTGTGCTTTTACCATATTGAACCTTTAAGTTGTTTCAGTAGTTTCGCTTGGGGGTGTGGGGCTGGTGGTCGTGGTGATATCTGCTGGGTCTGGCAATTGACCTTTGATTGTCTCTGCCATTTTATTAACTGCTGCAGCTAAACCACCCATTGCAAGGGCAGATATAATTGCTGGTTGTTCAGCCATCTTTTTCATAACGTTAAATAGCAACTCAACATTTTCAGGTGTTAATTGTTCAAGTCCTTCTTCAAGTTTACTTTCATTGGCATCACCAACATTTGCATAAAGTGCAGCTAAATAATCTTTTACTGGGCCATCTGTGCAGCCAACTTTTGAATTATCTTCTTTTTTATAAACACACTTTCCTTTAGAGTAATAACCTTCAGACAGTTGTTCACCCCTCATATAATTTAATACTGAACTAAGATAATCTTGCGACTTAGTAATCTTGGATTCAACCCACTCTTCAAGGTTTGTGTCGTCTCCAATCATATCTTGTAGCATCAGTGCAAGTTCTGCTGTTCTGCCAAGTTGGCTGCGAGCCATCGAACCTTCACCGTAGCCACCTTCGTTAAGAGAATCAATTTCCTCTTGTATAATTTGTTTAAGTTCGGAGATAGTAATTTTCATTTTTTAAAATCCACCTATAGATGTCATCTTTGCATTGATCGCAGGATCTGTTAATTTAAATTCAGCAAACGATGCTCTGATAGATTCTTCATCCGCATCTCCGCCATACCATTGAACAAACTTTTCAGTTGCGTTTAAGCCTTCAAGAAACTTACCACCAAGTCCTGCTTGCTTGCAGATGCCCTCAAAGATCTCTGCTACAGAGGAATCATCTTCCTCAACCAAAACCTCGGTAACTTCTTCGGTAATTTCGTCTGTAACTGTTGAGGTTTTTCTAACTAAGGTAGTCCATAAATTTGTTAACCAGTTCATTTAATTTCTCCTACTTTTTTTAATGCTTCAACAAAAGCTTCTAAGTTGGCAACTCTGGTAGCAACTGCATTAAAGTCACCTCTTTGCGCTGCTTGCATAGCATCTTCTAGATTTTCCATAATACCTCTTTTGACGCCCTTTACGCTTCTAACTCCGCCACCGGGAACTTCTACATCCGGGCTACGTGTTTGGCCGCGAACATAATCTCTCAATTCTTCATCAATAATTTCTTTGAGTATTTGCTTTGTGATTTTCATAGTATATTCCTCTATATGAGTTACTAACACTAAATAGTTTAATTTAAAGTAAAAACTAATTTTCAGATGTGGCCCATATTATATTTTTAAACTTCTCTGGCTGTAAACCATAGTAGTTAGTTTTCCACTCTGACTGCTCAAAAAAATCTAAATTAATCCAATCATCTCTAAACTGCCAAAGTTTTTCTGCCTCCTCATCCCAATTTTTACTTAAAACAAAAGATTCAATTTCTTGTTTTTTAGCTTGCACAGTATCGTAGTCAAACCCATCCCACTCATAGTGAAAAACCTCGAAGACACGACCAGAACGATCAACATAATCTATACTAACATCTATTCCCCACTTTGGTTGCATATTGATAACTTTCCAAAGCATTGGGTTAATGCCAGAATATTTTACTAATTGTTTAACTGCATCACCAGAAAATGCTTTTCTTTCAAATAACTCGCAGTGATTAAAATGTGCGCCTGTATTCTTATCCCACTCCATCCACGGTTTATGAATTACCCAATCTTGCCTTCGTAGATTTATATCATAGTCTGATATATTTGCATATGCTCGCTCAACTTCTGTCAAGTGATAACCATTCTGATCAAACAGAGCAGTGCAGTTGCGATTTAATAATATATCAGGATTTGCTATGGGTTTTGTCCAAAAACCATCTGTGTCAAACAAAGATTCTAGAACAACTATTTCACTCATCTTAATTCAGTTGGCCAAGTCTCGTTTAGCGCTATCCATTTCATCCTTGTGACGCTCAAGCCAGCGCTCAGCTTCTTCATCAGAAAGATCAGTAGTTAAACTCTTTAGTGTTTCCTTGGCGCTTTTTCCTGTTTTCATCATTTTTTTAACGACAAGCTGGGCTGAATGTGGTACTGCGCGCTCATCAAGTGTGGCTTCCAATTCCTCTTTAATAATCTGCTTAAGTTGTTGTTTTGTAATCTTCATGTTGCTAATCCATTCATACTATAATTGTTTTCAAATCTTCAATTTTTTGAGTAGACACCTTCAAGCGCATCATAATAAGGATCCAACTTCTTATTGTTCATGGCAGCATCAATCTGATCATCGCTTAACTGTGGAAATTGTTGCTTAACCGCATTGTGAAGATCTGTATTATCCATGTCATCAAAGGGAGAGTCTTTGATGATCTTAATGATTGCATCAACCAATGATTCTTTTAAAACCTCTGTCTTCTCTTCCATAAAATAACGAGGATCAAATCTTTTTGTGTTTTTATGTCTAGCCATTATAATCTCCTATGTTGCCAATCCATTCATACTTAGTATCGCAATCAAACCGGGCACATTTTTTCTGACATAAACACCAGAGAAAAGTGTCTCACATCGACCGCCGACATAAGCGATTGCCGACTCAATATTTTTGCTAACTCTTGGGTCAGCTACCATCTCTTCTGATACAACCAGCACCAATGATCCTGCTGCAGCCTTACCTTTGGGTGGAGGACAGGCAGAACGATTCATGCAGTTATGGAGGATCACCGATCCAAGCTTTCCAGTATTTGGATCTTTAATCATAGTTGAGCCCATGAAGGCACGACCGTCATTGCCCAGACAAGTTTCTAAGTCCTTACTATCAAAAGACTGGATCGGTGAATCCTCATTGGAGAGTTTCAAAACTTGGGCTAATGACTTTGCAAATTGTGTGTTGGCGACCGGATACATACCCAGCATACCAATTCTACCACGAAGTAATCTTGTTGCTCGTTCGTTATCAAGAATGATGTGTGGATGTCTTGACACATCATTCGCAAGAGTGAGAGCATTTCTAGCTATTGTGGGGTTGAGATTTTCTTGTGCTGTTGGCCAAGATGTGACATACACTACTTGCCCAGAAGCTTGAACAGAGCGAAGGTACCGCTCAAACACAGGATGAAGAGCAGTGACAGAACTACCGGTCCCACCGCCACCGCCAGCAAGGACGAATAACCAATCAACTTTACCAAGTTTGATGCGCAGAGCATCTTCAACAATCGCTCCATTTTGTGTTAATACCTCTTTTCCATATTCTACATTTTTGCCAATACCGTCGGCATCGGGAATGAGGACAACGTGATCCTCTTCAACATTCTTAGGAATGTCTTTGCCTGTTGTATTAACAAGCAATGTTTTGTTAAAGCCAAGCTCAATAAAAGCGTTAGCCATTTTGTTGCCTCCACCGCCGACGCCAACAAAGCCCACATTAATTGAAGAAGGAGCGGTATTTTCTGGGAGTAAATCTTCATCAGAGTATTCCATCTGTAATCCAAAATCTTCGACCATTCCGAAATCCTCAGCATCAACTTCTTCGTGATAGTGGTCTTTCTCCTGATTAAAGGAGGGTGGTGGTTCCGCGGGAGGCAGAAAATCAAATTCGTTGTTATCGTTGTTAGACATTATTTATATGTATCCTTAATTACTGCAGCCATCTTATCACCATATCGTGTGTATGGTTGATCAGCCGTAAGCTGTGATAGCAAGTCTTGTGCTTCTGTATCTGAGTATGTAGAGAAAGCAGCACGAATGACATCTTCAGCATATCTTCTTTTTATTTTCTCATTACCTATATCCAATTTAGAATATAAATTTTTTAGAGGCTTTAAAACCATTTTTACATATTCAGGATTATCAAATGCTTTTGCTAAGTTAAAAACTTCTTGTCGAAATTCTCTCTGAGATAATCTTTCAGTTAGAACTGATTCTAACTCTTCTTTGATGACTTGCTTAAGTTCTGACCTTTTCATTTTCATTATTGGTTAACCTTTGCATATCCTGCTTTTTTATCAATCACGATTTGCATATCAACACAATCTTTGAGCGAATCAAGGTGCGAGATTAACAAAACATTCTTGAAATATACCTTAATTAGTTCCAAAATCTGAATAAAACCCGACATATTGTCTTCGTCCAATGCTGTACCCGGCTCATCAAGGATAAATAAGTCTGACTTTGGCAGAGATGAAACTCCCAACAATGCTAAGCGGATAGCCATTGCTGACAGTGATTTTTCAGCGCCAGATGCCATTTCAATGGGTCGCTCTTCATACTTTGGATGCTTGATATTGATATCAAACTTATTACCTGCAGCTTCAAAGAATACTTCAAAGTCAACAATATTAGCAAGCACCTTCGCAATCTCTTCGTTGATTACTGGTATCTTCTTCTTAATAACATCGTAAGCGATACCATTTGGGTGCATACATTGCATAAACAGGTCATACGCAGCAAACTCGGTCTGTAGATCTTGGTATTCCTGCTTTTGTTCTTTAATAGTTTCAATCTTTTGTTCGTATGAACCAACAGACTTGACAAGCTCAAGTGTGGCAGCATCACAGGTATCAATCTTCTTTTGTGTTTGTTCAATCTTATAATGACACTTGTTTAGCTGAGTTACCAACACTTCAAGGTTTTCAATTGCTTCCTTGTTTTCTTCATACTCGTCACGCTTGGTACGTAATTCTTTTAGCTTATCTTCCAAAGACAGGACAGAGTTTTTGTTTCTTTCAATCTCAAGATTTAAATCAGCAATCTCTGATGATACGGTGTGTTTGTTGGACTCTATCTTATTATACCGTTCAAATTGTATTTCTACATCAGCAGGATTTAGACTTTTAATTTCTTCCGTGATTATATTAATTGTTTGTAATGTGTCAGCTTGTTGAGATTCAACATCAGCTTTTCTGCTAACGGCTGATTGTGCTTCTTTGACAAACTCATTACTAGAACAATATTTACAATCAGGATCATATTCATGATCGTGCAACAAACTCTCTTTCTTTAAAATATAGTTGTGTTCTTCAATTAATTTGTCGAGATTGTCCTCCTGAGTTTTTAGTTGTTCTTTATACTGATTAATTTGTTGTCGCTGTGTTTCAAATTTTTGCAAATCAAACTCATCGAGAAAACTTACAATTTTCTTATACACACCTTGTTTTGTTTTTAAAGTATCAGCAAATTTGTCATTCTCAAGATTGTGTTTGGTTATTTCATTTTCTTTTAATCTAATTTCTTTGTTAACTGCCGAGATGTCAATAATTTCAGCAGGTATGGAATCAATCTTAGACTCAATCTCATTTTTAACATCAGTCAACTCTACAACTGCTTCTTTCAAGGCAGTGCAGACCGACTTATGTTCACTCATCTGCTGTCTAGCTTCGATGAGTGATGCGTTCACAGCATCAAGTTCATCGTCATAGTTTTTACTTTCGAGTCTCTTGAGAGCGCCCTTAAGATCAACTGAATCTTCCTTGGCTAACTTAAACTTGCGATCAAACAACTCAAGATCAAGAAACTTAGCTATAATCTCTTTACGACGAGTTGAACCTTCATCAATAAATGCCAAAGCACCGTGCTGTGATGATAAAGATGAAACTGCAAAGTCATCAAGTGTACCAAACTGTTTTCGTATGTTGGCATCGGTGAGTGTTCTTGTGAGACCATTTAAAGATGTAGTTTCATCCATAACTGGGTCATACACTTCAAAGTTCAACTCCGTCTTAGCCTCTAGTGTCTCTTCACCTTTCAGCCTTTTGATGTACTTCTTAGCTTTTCGTTCGACTGTATAGACCAAATCATTAATCTGTATTGTTACCTTTCCGCGACAATCTTCTTTGTTCTGGTTAATAACATTCAAGTTCTTTCGTTCATTCTTGGATGTTGTATTAAATAGTGTCCACAGGATACCATCAATAATACTACTCTTACCAGAAAAGTTTTTACCAAAGATTCCAATAATGCCACTTAGCTCTTCAAAGCTAACATTATTACCATCCCCGTAATTAAACAGATTGTCAAACTCAAAGTCAACAAGTTTCCAGTTAATATTTCTCGATACATCTTCATTGTCCTCAACAATTTTATTATACTTCTTATTTAGTTCGTAAACTTTCTCAAGTGTAGTTTCTGCTACTTCGTAATCGACCAAATATTCATCGATTAGTTCTTCTTGTACTTTGATATCCCGCAGATTTTCAGTTTGCAGACCATCAGTTAGTGCCTCAACAGATCCCCGCTCACCAGATGCACGATTTAAAAATGATATTGTTTCTGGCTTAAAACGATGCTTTGCTACGTCAACTGCTCTCTTCATAGCATCGAGCGGTAAATTATTATTGCTAACGAGACGGAGACGAGCACCAAGCGGAATAGAAATATTCTTTGGCATTCGTCCCTTGCGTGTAAGCTCGATAGTAATAAATGGCTTTGGGTTAGTAAGCGAGACGTGCCTTGTTGTCCAAGTATTTTTATCTTGGATATCCCAAATAAGATAACCCTTATCATTTGACTCGCCATGATTCTGTTGCACAAGTGAGCCCGGGTATCGTGCTCGACCATCATTGTCAACTTTTTGATCTGTCTTGTGAATATCACCCAGCATTGCATAATCATACTTCTCAAGCTCTTCGAGTGATATGTCACCGTGCGTCATCATCCAGCCACTATCAGTCACTGAACCTACGACGGAACCATGGTACAACGCAATATTAACTCGATCATCCGGCAGTTCTTTTTGCCAATTCTCTGGATCAACTATTGATAGTACGTGCAAGTCAATACCGGGTGCAACCTCAACTACTGATGCGTATTTATGAAAGTGAATATTTGGGTGCTCTAGATAATCAACAATCGGAGATATAGCATCTAGCCGACCACTATTCTTGAGGTTCATATCGTGATTGCCAAGAATCATATGATATGGTGCGATATCTGCCAAACCAACAAATAACTCACTCATCATCCTAATTGCTTCAGGGCTTAAATCTAACTTTGTATGAAACGTATCACCGGTGTTAACGATAATATCAGGCTTTTCTTCTCTTAGCTTTTCATAAAGCTGTTCAAATACGGCTCGATATTCTTTGTGGTATTTAAGTTTTCGCACATGAATATCAGAGACGTGTGCTATTTTAATGCTCACAAACTCTCCTAGTTTAACATCATCCAAAAGAGAGCACTGAAACCATACCATGAGGTATAAATGAAGATCGCTTTTACAAGTGTATCAATGATAAAACTAAACATATGTGCCCTCCAATATATATACTATATCACTGCACTAGCAAGCTGTCAAGCATTTTCTTTAAAAGTGTTCTTACCCTTGGCACCACGTTCAGCAGTTTTATCTAATAGTGCTTTGTATGCGATTGACCAAGATGCAGGTAGAAGCTTGGTTCCAGTAGATTTTGAATTGTAAAAGTTACCTTGCCCTTCGGAACCCCATTTATTGAAATCTCTAACTAAATCTGCTAAGGCTTGAATTTCCATTGTTTGGTAATACTGCTTTAGATCTTCTTTTTCTGCCCCACGAGTAAAAGTATCTTTGTATCCATCAGGAAGGCTATCATATGGAACATATGTTATATATACGCCGCCCCTTGCGGTTTGTTGCATTTTACCTGTGCTCTCAACATCACCTTTTGAAACAAATTCGGCTTCAAGTCGGTCCATAGCAATATTTTTTGCCTTGTCAGCACCAACACCCTTTGCCAAGTCTGCGGGTATGTCACCTTCGCGGCCGCTGGCATCGATGGCTTTCTGAATGAAGTCAGCGCGCGCGGCGGACATGTTTTGGCTAGCATCAAGAGCGTTCTGAATCTGTTCCGCTGCTGCCGGGGTTACCCCAACACCATCAAGCTGCTGTACGTCTGATGCTATTTGACCTCCAAAAGCAAGTGCTGCCATAACAGTAATCGGTACGGCAGCTTTCTTAGCGGCACTTTTAATTGCATCAAGAACGGTTTTTTCCAATAAGATTGTTTGTTCTTCTGTCAAGCCAAGTTGCATTTCTGCAATAACTTCGGTAATTGTTTGCTTAACAATACGAAGCTCTACTTCTTCGCGAATAATTTCTTTTAGTCTAGTTTCAGTAATTAACATTATTAAACTGCCGAGAGTAAATCTAGCAATAAATAGTTGTCAGCATCAATAAAAGATGCATTCTTTTTTCTTTGTTCAAATACAGATTTGGGCATTGAACCAACGTCTTCGTATCCAGACACATCTATTTTGTGAAGTTCAATATCGTATTGTAGAAGCATTTTAATAATCCTTCTTTCTTTGTCTGCTGCATCTGGGTCAAGGGCGATATAGATTGGGGTGTCGTTCCGTACAATCTTTCGTAATAAGTCGGACCCCGACCGTAGGGTTGAACCCAGAATAGGAACAGCATTTCCGGCGACCAGTGCATCAAAAACTCCTTCGACCAATACTAGGTCTTTATTCCAGTCGATATATAGTTCGTTAAAGGTTATATCTTTAGAGGCTCTTGGATTTTTATACTTGTAAGAATCACCAGTATATGAGCGTGCAATAAAATAACTCACATCCCCATCTTCGTCAAACGATGGTATGATAATTCTATTACGATATTCGCCATTAAAACAATAACCGATTTTCCATTTGAGAATATCGGCTTTGGTTATACCGCGCTTCATTAGATAATTATAAGCATATACTGCAGTGGCTGGTAGCTTATCGGCTGCAAGACTTAAGAACTCATCTGGTAGTTCTAGCTTTTGTACAATTTTTTCAGGCTTGTCATCCATAAAGAGGTCATTAAATCTCTCCAAATCTTGACGCCCGAATATTTGGTCCCACGCAGCAAGTTGGTTATAGTTGCCAAACCGACGCACAACACGCCTAATATTCCGGCCGCGATAATCACAAATCCAACATTTGTAGACATTTTTATCAACATTAACAGAAAACTTACGTTTGTGATGGTGGCAGACCGGACAAGTGAATAACATCTCAGAGCCTTTGTCATGACAATTTCCCAAGACACCTTGCAATATTTTTTTAGCCTGTCCATTTTTCATTCATCACCTATAATAGTATAGAAGCCATCTCTTATTGGTATAACACCTAGTGAACTTTGTTTAAAAAAGTAAGCGTGCACCGTATTACTTTCACTCTCAATTCTGACCACTATACCACAATCTTCTATTTCGGTAAACTTGAAATTAATTTGTTTAGCTGGTGGGACAGCAGTATACCAACTTCTTTTTATTAAATCTCCAACTTTCACTTTGCGGCTTGGCACTTCAGATTCTCTCGGTATCGTAGTAGTGCTAACTCCTTGTGCTTAGCTTCAATCATAATATCAAACTCGTGGCCATAATTGTTCAGTGTGTTGTACACAAGATCTGAATGTGCTTGTGGTTTAATCTTGGGATTGTTGTGCTCAAGTGAGCGAGACTCGGCATAATGCACAACAGGCTTGATGTCACCCCAAGTAGACAATGCTAACTCAAGTGCCTCTTGTTCTGTCTGGCCCCCGGGATGCAACATGTGATGATGATAATCAAACACAATTGGGATACCAATACGCTTGTATACTCCCTCATACAGTTCCAATGTGGAGTACAATGAAGTCTTATCGTCGTTCTCAACTGTCAAGCGTGAGCGCACGTTGTCAGGCAGGCGCTCAAAATTACGGCAGAAATTGTCAAGGGCAAAAGGTTTATCACCATAGGCCGCACCAACGTGAATATTAAGCTTGGCATATGGTGTACGAGGTAAACCCATAAGATCAAATAAATCACCGTGGACTGATAAATCAGTCTTAGTCAATTCAAACACACGCTCTTTGGGTGATGCTAGCTTGTTAAACGGCCCCGGATGGGCTGTAAGCCTCATTCCGTGCTTACGGGCAAAGTTACCTGCCTTAAGGGCAGCAGCGTGTATAGCGCCAAAATTAGGCAGTTCTGTGAGATCGTATTCAGATGCCCACGGAATAATGTCGGAGGAAAGACGATAAAAGTAAATATCGTGTTCTAAATTCCATTCAAGAATAGTATATAAGTCACGTAAATTCTGTAGTGCAAGCTCTGCAGCGTATTCAATTCCACGCTCATCAAATGTGCGCCTAATCATACTGCGGTTAGTAGTGATACGTTGCGACTTTGGCAACGAAGAAAAACCCATATTGATACAGGCATAGCCCAAGTAATTCATAACAACCTCCACACTAACTATAGCCTACTTGAAGTGGCTTGTCAACTTAAACATATAATTATTCTGCACGATACCATAGCAGTAATACTGAAGATGGCAATTGCTCAGTGATTCCATTATCTAACCACAGTACAGTCACGCGATCTTGAGTTTCAGGATTTTCCAAGGTAGTAAAAATCCAAGCTGCTCTTTCAATTGAAATAACTATTCCGTTCCATCTATTCCTATCACTTGGAACAATCAGTTCTTTTTCAGTTACAATATCACCAATCTTAAATATTTTGTTTCTACTCACAAAATAACTAGCGTTGACTTTCTATATCCCATCCAGCTTTCGCAATTATAATAGCATCAGCGCGATCATAACTCTCCGGTCTCGGGTTACCATGTTTGGTATACTCTATGTGAAATGCTGGCTCTGTCTGTAACAAATGCTCTAATACTACTTGCTTGGCTTTTTGGCCGCGTGGTACCTTGATCCCAACCTGTTTGCGTGCGGAAGTGGCTCCAATATACTCAGGACGTATTTCAAAAACTTCAAAGAGTAACCAAGACACGATACCATTAAATCTTTGAAGTGCTGCCATTGTTTTGCCAGAAGAGCCACCAGAATTAAAAAATGTAAAAGGCTGTTCAATATAAATGTGCTCAATGGGAAACTTGGCGTCACCAAAACCTGCCGAAGAATTATCATCATTATTAAGCTGATACATTTCATACAGGTCAAGTATTTTTTCTTTTATTGCAATTGTTTTATCAAAAACATTTTTGTATTTTCTCAAATCAATAGAATCATAATATACAAGTTGATCGTCAGCTATTACAGCAAATCCCGTGATACTGGTTGATACGTCTACACCTAAAATCATAATGGTATTCTACTATATATCCAACTTAATCTTAAATGCTAAATCGTTTTCTTCTTCTTTAAGTACAGGATTTGCCAAAGTTGCAACACCTATAAGATTTTTATCCTCATCATAAATACCTATCCTTGAAATAAAGACTTGTCTTTTAAACGGTTCATTATGGCTAGCAAAACTAGAAGATGCAATATTCTTTATTGTTCTTTTAGGATTTTCTTCAAATATGGTTGAGCTTGTTTGTAAAAGATAATTTTGTCCTTTAGTTACAAACGTTGGGTTGTTAGAATAATTAGCTTCACCTCTGGCAGCTTTTGCAAACATCGTATATACTTGTGTAGTGTTTTCAGCCTCAAAGTTAATACCAAATGATGCAGATGCAAATGCTACATCGGCTCTATCTGGATTAATCTTGCTGTCATTGCCACCTACTCCAAAGTATAGCCATTTAGGCTTTACAAGACCGCCTGATGTTAATCCATCATTCAGTGGTAGGCTGACAGCAGGATCAACTTCCCAAGAGCCAGTCAGCATAATAACACCTTCGTTATATAGAACAACTCCAGCAACAAGACCATTACCAGTTGAATTAGAGCTTGTAACTTCTATAAGCTCACCGTTTTCTTTTGTATCTCTAATCTCAGCAGCCAATGTGCCGCTTACATACCATTTTAAGCAAACGGAACCCGGGTTGATTCTGCTACCATAAAATATAGAAGGTATATACAAAACATTTATAGCTTGTTCGGCTTTATTCCATCCTGACTCAAAATCAGATTGAACTCTATAATGCTCACTATATCTAGCGTAGTGATTAAGTCTATTTTTTAATGCAAAGAAATGAGGATGTGATGGAATACCAGCAGATGCAGTAACAACACCGGTTTCAGTATTAATAACTGGGCCACGAGCACCTGCTGCTGGGCTCATAAATTCTCTAGATATCGAAGCAGTCATGGGGTAAAACCCTTCGATGCGATCTCCGTATTGAAACTCTGTCGAGTATGTTGTAGGAGCTACAGTTTTAAACGAGGCGCCAGCAGAATCCTTAGTGATAAAAGGGACTATAGGATTGTTAGAGCCTGTGAGCCTGTCAATATTGTATTCATATAAACTCACGCCACCACTAAAACTGGCAGTAATTCCCAAAATAGCATCGGAATAAGAGCCAGACTCATGTCTTTTGTCATTGAAGTATATTCTACCGTTGTATATGAAGAAGTCCACTATTGGGTGGGTCTTCATTGTGTTCAGTAGAACATCATTTTTACCGAACTTACGGTAAGACATTTTAGTAGTCCAGTCGAACTCTAAGAGTCAATTCGTTTTGCGGTGTTTTCTTAAGAGGCTCGGAAAGCTTAGCAACCGCAAGTAGTTCGTTTCTTGCATTGTAAAGCCCAACAGTGGTAACATAAGATACAGGTAAGTCACTAGCTTCATTCTTAACTTGAATCTTACTGTTCCGAGTATAAGTTGGGTTAGAACTATAGTTAAACTTGTTGACAGGTAGCCTACAGAAATAAATTGTAGAGTTAATCTCAGTAGAGTTATTAAAGCTAATGTTGTAAATACGATGTCTAAAAGCATCACAAGAAGCAGAAATAGCAGAGCCAGTCATCAAGGCGTCAATAGTCTCCATACCACCAGTACTGCCAGTTCCAAAATCTGTGATTGGTGTTTTATCTAGTGGATTACCGGCAGCTTTACTGAAGACTGATGCGGTTACAACTGCAATACCAGCTTGATAAAACACAACACCAGATCCAGATGTATACCCATTACCAAATGTTCCATCACCATTGTTTGCATATAACACTCCATAATCGCCACCAATTGTAGGTGTTGTGCCTCCGTTGGCAGATGCAGATGCGTCTTGAAGTAGTAAACGAGAACCACCGGGTGTAGTAAAGGGAGAAGCGAACGAGCCTGTACCAAGCTCTATACTAAATGTTCCTTTCTTAATCTGATCTTTTGTTATTAATCTTGAGAAAGGAATAATAACAACTTCTTTCATTTGACCTGTGCCGTCTAACTCTAAATCACTTTCAAATCTTCTAACTCTATTTGCTGAGCCAGTGAAACCAAACAATAGTTGAGTAAACTGATTGTAGATATTGATTTTCTTACTGTTCTGAACCGATGCCGAACTGCTTAATGGCGAGGACTCATCATAAGCGAATGTAATGTCATAGATGTGGTTAGCTGAGGAACTCAAGAATGGATAGTCAAAAACAGACTGAAACATACCGTGAGTATAGTTTTTGATGTTAAAACTGGTGCCGTCAGGACTATCATATGTGCCACTAGCTAATGTTCCTGTTAATGGCAATACTTCATGTAAAATAGTTTTAGTTGTTGTTGAATCAGTGTTTACGTCTAAGACTTCGTAAGTTGATGGCATTTATAATCTCCGTTTATGATGCTGCATTTCTAATAATTCTTATTGGCAATTGCAAAGTCGCCTGTGTTGCATTCCCTTGAACATATACTACTGTATCGATGTAGTCATATGTCTGAGAACTAGCACCTTGTGATTGTGCAACTTTACCATATACTGTATAATCATCTAATGAAAGGTCTGGATTTATTGTTATTCCAAGTGTTCCAAAGCTAGCTCTAGGTCCATTAATAGCTGAGAAGTTTGTTGATGAATCATTACCACTATTATTGGCGTGAAAATACACTCTGTTCAAACCACCGTTGACAGTGGCTTGAACATAGTTAGCTACCGTTGTAGTATCAGTGGATGGGGTTGCGTCAACAAGGTTGCCAATCACCAATCTTGCCGTGACCTGTGCACTTGCGGTGTTATTGGCAAATTCTGCTTGGGCACTTTGGCCCTGAACAGAAGCGATAAATCGACTATCGTATGAAACAGTAAAGTTTTGATCATTGAGGCCAACTGACAAAATGTAGTTTGATTGATTAGCAGACGATGGTGTTGGTGTGCTATTCGCAGGTGTGTTGATACCTGTCTCAAAAAGGATAAATTTGCCTGTGCCACGATCACCACTAATCATTATAGCTTCATCGCCGCCCAAATCAGTAGATAATTGAGTTGATGTCAAAGGTGTACCAGTATCATTGGCGAGATAGATGACGCCATTTGTATGTTTCTTTACTACAGACGCCATCGCAGTACCAGACTTTTGATTCATCTCAATCGCTGGTAAATACAATAAATCTTGTCTAGGGTAGGATAAAAGGCCGTAATTAATGTTAGCATTGATTTGGGTGAAAGCTTCTAATACAGGGGTTTGTAAAATTTCCAAATCATAATAAGCAGAACCCGATGGATGATCTTTGTTATAGAGACCGTAGTCAATCTCATCATCACCAATTGCAAACTTGGAGATACTAAAGTCTCCCTGTGCCATTCTTTTACGCCCTACATCTGTAAGCACAGCGTCAAGAATAATATCTCCACTGTTATCTAAAAATGCCATTTTGTTACCTCTTCCTATAAATAGTATTGATTTTTAGTTATTCATCCAATTTTGCATTTGGATCATTATAAGTAATGTTTAAATCTATTTTTTTGCCAGTTTTCTTTGACGTAAGCCTGAGTTTGAAGGTATTGTTCCAGATTAATTCTTCAGCATCGCCAACCTTTAAGTTGTCATACTGAGAAGCTGCTGACTGAGAATAATCAACTCCGTTGTCATTAAAAACTAAGTGCTTTGCGTTTGGTATTACTTCTATTAATCTCTTGAATGGTTCGGAGATATTTTTGTAATTTTCTACAATCATGTCTCGGTCATTCATTACATCAAATAGTGCATACTTATAACCACCATCATTTACTAATTCAGCTTTTATAATCTGGCTATTTTGTCCTGAAATATTCAACTCGTTCCTAGTTCTAAACAGATAGTAATATTGCTTGTTAGATTTTACTTTATCATAGAATATTGATGATTTGTATGCAAAATTTTTGTCTGCAATTTTATTGTCAATTGTCTTAAGATAGCCAGACTCAAAGTCAAGATAAGACTTGGGCTTCTTATCTATTCTATAAATGTCAATAAATCTTGCAGGGGACACTGTATTTTTTCTTAGTTTCATCACGTTAGTTAAATCATTAGAGTTTAGATACTTTGCCTTAAAAGTCTCCTCTGCTGCGGTAGTGATTTTTGGATATAACTCTGGTGTAAAAATCTGATAGTTTAAATTAAAGATCAATGTGTTGCTGTTGTCTAAACTGTATGATGGGTCAACATTTACATTATTTGGAACGTGATCAGTAATTGTAATTTGCTTGGTGTGAATTGGTACCTCAACTAACTTTAATGATGGCTGAGTTGTTACAATAAAATTAGCAAAATAGGGCGGTATTATTTCATCTGATGCAGAAGATCTTCTAATTCTAACTGTGTCTTCTGCAGCAAACGAGGTTATTGTTCCAACACCCACATCGCCAACCTCACCTTCAAGTAAATCGACAACAGGATCACCAGTAACGGGATCATAATATTCAACGCAATAAGCAGTTACAGGATTATCAAGAGGTGAAATACTATCTGAGCCAGCACCACTGGGTATATCAGTATCACCAGAATACCCTGATTGTTCACGGACTGTACCTACAACTCTTGTTAATTGAAGATTAGAGAATTTGTATTTTACACCTTCAATGAGGTAGTAGGCATAAATTTTGTAAGTGTAATCAGTATTGTATTTTACTTGTGAATCAATCAAATTAAATTCTTCCAAGTCTTCACTATTAAAAATCCAAAAGTTTTGAATCGTGCCTTGTGTATTTGAATCGCCAGACACAGCCCCAGCGATTTTTTCCACTCTATAAGCGACGGCTTCATTTGGTTTTTGTTGAGGCTGATTAAATTCCCCAACTCCACCATCAACTGTTTTATTTTGTAGATTTAAAAGTGAATTAATATCTGACATATAAAATGCATTAGAATCATTAACAAAATTTGAAATCGTATCGTTTATAGTTCTTAAAGTATTTCGCGTATTAAAAGCGCGATAAACACCGACTGTATCGCTTGCTGCTTTAGACTCTACGTTTGTCTGACCAATAACAGTAAAATCATCTTGATCATCTTTTATTTTATTGTGCGAGTACAACAATAATTCTGTAAAGTCAACTCCTCGAAATTCCACTGTTTGACTTGTTGATTTTCCAACATCATATTTCGTGTCTATAGAAGCAGATAAAAATCTCTCATTTATCATGAATTGTAGTTGTTCAGTGGGAAGTATTTCATTTGCCTGATTAAGAAACACTTCTTTGATTGTTCTTAAAAAAGTTGTAGAGTATTTATTTTTACTTATTTCTTTGCCATACTTGCCTGATCTTTCAACTGTAAAATTAATTTTATTATAGAAAGGTAAAAGGTTTGAGTTTATTAAGGGTGGCGAGTTGTGCTTTAAAAAACTAGTTGCATTATCACTGTTAAAAATTAAATTAGTCTGTCTTCTATTTATTTCACTTTGCAATATACTATCTGATGCTTGTGTGTTTTCAATTAATTTATTTAATTCATTTATAGAATCAGTTTGAGGATTGGTGGCTTCTGCTGCTGTAGCCTGAAGGTCAGCTTTCGTGCCACTCTTGTAATAGTCTAATATTTTCTTGTCAGCAAAACTTGGGTTATTGTTATAGTCAGAATTTGCGATCAGATTAGTTATGTACCAATTTGGTATTTGTCTTTCTGAATTATAGTTTTCTAATAAATTTTGATATTTGCGATCATATTGATTATAATCATATGAGATCTCACTAACGCTTCTGATAGAAGCACCATCAGAAAATGTATTTTTCTGAATCGCTTCGTATGGTATGTTGATTGAAGTATAATGTTGATCAAATACAGAGTTACTGTATAATCTCTCAACAGTAGAGTTTTCAAATTTATCTCCAGTAAAACAGCATTGCCAAAATTTATTACCGGTAGAGGGACTTTGCAATAATTCTTCTGTTGAATTAGCCTCAACATGACAAACAAATTTTGTAAATGGTAAAATTGTTTCTTGTTTGTGTGCTAGATATCCATTAATATCTGATGAGTCGGTCTCAGGTGTTCCAATTCCAGTTTCATAATTAAAAATTGCATCATTGATTGATGAGCCCGCATAAGAAACTACGGAGTAGATTAATGGATTTCTATTCGGTGCAGAGTTCATATTTTGAAATGTTGGAGGAACAGTAACTTGACCATAGTCATCTATTTCATTAAAGAAAAATCCTCCAACTGAATTTCTAAAATAATCACTAGAGCCAGAAACTAAATTTAAATCTACAATTGATATTCTACGGCCGCCATATTCATCGTATGGAAATGGTAGAACGTTTTCTTCATCGTACATTCCGTCAGATATACTCATGATTAATATCCTCCACCACTAGTTCCACTATCGCTAGTGGTGTTCGTTGTTGGAGCAACGGTAGTTGTAGCTGCTGCCACAGTCTGTGTTGTTTCAAGCACCTCATCCGTGGGTATTTCTTCAAAGGCTACAGAATCTAATTGAAGTTGCTTAGTTGTTTTTACCACATCGACTCTTGAAAGTGCACCGGTCCTCATATCTTCAGAATAGCTCGCCATAAATGTATTAAACTTATTTTGTGTGTATGATGGTATATCAGGTGTTTCTAATACGGCATCATAATCAAAACCAAACTTTTTTTTCAATGCCTCTTTTTCATTATCATCATAGCTGAATACTGTTATCGGACCTACAACAAAATTTACCAATTCATTAGAATATGTTTGACTATCAATTACATTTAATATTGGCTCTGTAACATCCTGTACATGTGCAAACATTTTAACATCTTGAGAAGCAATAGTTGAAGATGCATCACTAACATTCTGAATGACATTTGTGTTTTCAATTTGTGATAATCCAATCCCATTGCTTGCTCTAACATTATTTATAAATTCTGTTGTTGCAGCAGGCTGTGCACCGCCATAGGCTTTGTGCTTTGTAAAGTTATATGTTGACGCTTCGGGGCCTTGTAACAGTTGATTATTACCAACAAAACTCTCAGTATCGATAACACTATTAGTAACAGTTATATTATCTTGCGTTAATACGAATACACCTGTTTTTTCCACGATCGTTGTTTGATTAACTTCTGAATCAAACACAGCGTAGTTTAACATATCAACTGTTAAATCTTGACTATCATCTGGGGTCATTACAGCCGGCGGCGTAAATCCGGTGTCGGTATACGTATTGGTAGACATTACACTCTCCCGTTATCTATAGTACTTATTTTTTCCATAATAATTATCACTCATATTTAAAATATGTAAATCGCATAAAACTTTGGATAAATCAACTGGTGCCATCAACGTGCCGTCACGCTGAAGTTCATTAACACCGACACGAGTAGTATTAATGTCATCCAATTCTAATATTGGTCCGTCGTGAGGCGGAAAATAATTATTAACACTAGTCGGTACATTTTCAATATTATCGACTAATTGCATATCCATAACGTTGGGATTTATATCTCTTGAAATTTCTGGGTTTTGTTGTAAGAGAGAAAAATCTTTTTTAGTGGGGTCAAGTGCAATGTTCATTTCCAGTAGAGTATCATTTGTAAGCTTAACCTGATCTAAAATAGAAACATTATTTCTCCGTTGAGTGCGAAGATTTATTGAGCCATTACTAGCTTGCATAGCTTGCGCTGCATTTTGCAGATTAAAAAGTGTTGGTTCCGTCGTTTTGTTGACAATCTTGTCGCCAAAAACCGCACTATTATTTTGTTTGATAGCATTTTTTTTAGTTGATGAGTTTTGTAAAACTTCAGTTGGTATTGAAAACATAATTTATTCCTTTAGGTAAAAACACTATATCTGGCAGTGATATCTGAATAGTCTCCAATGTGATCTAGAATAGGTGTTTCTAAATCAATTCTAACACGATATTCCGCTGCAGCATAATCATCTGTTGCAATATCATTAGTAATAATATCTAGTCTATCTTTGATTTTTACAAGTTGCTCATTAAAATTTATTAAATTTGATATGGTGCCAGTCTCGGGCCTAATTTGTTCTAAAATATTTTGACCAAACTGTAGTTTTTCCGCATAACTTGTGTTGGCAAAAAAGTTACTAAATAAAGATATGTACATTATATAAGTTGAAATCATATCTATCCAAGGACTCTGGTCAGGATGTGATGCTATTATTCCATCCACAAAAAACTTATTAAATGTTTTTGTAAAATCATTATAGGCGCAAGAATCCAAAGCAGGATTATAGTACTGATCTACAAACCTATTATATACCGTGGTGTAATTATTAATTATGGCAGTCAAGCATTCTAGTGAATCATCATGAAACCCTACTTCGATATCAAAAATATCCCTTGATGAATTGTTGGACTCTGGCCTAAATGTACCATCAACAGTAACAGTCTCTCTATTAAACTGATCATCATCGATAAAAAATTGATAACTATATAATGCCAACCTGTAATCTTCTATCCACGTTTTATCTCCAATTAAATTACCATCAATAAACCCGGGGAAAGCAAAATTCCTAAACACTATGTGACTGTGTTCATCTACGGTACCGGCACCCAGAGCAGTTTCTGGTGGTGCGTCAAATATGTCATTGAATTTAACCGTACTGCCAGCTATAGGTGCAGAACTATACACTAGTGGTCTACTGGGGTTTTGGCTCGGATCCACTGGAATAGTTACCAAAGAATGTAAGCTATGGCGCGTTGGATCATATGCGGCGGCGCCGAAAGGCTCTGTTAATAGTGCTATTCCAGTACTATATGTTTGACTATCGTATACAATACGTCTAATATTTATACAATTATTTGTTAACTCACGTCCTCCGGGGAATTGATCAATTAATGTATCAACGTTAATGTACCTTGACATTTTAGATGCTTTTCTAATATATTTTTCTAAGTCAACGAAAAAGTATCCAGATTTTTTAATTATGATATCAACATTTGCTAATGTATCGCACAATCCTTCATCAAGGCCTGAACCTTTAAAAATGGCAATTCTTAAAAGCATTTGTTCAATTTTTTGTCGGAGAGCATCTTCAACATCTTGGCGCTTTAATTCGTTGTATATGGCATCGCTTACAGCGCTGCCGAGTTTAATATGATGAATCCAAGATTGACTAGTTCTTTTCTTTGCTAAGCCCGGAAAAACATTATATGGAATTCTCTGTGTAGATGTAAGACCGGAACCAAGCACATTGAGATAATAGTCTGGTTCCTGTTCAACCCCACCCATTGGATCTGGATAAAAGCAGCATCTAATGTAAGCATCAAAAACACTTGAAAGTCTGTTTGAAAGCACCTGATTAACGCCGGCCAAAAAATCATTATATATATTATGAGAAATTTCTTCTCTAGTCGATTCTCTAAGTATACTTTGTGATAAAGTTGGTGAGTTGATAAAACCTTGCATAATTGTTGTGACAAGAGTTTTGATTTCGTCTGTCACTTGTGATACTACTTCTTCAAGAACTGGAATGGTGCCCTCTGATTCCTCACTAATAGCAACAAGTAAGGAAGTATCTGAATCAATATCATCTCGAACTCTAAGTGAGTTAATATTTTCATTTATTGCACTTAAAATAATACTTGCATTCCAATTTCTAGATTGACTTGAATCATATGTAATCTCACCTTGATAACCATATCCTGGGATATCTTCAGAAAAGTTTACATCAACTGGAGGTCTTAAAGTTAACAATCTTTCTCCCACATTATCGAATATGGCATCTGTACTGTTCAAATGGCCGGGCGCACCACTAATAGTATCATCGGCTAAACCAATTTGCGATTTTCCAGAGGAAGCAACTAAATCAAACATTTTATCACGCATAAACCACCATTTCATTTCTTTAAATTGCGCTGTTGATAATTTTACTAAATCTTTGCCACTGGCATCTGCGTAATCTTCTGCATTGTCTTGTTCGCCGCCACTGTTGCGTCCAACGTCTGTAAGTACGCTACCATGATAGCCAACATCTAAAAATTCACCTTGTTGGCCTTCGGCGGCATCTCCAAGGATAGCTTTTCTACCACGAATCCATCGGTCATTAAAATTTTCTAAAAACTCTTTTAATCTTCCAACTTCTTCGTTTATTAATACAGCATAGTAACTTGCATCTGAGCTATATTCACCTGTATTTTGGTTATAGTAAAGAGAGGCAACATCAAAGTTTATTCCACTAGCGCCTTCATCTGGTATTATAGCAGAAATTGATTCTGTAACTATATCAGAAACTTCTTCTAGTATATTAGACACTTCAGCCTGAAGGGAGTCATTAAGACTATCTGATGTTATTGGTATTTCAGCTTGACCGGGGAATGAGCTTAGTTCTGATACAGGCACATATTTTGCTGCATTTGCATGCAAAACGTTTTTATAAATAAAGTTTTCAGGATTAGTCGCCAATTCTTCGTCATATGATGTGTCAAACACAATTGGCGGCACTACTCTATTATCTAATATTTTGTAGTTTCTATAGATTCTCCTGACAACTTGTGGCTGACCTAATAAAGTTGCATTAAACTTATTTATACGAATGCCTAACTCACTTGTCATGTTGCCTGTCTTTGTAGCAGAACTTTTTGAAGGTGATAGTTTGTTAGCTTTGTATAAATTAGGTATTAGTTCTATTGAGTCTGCATATCTATTGAGCACATATTCCATATTATTAATTTGAGAATCTAATGTTTTATCTGTACTAGCTGATGCTTGATACTTGTTAAGAGTTTCTTGTAAAGTATCTCTAATAATTTTATGTGTGACTACATCAGACTTATAATATTTGCCGTCTAGTGCTCTCAATGGTGTGCTATGATATGCTAAGCTATCACCATCAACATAGACTGGATCTCCAAACTTTGCTAAACTGCCGTTTGTTTTTACATTTTCATAACTGATGTCACTAAAATTAATTGCAAACGCTGTTTTTGACAAATTTGAAACAGAAAGAGTATTTAAAGACTCCGAAGTTATGCAAGCAAAAATTGCCATATCCACAGCAGCATCCATATTATAAACGTGAAACGAAAAATCAACGTAAGAGGATTTAATTACTTGGTTACCAGAGTCGTCAAATTCTGATGTAAAGTCTTCAGTCGTAACATAGTCACTAAGTGGCACACTGTAAACTTGAATTTGTGGGTTAATAATAGAAGTAATATAACCAGAGATTTGAGAAGTACCTAAATCTAATTCAGCGTTGTAAGAAGTATTCATTATAGGCATACCATTATTTGTATACTCTCTAATACGACTCAAATTTAGTTTATCATTTTTTAATTCTTCAATTAAATTAGCGTCTTTATACACTATAAAATTAATATATAAGCTGTGATTGTCGTTAGCATCAAAAAGCTCTTCAAACATCTCCAAAGAATCAAAATTATCATCTGAATTGAAAATAGCAGATGTTTTAATATCAATGTTAGTTAACTGATCAGGAGTCACCGTGAACGTAGCTGTGATTGGGCCTGTGGAACTGAAGGCATAGCCAGATGAATTAATCGTTTCTACAATGGGGTCATCAGAGGATACACTACTTACTTTTATTGTTTCAATTACTGGCGTAGGCAAAAATTTACCAAAATTATTTATTGTATCGCCCTTATAAATTAATCTAGACATATTTCTGGAACAACCTCGCTACCATAAATATCGTTGTACAAGTTTTCTGAGTCATCAAAATCACAATTAAAATCAAGACTTAGATAATATGTTTGCTTGTTATACAAGTCTATTGCTTTGCAAGCAACAGACCTGTTAACATTTTTATCTTTTCTAATATCAAAGTAATATTCTACAGCATTCTTTGTTATTTGTTCATTGCTTAAATTAACCTCTGGTCTTTCGGATACCATCAAACCATTAACAATTTGTTCTTTTTTGTTTTCAAAATATTTTCTAGTTAAACTTTTAGTTGTACCATTATCGCTAACCATAAAAACTTCGATATCAAAATTTTCATTTAAAATTTCTGTATTGACTTCATCGATATAGATCATAGGGTCTTCCATTTGTAATTGTATGACTTTATCATCAGCGAATGTTAAACTTTCATAGATACTAAAGTTTGCATTTGGATTGGTTGGAATTGACTGTCGATTTGTAATAACTTTTTTATAATCTAATGAAATGTTAACTTGTGGAATATTAAGTTCTACAATTGATGTGTCATTTAATTTTTGTGTAGAAGAACTAATGTTTGAACTGAGAGTGACTACTTTCCAAGATGGAACAACACTATTATCTCTACCATCAATTAGCGAGTCTCCAATTGCATTGTCATATCTAAAATTATCGAATCTTGGCTTTTCAGGCTCTAATGGCACAGTATCAATTGTAATAATACCTAAACCAGTTTCATCAACCTTTGGTATTTTTTGAAGTTTGCTATCAATATTTTCAAACAAGACTTGAGTGCCAAGATATGGTGTCTCATCTTTAATTCTTGTGTGTATACTATTTTGTGATTCTGTTAAACTTGCATACGCACCATCATACATGATATTGTCATCATAGAACGCATAATATACAGGCTTGAATTTGCCAACAGATAATTTGTATTTTCCGTAACTTGTAAGTTCTAAGTCGATTACTCTTTCTTTTTTATCTAAGAATGTAGCCATTAGTACGTTCCTCCTCCATCGCTACCACCTCCACTGCGACCTCCGCCAAGACCGCTATCAGAGCCTCCATCATCGCCACGAATGCCACCTGCTTCTCCAGCACCAGTTCCAGTTGTGACGGTGCCTGCATTTCGTCTTGTAACGGATGGAGATGAACGTGTGGTAGTCGTTGTTTGTCCACCAGTCCTTGGAGTGCCACCACGAGGATTACGAGGGCCAGTGGTTTGATTATTGCCGGCAGAATTATTTGTGTATTCAATACGACCACCTTGTTTAATTTCTACGTCAACAACCCTTCGATTAGATTTGTTATTTTTAGTTTGTACACTATTGCCCATTTCAGATTTTTTGACTTCAGTTACAACTTTTGTTTGTCGCCTCTTAGTCTTATCAAGAGAATCATTAATAACACCTACCGTTGATGCAGGATTAACATATTCGGGACTTGCTATATACTGGCTAGAATTAGGCGTAGAAGGTGCTCTATCCTTAAACAGCACGTCAGCATCAACTTGAATAGATTCGATGATAGAGACGTAATCATACGGCCAATTGAACCTAACCTTGTAGTCTTGCGTACCCTGAAGAACAGCATCTTGAAGTTGCGGTGGCTTGATTGGCTGATTAGCTTGCTTAACAATGATGTCTTCGTACATTGCTTGACTGCGTTGCTTAACTTTGAAAACCATCCATCTTAAGTTTGGATTTTTAACTAAGTTGTCTTCTGTAAGCAACTCAGTATTGATCAACTCATGAGCTACCGCGTCTTCTGCTAAGGACATTCTAGTGCTGTTTCTAGGTGCTAAGTTTTGCCATATGTAGGATAAATCATCACGATCAAATTCATACTTGAATTCAAAGATATACATTACGAGCGGATCAATAAGTTGATTGTTTAAGAAATCAAATTGTGGAGGTAGCACGTAATTCTTCATTTTATTAACTTGTCTTCTAATGGATTGTCCTGCGGCATCTAACGAATTACCCGGTAGGGAGTCAATGTTTTCTTCTAATGCAGCTTCATATCTGTACTTAGGAATGGTTATAAATTCTTTTCTAGTTTGTGCATTTTCAGCAGATGGTTGTGGATCGCCTTGTTCAATACCCTTGACTGTGTACGGTACTGCAACGACTGCCTCTCTAATAACTTGTTTGTTTGCTACTTCACCAAGTCTTACGCTGGAATTCTCGTTAGTAAAGCCCATTAAATTAGCAAATGATTGCATTTCCTTAGATATATTCAGCCCTCTTGTTCCAACAAATCCATTGTAAACAGATGCACTGCCGATTACTTCATAGTGATTTGCTAACCAAGATTCAGGGATATCACCGATTTCTAAGAAAATACCAGTATTATTATTTGAAGGCATTGTACCAAATTGATGCCACATGCCCCTTGGTGTAGTACCTGCTCCAAAATTAGTAGGCAATGTTAAAGTACTGTTGCTGTCGTTTGAACTAGATATCGGTCTATCACCTATATCAGCAAAATTCATCATAGGCGTTTCAAATTTAGGCTGAATAACCCATCTTTGTGCAGCAATTTCATTTTCATCGGTTATCAATTGACCAAACTTGTCAAATCTTTTCTTAGGTACGTTTTCTATACCAAATAGATTGATAGCAGCGTCTATCTGCATTGCATTGTTATCGATGTGTTCGCCAGAGTATGGTTGTAGTCCGTTAGGTTTGGAAATAACAAATGAAAGATCTCCCATAATCGGATCAGCAGGGTGTGGCCCGAATTGACCGTTTATCCCAATCCTGTCTTTAACAAGCGTTCTGAAGCCATTTGCGTTAGGTGTTCCATCTGCAGATCTTAGCAAACTATCACCGGGATCAAAACGTCTAGTAATTGTTTGTGTCTCTGCTAAAATTCTAGTTAAATCATAATCGACTCCACCACTTGGTGAGAAGATAAAATCAACCCATGCTTCACCATCATAGTATGGAGGAGTGTACGCCCAATTAAATCCATTAAGTGAATCTTTTGTTCCAGCTAAACTTGAACCTGTAGCTAACGCATTAAAGGCATGTTCAAAGCCATCGGACGCGTCCGCAAAGTATGATCTGCCAAGCACAGGTGGGCCAAATGCAGTTGTTCTGCTATACATAACAAAATTACGTTTGAAATTTGGATTTTGCGTGGGATCTTGTGGAATTTCAAAAGATGCAGAATTAACTAAAGTTGATGATGAAATCGCAGATTGGCCGGCTGCACCAAGCGCTGGTGGATTTCCAACTCCAAATGCATATCTACGCCCTGTTGACTTTGCTCCTTGCGGGCCATAGAAGTTATTGGTGCCGTCTGAACCACTCTCAAATGAATATAATCTTGAGCCGCTATGAGATGCTTTTAATCGCAATCGAGCCCCGTATATTTCACCTTCCCTAAACTTAACAGTTGATATAGAATTACCGTTCGAGCTTAATTTGGTGTATTCGTTATTACTTAAAAAGAATTTACCTACTTCAGCAAAGTAATTTGATGCCATCAGCGTATAGAGCTTATCTGCCGGCTGGCCTGCAAGCGAAGCGGTGAGTGGAATTCTATTAAAGCTCATACTTGGGTGTGGCTCTAATTCAGGTATTTCAAGACCTCTCATATGTTGTGATGGATCAATAATGGCTTCAAATGGTATTCTCTTATCCCAGAACGTACCGGACACATAATTAACGCCAAATTGATCTGTGCCAACTGCATCACGTATTTTAGCTTTAATTAAGAAATTGGAGGCTGTAAGGGGGGAACTATTACTGGCAGTCAATGCTTCATATTCAACTTTTGTACCATCGGTAATTACTGGATAATCAACAGCTATACCTGACTTAATTGAATTGTACAAAATACCGGGCGCGAAGAGTGGCTGAGTAACTGGTCTTGCATAACTATATTGTATCAGTTCCGAATCATCTACATCAGCAAAAGTTGCCAAAGATGACCCAGTAACAGATGTTGCAATAGAATCTCCATAAGACTTACGAAATTGTTCTACAAGATCAAGCGAACGTTGAGCAGGGTAAAAGCCCTTGTATGGATGAAATTTAATAGCTGCTCGACACGATAACTTAAACTCTTTTGCAGTCAAGTTGGACATTTGTCTAACATCTAAGAAATTCTCTAAGAAGTCAGAATTTGAGTAATCAATGTAGAAATTTTGTTGAGAACTGTTTATTGTAGTTCCGGGGATCTCGAATGTATCGTTGTTCTCGCCACCAAGAATACCAAACTTGGTATAATTCTCAACTTGTTCAGAAATTCTGAATTCTGGTACAATTGAGTATCCCTTCGCAATTAATTTGATGTCCTCCTTGAACTCTTCATAAGTATCATAGAATGGTTCAGAGGTAGCGGACACAAAATTTGTTATACCATTAGATGTTGTTAAATATCCTGCAAGTCTTGGAGCTTCCCATTTTGCTTCACCTGAACCACTTATAACAGGATTGACGCCTGACGCGCCGGGATTTAATTGTGCAGTTTCAGGATATCCAATAGCTCTGACGTAAGTATCAATATGACTTGGATTATTAATTGAGAACGGTGACGCCATCATGTGTTTTCTTGCATAAAGAGCACTGTTTCTAACACAGAATGGTATTTGCTCTGCTTCTTGTAAACTGTTTGGTATAGCACTGTTATCCCTAACAAAATGATAAGTACTGTATGTATTCTGTAATTCACCAGCAGAATTTGAGGTTATAAGGGTTGAACCTGAGAAGTAGTGAAATCCTGACGCATCTTGATCAGACGCAATAAAAGTTGGACCTGTTCGGGTTTCAAAATCTAATGGCGCGTCAAGAGGCCAAATACTTTGAGTGATAAATCGATCTGTAAATGGTGGCGATAACGTGCCATTACTGTAATCTCCGTATTTTGTAACTCCCATTGAATTAGGAATGCCCGTGCTTGCACTCACACGTTGTGCTTGAGTTGCTTTCCAGAATCCGCTATCATATCCTATTCTATTAACTGATCTTGAAGCAAACTCATTGCGAATAGATGGGTACACATTCTCTTTGTAGAGTGCCCAGTTAAGTGCAATACCACTTCTATCCTTCAGGGCAATCAACTGCTCATAGGGTGTTACTTGCCTGTCAAAATTGATTTCTGTAAACTCATTAAGTCCCTTATCGTTAAACAGCACATATTCATTACTATAAGATGTTTTAAGAGTGGCGTTGTCAGCAGTACTGATTATTTCAGTCTGTCCGTTTCTTGTTACCAGTGAAGTACGTATAAAGTCAAAGTTTACAAATGATGGTCTACCAACCATTGAGACTGGGCGTAAGTCATATTCGCTTAGTACACCAGCACCGCCGGTTGTAAAGATGTTTAACTTATTGTTGAGTCTTTGGTGTGTAAGAATTTGATGATCTTGTTGACGAACTTGCTTCCATGATGGATAGCCAAACTGATTACCGCGCTTGAACATGAGACTATTGAGTATAACACCCTTATCAGCATTCTGAAGCAAACCGCCTTTGTCATAAGGTGATACGTAAGGATTGACCCAGTTAAGAAATCTATTTGAACTAGAAACTGGTGCGATTGAAGAAGCAATAACTGATGGGACAGTTGTTGGCGGTATCAAAGTATTAGTCGATACATCTATATCTTCTCTAACATTTAGATTTAGTCTGGTAGTTTGAGGTAAGTAATTTTGTGTAATGTTTTCAGAACTGCGAAGTATTCGACCTGTATCAGAGGGTGCTCTTGAACTACCTATTTGACTTGCAGTCACAAAGTCGAAAGCATTAGGATATGTGATACCTGATGCACCTGATAATCTTATAGTAAACTTAGGATGATAGAACCCACAAATACCATTGTCATTGACAAGTGAGGATGTAATCCAAGCGTATTGCTTACTCATTTGTGGAATCTGATGTTGTACAAAGAAGTTATCAAACATTGAATGAGTGGCAAATGTCTTGATATCGTCATACCTTACAAGCACTGGTGAACAGCCCGCGGGTACATTTGTATCTGCAATCATTCCCATACCAGCGCTGCTGTTTCCTAATGGAACAAATACATTTTCATTAAAGCCAATTAGGCTATTGGTTGCAGCATCCATTGTACCCGGATTTGCAGCGTTAATAGCCATATAGTTACTATCTGGAGAATCTTCAAATCTAATCCAGTCCCAAAGATCTGCACTATTATCAGTGTAGACTGCGGATGCAGTAACATCACAAGGTACTCCGCTGTTATACAAAGAACTAACCTCAGTAGAAGTTAAACCGGTTGTCCAAAAAGTGAATTCATCAATAGAAGCAGACAGTGGATTTTGACCATCAGCCATACCACCACCAATATTCATGTAAGCGGCGCCTTGGGCTTTAATAGCAGAGAACCCTCTATAGCTTGATTTTGTGCCTGCAGCAGTTCGATAATTTGGCCTTATTGATTGAATGTCTGCGGCTGATTGAGAAACACCATTAAAGTACAATGTAGCTGCAGCGTCAAAATTAGAGTTGACTGAACCATTGTCAAGAGAGTTCCAAACTAATGCATAGTGATTGAATGTGCCTGATAAGTCAAAGCTTGCAAATGGGAAGTGCCACTCGAATTTAATTGTGCTGTTACCACCACCACCAGTGGTACCCACACTGAAATGAATTTGAGGTCTATCACCAGAACCAGCGTGAACTTTTTCTAATTTTGCAAGTGTTGTTGAAGAATTGGTACAGCCAACACCCCAGACTTGTTCAGTAATTGCCGAGCCCCCTTTAACGTCATTATGAAACTTTATAAGTCCTGTCCAGCTTAGTGAGTTTCCAGCGCCGCCTGTAATGGAATTTAATAACAATGGAGCTTTAGTATCTGGCTTGCCTAAACTAGCATTATGTGTACCAGTTAGAAAGAATGTGGGGTTTGGATTTGAGGCAGTCAGAGATGCACCTTGTGTATTGTGTAGGGTATCACCTTCATAGACTGGTGTTGGAGTATCGGTTAGAATCCTAACACAGTCTTTATTGTTTCTGTGTGTTTTATGGTATCCCGGTGATTCATCATATGATGCGCCGGGATTCGTAACTAGATTTGAATCTCTACCAAATCTAGCTGTATGTCTCGACGAGTGTGCAGTTAATCCAAAATCTTGTCCGTGGATGTCAAACACTCTAATACCGGGTGTCCCAGCACCTGTTGGTTCAGAAATTTGACCTGTTGATACCTGATGTGGTCTAGTAACCATAATGTTGGTATAGTCAGGGTTATTGTATACTGAGAACTCGTTAGACCTAAAATCACGGTATCCTCTACCCTCAGTCAACAATCCACCAATTGCACTGAATCTGCTTACTATTACAGTTTTGTTGGTAGTGCCTGATAAATACCCAACATCGTAATCAGGCATAACTTCAAAGTGACCTTCCTCAAGTCTCCTAGCATCTAAGAAAGTTCTAGTTTGAGTCGAGCTAGTCGCTCTTAGATCAAAAGTATTAGGTGGTAATAATGGTGGATTTTCAATAAATTGTCTTGGATTCTCAAAAGCTCCAAATGTATGAACAACATCGTAGTTGTGTTGATAGTTACCAAGTATTGTCGAGCCGGTTCTTAATTGAATGTTTCTAATGTTTACTGGTCTCTTGGCAATAAAATCTCTGTAGTACACAGCCTTCTCAGAAGCTGTGACAGGATAAGGAAACTCATCTGGTGCATTTGCTTCAGGCCAAGGATAATCTGGCGCTGTCATACCAATAGCGCCATCCGTTAACTGACCATCGCAGCTTGGATCTGCTGGATCTCTCTTACCAAGTAAAAGCTTCCAAGCTTCAGGTCTAGAGAGATAATTATCTAATCCGGTGTAGAACACACTTTTGGCAGAGCTACTAACGTTAAGCGGAACATGTCGTGATTGATGTCCGCCAACTGCATAATTTGTGAATGGACCCTGCATAGGTATTTCCATATCGGTACCATATGCGTCATTATGTAAATTGGTAATTGTTACATTCTTGTGGGTTCGATATTTAATGTAATCATCAACACCACCTGAGATAGATGCACTAATTAAATTAAACGGGAATGCAAAAGAGTTTTTGTTGGCTTCATATCCTAAGCCATCAATATAATCTCTACCTTGATCCACCTTGATATAACGCTTTCGCTTCTTATTAATATTTTCTGTTAGTTGTTGCTTGAATGCCTCATCGGATACAACATTATCAAATGTTTCTATCTCACCAAAAAGAACGTTCTGTGGAACAAGAACAGAGCCGGCTGAAGAGGATACTGGACCAGCAGGGTGTAAAGATGTATAAGTATATTGAATACTCTTGTTATCTATAAAGTTAACACCACCCTTAATAACTCTATTAATTGTCACGTTTTCTGGGCCAGTGAAATCAACTGTACCGGCTTTCTGAGTTTCTAATAACCTATTGAGTGTATATCTTGTGCCGTCAGTTTTTGTAAGTGTTGGCATAGAGCCACTAAACTCTGGTCTACTCCATTTAACTGCTCGTATGCGTCTGCGCTTAGCGTCAAGTGTTGCGGCACTAGAAGTAATTTCAGGGTCTGCAATACCTGCAGCACCGGGCAGTGCCCTCTTTTTCCAAAAATCAGTATGTAAGTGTGTTGGTCGAGTTGCATCTGGTATGAAAGAACCACTTACACCAGCAGGAAAAGTTGATCCACTAACACCGCCATACAGTTCTGCTTCATAACGAAGCTTTGCCTCGACAACGCCGCGGATACTAGCTTCTGGATCTTTCTGCTTAAATTCAATTGTTGGGAATCTTGATTGATATTTATTTCTTTCTAATACATGACTCTCAACAGTATTGTAAACATCATTAATAAATTCAGCAGAAGCAGGTACAAGCTGAGCTATCATTTCAGAAATAGAGTCATCAAACCACTTGTAATAATCTACAAACTTTTCTACTGTTGATAAGTTCTCAACTCTCTGAAAAAAGATGCTTCTTAAGTAATTCAAATCCTTGTACTGCATTCTATAGCGATTTACAGGATCACCTATAAGGTTGTTAAAGTCTATCGAGCCTGCGAAGAAGTCTAATATTTCTTCAGATACGGCACGATAAAGGCTTTTTTCTACAACAAAAACATAGTTTGGTACTTGGTCAAATGTTCCTAATAACTCATCGTCTTCTGACAATACTTGCACCATATCAGAAGAGACAACTATTTCTGGATCAATGAACTTGAATTCATTAACGATACGGTTCGACACAACGTTAGTGTCATCAGCAGCGAAATTACTACCACGACCAGTGTGTGGATATCCTGCGACTTGTCCAGCCCAACCAAAATTATCACGTATAAGCACTGAACCGGAACTAAGGTCGGTCACATAGAAGTCACCAGAACTATCTGAACTTGTAACGTTTTGGAAGTACCAGTTTAAAGCTAACGTATTGAAATTATAACTATTTTGATTTTCTTCTGGTGCATTGATAGCATCGATGTTACGATAGGAGCCTGAGATACCAAAGTTTTCTCGATCAACTGCATGCTGCTTAAGAGTAAAAGAATCAAGATATTTTGTCCAATATCGTGTATCTGTAAATAATACATCACTCCTTACAGTATTAGCACCTGTAATGTTTGTGTTGGTGGCACCGATATAAACTCTTTTTGAAGCGCGAAGGAAGTTTTTAGCTACATCTTGACTGATTGAGGAAGTCAACTCAAAAGAGTTATTAATACTACCTAATTTGTTGTTGTAGCCCCTGAACACAACATTGTAGTCTTGGACATCAGAGCCTGATGTAGTGAAGGCGTAGGGGTATTGTGGAGGCTTTATTGAGACAGATAAATTCCAGTCCTCATCATCATAAACATTATAGAATAAGCTGGTTGTCAATAATGGTACTGGGAAAGGCGTAACAGATGATGACAGTCTGAAAAATACATTTCTTGATCCAGCCGAATCTCTAATTGCTTGTACTTGGAAGTTTGCATTATCTGATGCAAATATAGTTGTATCCGCTCCATCATCGGTGCTAGCAGAATGCATACCAAACAATGAAATTGTATTAATTGTTCTTCTATGAACTTTATCGATAGAATTAAAAAAGTTGGGAAATTTTACACCAACTTCTGTTGTAAATCCATATCGATCTTCAAGTGCGACTGGGCCTGAACCAGAAATATAACCTTGTGATTCTGCATTAGATGGATCAGGGGCTTGATACACAACTGCAGTAGTTGATAAGTTACTGTTTAGATTAATTAATTTTCTTTTCTTTTGTGTCTGCTTAAGATTACTCTTTAACTCAAATAATTGATTGTTAGCGTATGTGTTTAGGTAGACTAAGTTATCATCAATATTGAAGCATCTAAACAGGTTGCGAATTGACCTTTCGGTTCCCTTTGACTTGTAAATGGCAGCAAGGTTGTTGTAAATGTTTTGATAAATTATATTTTTTGTTTTATATAATTCTTGCTGAAACAGCATCGTATCATTTCTATTTGCAAATTTTTCAAGCACCGTCGAGTCAACAAAGATTTCTGGTGTATAAAGCCCCAATGATTGTGGCAAGTGTTCTGAAAATGGGAATGGATCATTTGATGCGCTGGTATAAGTGGCATGCCTAAAGGTAGGTATTGCTTGAATTTGCAAATATAACTTATCAAAGTAAGCACCCATAATGTGGGAGAGTTGCTCTATATCTGTAAGTCCTAATTCTTCGCTTTCTTCAACTACCCAAGATGGAGTGTTCTTAAGAAACATTGCATTATTTTGCACGTCATGATAAGTTCCAATGTCCAATAACTCTGCCTTAAGTGCTACGACACTTGGATGATCAGCATAAATAATCGGATCTAAATACTCCGATTCTGCTGCAGACGCTGAAACGATAGCAGAGCCAGTATTTCTGGCAACTGAGGAGTATCCAGTCCAAGTACCATTGCATATTCTGCCACCATAGTCTAAAACAACACTATCAATTGATGCGTTATTTGTAATACCTTCGTTAAACTTATAGTACATTCCAAGAGTAGTGTTGGATATATCTGTATTAACGCCACCTCTAATTTGTGTAAACCAATTTTGTCCTATCTCTTTTGCGTCTCTTGCTATCTTCCAAAATCTAAATTCATCAAGCGAGCCGCTAAGCTTACCAGCGCCACTGTAATTTGTAATCTTTGATACATCTTCGAGACCTCTTGGTGCTGTTTGAAGTGCTGCCAAGCGACCCATCATTTTTTCAGGATTAAGTTCTCCAACAGTTTTAGACGATACAATTTTTGTATTATTTAAATTACCATTGACGTAAAGCTTAATGTGAAAATCAGAACCGCTATTTTGTAACACAAATCCATAGTGCTTCCAATCATTTAGAGTATCAATTGATAAATCAGCACCAACTGCTTCTTGAAAAATACTAGTGGATCCTGATTCAACTGTAACACGCCACGGTGTGGCTGCCCCAGCGGTGCCATCAAGCTCGACAGTAATTCGACCATAGTGCGCACTTGAACTAAGTTCGTTGTTCCATATATCTGCAATTACTTGTTTTTCTGTTAAAGACGTTGCAAGGGAACCTGTTTTTGCCCAGAACTCAATCGTGACACCATCATCAAAGTTTGATTTAAGGTTTGATGTTCTTGTGCCTGAGCCATAATCAGGACGAAAGCCGTTGTTGGTGTAGATGTTTTCATCATAAACATTACTGTATTGAAATTTGCTATCTCTATCATCTGGTACTAATGTTTTAATTTGTGCAGTTTGACTAAGTGAATTTGGGCCGGCCTTGAATGTGATGTATTCATTCGAGCTAGGTGAACCGTATCCACCATTACGAGCGGTAGCAGTACCCCACTCATTGGCAGAAAAAACAGCATATCCATTCGTTCGAGGATATCTATTGTTAAACAAGTATTTTTCAATATCTAATGACTTGTTATAAAATTCTGTTAACTCGGCTTCAGAGCCATCGTAAGGATAGAAATTAATAATGCGAGATATTGCACTATCGTAATATAATCTTGCGGAGCCAAACTTAGCAAATGTAGCTGGATCGGAATAATCTACTTGTGGTAAGAAAGCATCTTGTTTAGCTTTGTTAGCCCTTAAATTACGTGAGGATTCTACTTCAGAAAAAGCATCTTTCTCGTCTTGCGATTTTAAATAATTTCTAGTGAATAAATCCTTAGTACTCATCGTCTAACACTCTGAATTTGAATATTTTATCCTGTTCAAGCCAAGAATTTAACTCTTTATTGTAAAAAGCAAACTTGAACCCATATTCATAACCCGGATCTAGTAAGCGCATATCGACGTTAAAGTAATTACCAGATACATCGTAGGATAAACCTGTAGCAAAATCACTTCCTGTGTTGTGTGGTATGGCTTCAAGCGAATCAAGGATTCTGAAAACTCTATACGAAGCACTCATTATTGGATAATGTGGTGGATTCTCCTTGGCCTTAGTATAAATAGTTGGGGACCAATTTTTATTTCTAATGTAAAGGTTAAATCTGGCGGTTTCATTCTTGCTATATTCGTTTCGTAAATTAGTAATATTGATAAAATATTTTCTTGTGTCAACAGCAAGAGAAGATTCTATTACCTTAGCGCTAATAGAACCGGTAAAATATTCGAGTGATGTGGCATGTTCATTCTGCATCGAGCCACTATGCCATACGTCATAAAGTGTCTGAATAGGCGTAGCTGCGGAAGTGATAGCGATTGAGCAACTGTAAATTCCTGTAGATACATGTCCACCAGTAATACTGGTTGTTCCGTCAAATAATACAAGTCGTGAACCTGATGGTTCTGAGTTATCAGCAGAGCCTGAATACAAGCTGACCATAATTGAACCTGTTGTGCCAATAGACGGAATGTCTGTGAGTCTGCCTCTAACGTAGTTGTAAAGATACAGTGTATTTAAATTGTCTGGACCTGGAGCTAAAGAGCTACTGTAATAAAAATCTCCACGATCATCTCTTTTGATATCATTCCATCGAGCTTCAATTACTGGCTTCTTAAAGAAGAATTGTGTACCTCTTGCAAAAAATCTTTTTGTATAATATGATTTTGTTGAGCCACTAGGATTATAGATAACAGCTTGGCCAGAGTCTGCTGGATCGGGAAGTCTTGGGGTCCTGCTGACAACAGTGTTTAATGCGCCAGAAACATAAGCCTCTTGGCTGGCTGATAAAGCAATTCCAACACCATAATTTGTGTATGTTCCATCTAGCCATTGTTCTACAAGAGGAGTTATATTAACTTCTAAATCTTCTAATCCTGTTTTAAGGTTTTGTTTGAAGATGTGAACTTCTGAAGAAACATCAGCGTTTGGAACTGATTGAGTGTGATAAGAACCACCAGCTAATAGAGTGCCATTAATATCAGTCCAAGCAGCCGTATTAGAAGCCGACATCCAATTGGAACCTTCATTTCCATTTGTAACATCCAGATAGTTTTCTAAATCTAAACCAACACCCTCTTGCCAAGATTGTGAGATAGCATGCACAACAATATCCAGATCTCTTGGAACAGTTTTAGATGTCTCAGCATTAAAAAGTCTTAAATAAAAATTAACTGAACCAGAGGCTGGAATGTTGCCAGACGAACGATCAGAATCTATTCCTGTAACTGGGAATTGAATTAATATTCTAGAAAGCTCTTGAGATCCAGACGCAACCCTATCATAGACAGAATATGTTTCTAGAACGTCAGCTTCTCCTGTATTCGCACCGGTGCCTCTAGTCTGTAAATCTGACTGAAAGGCGTTAACTATAGTGTTGTCAGCATCTGCTGTGTACTTTTTTATTGGCATTATCTAAGCTTTCCTACGATATCCAATTGTGGAAATTTCAATTCTAATATGGCATTATTTGGTACAATTAGTTGTGAGCCATCACCTGATGTGTTACTATCAATATCAATTGATGCATTTGAATACGAACCACCGCTCTTGATAAATATTTTAACATTTAACACATCTAAGACTCCCGGCACATCTTTAAGAACCTTATAAATATCACTGATGTATAAAGATTCCCCAATGAAGTGTGTTCGATCATAATTTTCTTTCAGTGCTTCCAAACAAGAGTCTAAGACACTAAATTTGTCTGATGCTTGTTGTGGGCGCACTATAAATTCGATACCATAATTTAAGATAAACGGATCTAAAATATCAACGGTATCATTAATCATTCTATATTGATTTAGCCAAGTTTTTAAATTATTTTTGATAACCGAATTCGATTTCAACAGTTTACCATCAGTCCCCTCAGAAATGACATAGAAATTTAAGTTTCTTTTTTGTGAGTCTGCATCTCTCTGGACGGATACTCTTTTAACAGAGCCAAATTTCACAGGCATACGGTAAGCTAAATTTTCATAATCTGCTTGGGTCACTGCTCTGTTTTGAGTAGGAAACGTATCATAAATTCTTTGTTTAATTTCATCAGATGTTGGAATGCTAACGTCACCTGATATTGGCTCTTCATTGCTAACTTCTAGAGAGCTTCTAATTGTTTGCAATGTAGGACTGTTCAAAGTTTGTTGATCAATAAATTCAAAATTAGAAAAAGTGACAGAATTGATTTGTCCCGCTGCTACATTAGAATTAATAGGATTATTAGAACGGTAAGTAATGATCAACTCAGTGTTTGTAGGTACAATTCCAAAGCTTTCATTTTCAGATAATCTACTAGGATCAAAAGTCATGTTTGTTACGTATGTCTTGCCGTATGTATTAACAGCCACATTTTGCGGGTTCTCGACCACATTGTTTTCATTTAGTCTACCGCTGCCAAATTGTAATGTTATTTGATTTCTATTAGTTTGAGTTATAAACTTTCTTGATACAAGATATGGCTTAATAATTGATGGAACATTATCATTTTTAAAATTAGGGTTTGATATTTCTTTAAAAATTACATCTTGTGCCAAAAAGTCAACTTCGTAATATTGATTACCTTCTGAGTCATAGACGGAGATAATCTCAGATACATTATCTGCATTTAAGGTTACTCTCTTAAATTTTTCAAATGCACCTACAGTAATTCTCTCTTGTCCAAATTGTCCAGACACTACATTTCCATATGCTTTAACTGCATAGAATGTTGGTGCGCCTGTCACCGAGTCATTTCTAGCAACAACAAATACATTCTTTGTGCTAGCAAAATCAATGTTTTCTGTGAGAATGAAACTTAAATTGTTAGTAGAGGAAAAGGTTGTGCCTCTTTTAAGTATAGGCAAGTAAGTTTCATCAGGACCAATACCACTTGGAGACGCTGGCACAATTAAATACATTGCAACAGTACCATATGTTGATGGTCGGCCTTCAAATTTGTACCCAAGAGCACGGCCATGGCGAACGATATTACTAAATTGAAACGCTGTATCAAGGAAGGACTCGTTAACATTATAATCCATATAGAAGGACAACTGATCACCAACGTATGAAACAGCGTCTATCATCATAGAACCAAACGAGCCTTCACTAAAGTCTTGGAATGTATCTGGATAAAATCTTTCAGCTATATCTAGTAAATCGCTTTGAATACTAGAAAATTCTCTACTTGTATAATCAATCGGTAGAAGGTCTTTTTGTTTTTTCGCCATTATTATTCCTCAGTCTAAATAGTAAATTCAAGCAAATCTCTCACATTGATATCAGGTATAGAATATACTATTTTAATTATTAATGCATTTGGATTGGTTTCGGAGGGTACAAATGCTAATTCTATAATATTGACAACTGGTATATAGATCGAAGCCTGCTCTATAATTTCATTTTCAATTCTAGCAAATGTTGCTTCATCAAAATTACTGAATAAAAATCTTTTCATCCCCACGCCATATTCGGGGATCATCACGCGCTCACCTTTATTAGTTAAAAGCAGCATTTTAAAATTTTGCTTTATTAATTGTCTAAAAGATTTAATGGTTTTAAAACCATCAGAACTATCTTTTACAAGCGGTAATTTTATTGCTAACGATGACATTTCTTAAATCTCACTTATATAAATATTATCAATCAGGTTTTTTGCAGAGTTCACCCTTGTTATTAAATGGATTTGGTTTAAGTTTTCTGCGCTTAAACCATGGTAATAGGTTACCTCCAGTTAGGGGCTTGAATCTTTTAGCCGTTAGCGATATAAACTGATCACCGGGTGAGGCATCATCTGCATCTTCAACTTCAAACTTTCTCTTAGTGTAGTATGGTTTAAATATTTTCTTTGTTCTTTTGACTGATTTTCTTAATAAGATTTGATCCCAATCGTCCCATTTTCTAAAGAACGGACTTGCAAATAATCCATTTCTATTTGCTTCGTGAGCCCAACCTTCTGTATAATCTACTTCACCTGTTTTAACATCTACACGGACACCGGGCTTGGCGTTGGCATTTGGACTATTGTAAGTTTTAGTTTCGCCGGTAGCTCTTGCAACTGTATATTCTCCAATTGATGGCATAAATGCTATATCAGTATAAATCGCATACATAGACAAAGCTTTTTTGATTGAGCAAATATAGTCAACAGTCATTCTAAACTTTTCATCGTCTCTAAGATTATCAATTAAGCAAAGCAATAACTTGCTATTGGCTCGGGGCCCAGTATATTCGTTTACAGGTAGGTCTAGAGCGTCGAGTCTTACTTCCGTAATTGGCACTTCACTACCACCGCTTAGAACTCCAAATTCTAATACACTTTGTACGCCGATGTTCCCATCAAGACCGTAAGGTTTTCCAATGGCACTGGTTAAAAGTCGTAAGCTACCCGGATAGTGATTTGAAACATTGCCAACTTTTTTACTTCTTATCAAATTTTCAGCATCTTCAACAGTATATTCGTCGCCATCAATAAGAACATATTTTTTCAAATAGAATGATTTATCGGCCGCAGGATCAACAATATTGCTGATATCTCCAATCGGTGCAACATTACCATCGGGATCTTTTCCTTTGACTATCACATTATTTCCAAAGGGAGCCAATACATCGTGCATATCATCAACATGATACTCGCCAACCATAAAGACTGTGTTGCCATTTTCATCAATATGCACGTGATAATCACCAACGTATGGCTCACCGTTAGGTAAAGCAAATAAGTTACCAGTTGTATAACCGCTACCAATTGCAATGGCTTCATTCACTTCTGTGTTATCAACATCTTCAACAAAAGAAACAACTTTTTGCATATTGAGTCCTTCACCATTGGCACACAAGGATTGTAAGAAGTAGAAGTCAGTATCAGTAACCGCAGTGACGAATCCTGATTTTTTTAAGTTTTCTTTAAAAAGTTTAGAAATAAAATTTAGTTGCTCTTTTACTAGCTCAGTTAAAATTAATTTTGATTCATCTTCAACTTGTTGAATAGCTTCTAAATTCTTCTCTTCTCTAAAACTCTTAAGTGATTGAAAATTTGCTTTTTCTTCAGATGGGGCATCTTTAAAATCATCTCGATCGGGATAGTTGTAATTTTCTTGTAATCTGTTTATTTTTTCTATAGCTTCCTGAACATATACTGGAACATCATCCGGTGTAAATGTATCATCCAAGTCATCATCTAATTTTCTACTATAAAGTTGCACTGCTTGTTCAAGGAACGCATACCAAAATTCATCGTCCTTAAATGGATTCAAAAAATTGCCGCCTGATTCTTTACAAGCCTCTTCAATATTTTCTATAATATATGAGGCGTAAATATTGCTGTAGTTATCAGGAAATTTTGTTTCAAAAGTAGCAAACACGGGCAATGACTTTATAAAATGAGTACTAACAAATATTCTAATTAAACCAGTTATTAAGCCTTCTAGTCCTGCACGAGATGGGCGGCTTAAAATTCTGTTAAATGGAACTTCAGTAATACAATCAGGATCTGTTTTAAGTCGATCATCTTCGGGTATTCTTCTATAAGCTGAATCAATTTGATTTTGTATATCATCAAATGCAATTAGGTTTGTATCTCTAGGCTTACAAGGTGAATAATCAGGGAACATAACATTGATAGCGCCAAGCCAACCTTTGTTTGCAAGTGGTTTTATGTACAATGAAGGAGATTTATAACTTTGCCCAAACTGAGTGGGATTTAAATAAAAGACTCTAGTTTTTTCTGGAGTGCCGGCTACTTCCATATCGTGTTGATTACGACTGATACCAAGTAACAAGTCTTCATTGTTAGGGCGCCGCCAACCATTACGGACTAATCTAACTTCACCTTCATCGTTTTCTTCTTCCTCAAAATTGGGTATGTACAAATCATCGTATGGGCAAAAGCCACCAAGCGTCACATCAGTCCCCTGATAAACACCAGCAGGACTAGGATCCCAATATTCTTCAGTCATTGTAACACCATAGTCAATATCAGCCTCTGACAAATCATCAAATTCAGCGCCGTACAGCCAAACTCTATACAAGTCGTCGGGATCGCCGATAGTTTGCCTAATAGTATTATAAAGAGCAGAATTAATTTCATTAGAAATACTGCTAGCTGCAGCATCACCAAGACCAGTAATATCAGCAAGAGCTAATACTTGAGGTGCGACGGGAGATCGGCCGGCGTTGAAAGAACTAAACAATAAAGGATAAGTGCTCTCGTTGATATCGATATTGTCTAATGAATTATCAACAGCAAAAAATTCATACTTCAGGTATCCTGTAATATCATCTGTTGTGCCTATATCAGACTCGCCTCCCTCTTCTGCTTGTTCTAATTTTTCTTCAACTGATGAGCTAGTTTTTGCTTTTTCATTGATGTATTCTCTAATTTGAACTCTTACATTATCATTTGGTATGTTAAAAAATCCAGATTTTAATTCTGTATCGTACTCAGCAATGTCAGAATAGAACGCTTTTAAATCAAAGCCATAAGCCCAATGACCATCGGTTGGTCTATATCCCTTTGAATTATCTCTAAATTTTAAAGTTACATCTGGGTTCTTTTTTCTCGCCGCTTTTGTGATTTCAACAACATCTTGTTCATAATCAACTTTATAAGATACATTATAGCCAAAATCTGTCATCTCTGTCAAGTTAACATCAGTGTCAAACAAACCTTCAAAACCCAAGACTCCAAATGATCTAGTAAATTTTTCAGCTTGTTGAACATCATTAGTAGCACTAAATGTCACTATACCAAGGTCAGTTGCACCGTTTGTCTGATTGAATTGATACTTAAGCCACTCGGCCATATAATACGGATACGCACCTCTTTGACGTGACACTCTGGAAAAATCTCCTAATTCTGCATCATCATCATCATCAACATAGAAGTTAACAAACCTACTACTATTGAAAGTTTTTCTTTGGTGCGCGGTATAAGGATTGCCCATAGTATCAGAGAGGATCATGTTCATAAATCCCCAGTCATCATCGCTAGCAAACAACCCCCCGTTACCAAGCATATCATCAGTATAGGCAATCTTTAGACTATCCATATCGGCGCTTAAAGCCGCTGTGGCAGTCTTGATGGATTCTTCAGGCTCGAATGGTAGCAATCCATTTTCGCAGCCCGGGTCAGAAAATATAGGCGGCATAGCGTTTTCTATAGTCGAGCTAATACCATCATTCAATATTTGTCCTAAATCATTTGTGTCTTCTAATACTCTCTGCAGTGCAAGATCAGTTTGCTCTTTTGCTTGCTTAGGGGTCATCCTGCCTTCTAACAAGGACTCACGCACGGCATAAAAGTCTTCTAATGCTTCTGGTGTAGCACACAATGTTGGGTTCATTGGTGAATCAGGGCTGTCGGCTCCTATTGAAAGCCCAAGTTTAATTTCATCTTTAACTGCTTCTGGAATAATATTACCCATATTTTTAAACATAGTTTCAATACTAGTATCATTAGACAAAGCATCTCTAAACTCTGTGTATTCATTATCAAGAAGGCCGTTAACAATTTCAATTTGTGCTCTGCTTGGTCCTTCCATTAATAGTCTAAGGGATTCGTCTCTTGTTGAGCTATTGACAATATCACCAAAGAATGAAATAGTTCTTTCTGGATTAGCAAACGCTGCTGCTCCCACGCCAAAGTTTTCAGCAAGTGCAAGCACTGTAGCTTTTACTTCTTCATCAGTTGCAGACTCACCACATATTGTATCTCTTATAATACCTAATATGTCAGTATTGCCTGTCAGTAAACCAGCACCAATCTGACCAACAGTTTCTAGCAATTTGCATATTGCATCACCAATAATTTCACATATTTTTGCCATTATCAAAATTATGACACGCATGATTATGCAAATGACTAATTTTACAAGGGCCTCAAATATTGCTGATAATATGTCACTTAATTTCGGAATATATAAAAACGGGTTTTCCCATTTAGGAAAATCAAGTGGATTAATATTTCGACAGAATGGTAATTGAATGCTCTTGAAAAAATCCTCAAAACCGGGATTAAACAATGGCGGTGTCGGACAATCTAAAAGAGCAATCACTGAAGCAATAAGTTGAGCGCCCGGAAATCTATTTAGAGCGTCCAACAATTCTAAATAATTATCTTGATACACTTCCATAAGAGCTTCGATATAAGCATCAATTATAATATTGTTAACTTGAAAATCTTCACCAACCGGTTCTTTTAATTTTTGACCAATTGTCCTTCTTTCGGGCTGGCTATATGATGCAGGTGTTGCATTATTAGAACTTTTTAAATTACCATAGTTGTCTCTACGCTTATTTTTGTTTGACGCCTCAACATACTTCTTGTCTTTCCAAGGTTTTTTGCGTTTCAAATTTTGTAAAGCAATTCTATTAGGGCCATTATTTTGCCCTGCTAGTGCATCTGAAGTTGTTTGTCCGGGAGAGCCATTTGAAAATATATTTCCAGATTCTAATTTTCTCTCTACCGCTGCTTCCAGTTCTCTTTGTTTCTCGGGAGGTAAGCCAACAAATAACTCACCGATTTCTTCGACACCCATTGCTTTTAGCGCGGCTCTTATTATTGAGGCTAGTGCTTGCTCAAGTGTCAAGCCTTTAAATAAGCATTGTAATGCTTCTAAGAGTAAATCTAAGAAACCACACTGACCTATTCGATCTAAACCTTTTGCATACATTTCATCTAATTGTTGCAAAGGCGATAGTCCGCACCCAACTCCACTTAGACCACCTGATATCATTCTAAAGCATAATTGTGTGAACACAGAGTCTTCTGCATTAATAGTGTCAAACGCTTGGCTTTTAGCTAAACTATAGACATCTGACGGGTTGTTTGGTGAATTGGCGCCAAGATTTAATCCTTTAAGAATAGATTCTTCATTTACTTTAGCCGGCGTTGTTTGACACAAGTTTTTATGAAATCTATATGCAATTGCATCAGCTAAACTAAAGACCTCATCAAATATATCTTGACCAAGTTCTTTTCCATCCTCTAATAAAGCATCAGTAATACATGATGCTATAGTTTCTGAGGAGCGGCCGCCAACATTTGGTCCTTCTTGTACAAAAACTTTAGGGTATGTATGCTTAACAATAAACTCTTCAAAAGGCATTGGCACCCGAGCTTCCAAATCACTTTCAATTTTTTTCATTTTAGAAAAATAAGCAACAGCAGTTGGGTCTCTCCAAGCATCAGTGTTAGATAATGCCCTAACATAATTTTTACCATATACCTTATCAGGACGATCTGAGCCACAACCAACTGTATACACTTTTAATTTTTTCAACTTGTATTCTGGTGTTAGTATGAAGTCAAGCTTAGTAACAGTTTCTTTTCCTAAACCACTAAATGTATTTCCAATGTTTGTTATGTTATACCCACGACCATTTAAGAATTTATCAACTTCTCTGATCAGTTCACCTATTAAGGATTTTTTTGTGAAAAAGGCAGTGTCACCGTAGGGATCTAAATCAAATATTTTATTTGATTCCTCAAATCTTATTATTTTCCCTTCTATTGCACGTGCAACCCTAGCAAATCTATCATATAAGTTGAGCCCTTTTCTAACAGTTATGCTGGTAGAGAGCATCTCACTTGCTTCATAAGTGACAGTGATATCAGAACCTTTTTCCTCATCTTCTTCGTCTTCAGTTGAAGTAGCATCTGGTAAAGAAAAAATCTGTTGAAAGTCTACAGAATACAATAATTTCAAATATGAGTTTTGTCTGTAACTTAAGTCATACGAAGTGTACTCTAGTGAATTTAGTACCTCTTGTACAATTCCTTCAGCATCGTCCTTTTCAAATCCTCTTAATAGAAAAATAACTGCATCTCTTGCATATTTTTTAAATATGTCTTGAAGTGCTTGATCAGCCTGTTCATCAGTCATGCCCTCAACAAAACCAGTATTTGTCTCAGTGGTCCTAAATGTAATCTGATATTTGCATATTTTTTCATTTAGGAAAGGTGTATCTTGATTTTTCTTAGTCCAATCAATTGAAATTGCTTTAGGGTTTGGTACACAATCCTTACATACCTGTTGAGATGGCACAACTTCGATATCGCAAACATCAGGTAATTTATCACCATTAGGATCTTGAAACTTAAGAAATGGTGATTGCCCTTCTTTGGCAAGTTTTTGTTCTTCTGCTGGTACTAATGTTGGATTTGAATCTCGTTTTCTCTCTGCCATTTTACACCTATGTTATATTAACATTCCTACTGCAAATATATTTATACCCGAACGGATATAAATAGTTGAATTCCCACATATTTTTGTTTACTCTTGTGTGATAAAGAGAATTCATTACAAAAGCTATCTGGGCAGTTGTTGCAGCCGCTGCGCCGGCTGGTACCCACGGCCTAAAGGGATCTGCCCCTAGAACACCATTGAAGGCGACTTGCGTTAATGTGAGAGTATAAAGCGCGCTCCACATTTCATCGATAACTTCACCTAAATCTCTTAATGCGTCTCTGGTGAGATAACCTTTGACTGCGGGTTGAAGATTAGGTATCCTCTCGACCGGCTTGAATAAGCCACCCCAAACTTTTCTGTCGCTAGTATTATTACCAGCTATAAGATCAATGGTAGGTGCAGGTTGTCCAATCTTGCCACCTAGCGAATTGGTCTCACCTTTTTGCCCATAACCAGATACACCATCTGCTCTACCGGTGACAATTTTGATACCTTCGCGACCGATGACACGCACAGCATCTGCTTTGATTGCTATACCTGAACGTCCTACCGACTGCTCAGTATTTGTTTCTGCAAGACCAAAATTTTTATCTATATCTGTTAATTGGCTAATGTAGATGCGTGCAGCGTCTGCGAAGAATGAATTGTCAACAAATGTGCCTTGTTTTGGCCCTTCGCCGCCTTTAGCAGATGCCATTCGCCCTACGACAAGATCAATAGAATTAGCTCGGTCAGAGCCTTTTGCTCCATAACCAGACTCTGTTCCTTGTGGCCTGTCTGTGCCTAAGACAATGTAAGAACCTTCATTTTCAAAAACAAGCTCGTTATGAGCTTTTTTGAAGTTTAATGTTCTATTTGTTAACGGGGTATGAAAAATTCCATTCTGTGAATTATTAACCGTTTCACCATTATCAAGTTTTTGTTGAATTGTTTCTGCCAAAGGGTTTTCTGGAATTTGTTCTGAATCAAAACCAGCACGATTATAATCTTCTCCAGTGACCTGACTGCTAATGCCGGCAGTTTTATCAACGGGTAAGACAGTTTTTTGAGCATTCTCGTCAAGGCCGGGCCCATACACCTGATCACGATTCCCACCCTTGGCGCCACCGTGTATTCTGTCTGCTGTGTTTTTTCTTTGTTTATTCTTATAGAGGCGTTGTTCTTTCTTGCTCATATTTAACCCTGATTAATTTAGCTTGTTCCGGCTTTTTTTCTTTTCTTCCATTGAGATTCGTAAATACCGGGCTCAGATATATCTCTTAGTTGTAAATTTTTTCCATTATTATTAGTAATATTTAGTAAGTTTGGCCAAAATTGATCAAAGGCCGGGCCCGGATCTTCCTTTCCTAATCTGTGAGTTGTGTCATCTTCATGACCGCAAATAAATTCAATATTATCAAACTTACTAAGCACCTCTGCTATAACTGCATACAAGGCATTTATTTGCTGTTGTGGGAAAGGCTGCCAGATTTTACCTCCTGACCTAAACCATTTATCTTTTGAGGGAATTGTAAATTTTTGTGGACCACCTTCTGCCGCAACATCAATTTCTTTTCCTACGAAGGTAGGAACACCAGCATCTGCATCATATCTCGACAGGTTCATCAAACATATACCGATTGTATTTGAATTGTTATTAGCAGCGGTTCCGCCTGCATGTTGTGCTTTCAAATCAGTACTAATTGCTTCTACATAGTATCCGTTCGGCTCTATCAAATAATGATATGAATCTGTTCCACTTTTACCTAAAACATCAACACAATTTTTAATGTTAGCAGTAACTGAGTAATGAATCATAATATTTTTAACATTTGTTGGATTTAAATTTCCGCCGTGATTAAGACCAAAAGGATTGTCGTCTGTTGGTTCTGCATAATAATTAATGCCTTCAAAACTACCACCGTCATAAGTACCAGTTTTTCTACCACCAGAACCCGAACTACCAATTGTTCTCAACTGTGCATTAAACAACCCACCAGCATCACTACACTCTTCTCTTAGATATGGATTTTTTTGTAATATATTCTGGTAAAAGTTTTGATTATTACCTGTTTTTTTAATAAAGAAGCCATATGATAAATCATACTTGCCACCAACTTTATTAAATTTAACAATACAGGTATCAAGCTCTTCTAATTCTTCGGTAGTTGCTATAAGCGTATGCATCGATGCAATAACTAATGGTACTGATGTATCATTAGCAGAACTAAGGTCACACGGAATGGGATAAAATGCGTGAGGACTATCTTCATCAGTTATCCTAACCCTATAGCCATAATATTCACTAGTTCCCTCACCTATAACTGCACCAAAAATAGCTGACAATTCGGAGCGGCTAAATGGTGTGTCACTGACTTTATGCAAAACTATACAGTTAAATTGATCCTTTCCTTCGAGTTTATCTTTTTTACCAACAGACGCATTTACAGCGGCCTCTTTTAATAAATCAAACCCGTCTTCTGGAGTAGTTAATTCTGGTAATGACTTGAGTCCATCAAGATCCTTGATCATCAGTTATTCTCCCTTTGGGACTCTTCTTGAATCATGTCAAATAAATTTTCTCTATCGACATCAGTAAGTTCATAGCTAGAGTCAGTTTTCTTTGACTGAATAGATATGATTTTAACCAACTGTTCATTGGAGCGTTGTAGTGTTTCAATATGCTTTGCCGCAACGGGGCTAAGATATTTATTTTGTTCCGGGTCTCCAGATATTAAATTAGCAATTTCATTTAAAAACTCACGAGCAACTTTACGATCATTTCGTATGTTACCAAGCGCCTCTGACATCAGTGTTTCCAAATCGTTGTTACTCATATTGGTGCCTCCTTATTGGTTCCCAGTCCTTTCAAATAAACAACAAGTGCAGTTAGTTCCTCTTCACTCAGTCGTCCCGCGTATGATGGCATAACCGGACCGTATCCTTCAACCACCTTTGCAATCGGATTTACAATTGATTCACGCAGATAGTTCTCATCGACCAGCACGGTATCACCGGTTGTCAGTCGTTCCTTACGTCCAAATACCCCGTACAGCGCTGGGCCAATGCCGCCGGCAGGTGCATCTTCAGTAACTGAATGACAACCCGCACAGCCGCTACTAGCAAATACCGTAGCACCGTCAACGGGACCATCAGATTTATTTTGCATTTCTTCGACAAATGAAACAAACTCTGACTGACTTAGCACCGTAACCTTAGTTATCATACCTGAATGTTTAGTACCACAGTATTCAGTACAGAATAGGTCGTACACACCTTCCTGCGTTGCTTGAAATCCAGTTACTGTATAACGGTTTGGAACAACGTCTTTCTTCATACGGAAAGAAGGGATATATATACTATGTAACACATCGGCTGACGAGCCAACTATACGAACGGGAGTATTAACCGGAACAACAAGCCCAACTGGGCGGCCCTCTCTAGTATTCTTTACATTCATCTCTTCTGTAGCTTGTAAACGAATCCCTTGTTCTGGATAATCAAATGTCCAAAACCACTTTTGTCCCATAACTCTAATCTCCATTGCATCCGCTTTAGGTACCGACATGTGAACATAATCATGGGCGCCCCAGTAAAAAATTAACATTAGGATAATAGTAGGAATCAGTGTCCAAGTGACTTCAAGTCCAAGGTGGTCTCGTGGAGGATTATCTCGTGCAACATCTGCTGATGCGCGGTAGCGGATAGCTAAATAAATCATAGTACCACAAACCAATACCATAGAAATTACAGAGACCCATAAGATAAACATAAATAAAGTATCGATCCCGGGTGCGAGAGCATTAACGGACTCAGGCATCCAAAAACGAGAGTCAAACATTTATAAGTCCCTTACTTACTGTTTTTGTTTCAATGATCATATCTTGCCGTTTTTCCAGTTATTGCTAAAAGTATAATATTTTGTTTTAAACTTTTTAAGCGAGTTAACGACCTGTTTTGTATTTAAGCCTGTTAATTCACGTAAGTATAGATAAATAGCTTTCTTGTTAAAAATATCAATATCATCTTTTGAATCAAAAAGAATGCAAATGGCCTTATAAACTTTCAAATCGTTTTCTTTCATTGTAGCTGTATCCCACGATTTTAGTTCTTCATAAAATTTAAGCCAAAATTCATCTTTTTCTCTATCAGTGAGATAAGACTCATCAGTTGACAAATATTGTTCTTCATAATTTTTAGCAATATTATCAATATTAACTTCGGTTCTATTCTGTTTTTGTTGTTTTTTAACTTTGTGAATAAACCAATTTTTAGTAATAACTGAAAAATACGAGAAGGCTTTTGAGCCTTTACTTTGATCGTATTTATCAAGAATTGTCATTAACCATATCTTACATTCATCACGTAGTAAGTCTATGTTTGGAAGGTTTGTAAACTTATAGGTAAATACAATCTTATCAACCATCTCATTGAAAGCCGGCTCGATCCACCTTACATACAATTCTGTTCTTTCTTTCACGCAAGTAGTCTGTGCATATCTTACAATTGCATCTTCATGCTCTTGTGTAAAATAGTGATTTTTACGACGCTTCCGTCTCTTCCTCTTGGGTGTTTCCTTCGTTATTGTCATCTTCTATTAATCCGTAAATGTACTCAAATGTTTCTTGTTGTTCTGCAAACGATCTAGCGTGCTCCATCAAACCACCCAACGTTTCATCACCGTAAAACATTTCTAATTCATAAACAGATTGTAGATGTTCTGCTAATGATTCAGACATATCCTTCAAATCATATAACTCTTCAGCAACGCTTAAAAGTCTAACAATAGCAGCGCGAGCATAAACAAAGAGTGCTACATTACCCGCTAAAGAAATTGTCAAAATGATTGTTAATATAATTTCAAGATTTGTCATATTGTTTATTTGAGTATTCTTTCTTTTGTTTGTTTAAGATTTCTCTATTCTCCTCAATAAATTTATTGGTTATCTCACCAACACTAGAGTCCTCTTTATTTTTATTCTTTGATATCAATGGCTTGCCTAGGATTTTTACTAATGTGTTTTTAGATTCACATTTCTCACAATCTAGACGAACCTCATCATAGCCATGCATATATGAACTAATCTCTTTACAAGATTTACATTCATATCTGTATATTGGCATTATCGCTCAGCCATTTTTTCTAAATCTTCGGCTGTAACTTCAGTGTCATCAGTAAATCTGACTGTTGGTGGATTAGTAATAACTAAACCGTCATTCGACTCTTGAAGAGTAAATCCCTTAAGAACCGGAACAATGTCGGTTTGTTCAAGTAGCGACTCTTGAAGAGCCAACATAATTGCACCAAGTGCTTGATTTGAAAGTTGCATTTTATCTCCTTTTGTATATTTTACCACTTAAAATTATTTTTATAATAGCTAACAATGCTATTTATTTCTTCATCAAAAACTCTCTCTGGTTTCCAACCAAGAGCACGGAGCTTATCATCATTAAGTGCATAACGCACATCCTGCCCTTGTCTTACGTGTGATAGATCAATATAATCAGATATATCGATTTCTAAATCTAAAGGTTTGCCAAAATAAGACTTAATAATTTTTAGCACAGTATCGTAGTTCCTCTGTTCAAAGCCGCCGGCTACATTATAAATCTCATTAGTTTTTCCTGATTCTATGATTGTTGTTACTGCTCTTGCCGTGTCAGCAGAATGTAACCAATTTCGTATCGGCTCTCCAGCATCATGGAGTCTAATCTTTTGATCTCTCATTAACAATTTTACAGAGAGAGGGATTAACTTTTCAGGATACTGACCAACTCCATAATTATTGGTCGGTCTCAAAATTATGTAATCGATACCATAAGTTCTAGCGTAGCCGTAAATTAACATATCAGCAGCAGCTTTTGACGAAGAGTATGGATTACTTGGCTTTAGAAAATCGGACTCTGTATGTTCACCTTCAACAATATCTCCATACACCTCATCGGTGCTAAAGTGAAACAACACAGGTCTTTTTGATACATTACCTTGCTTTGCTCTGATCAGATCAAGTAGATTTTGAACACCCGTAATGTTGGAATGTATAAACTCAGAGCTACTAACAATACTATTACCAACGTGTGATTCAGCAGCAGTGTTAATAACATAATCACAATCAGGTAGATAATCGAGTGTAGCTATATCGGCTTTTTTAAATGTAAAATTTTTGTGTTGCTGAAGTTCTCTGATATATTGATAATTAGCTGCGTATGTCAGCTTATCTATGCCATATACCTTGTAACCCATACTTAGGCACTGTCTAGTCACGTAATGGCCAATGAGGCCCAAGCAGCCTGTAATAACAACTAGTTTCATTAGTCACCCTTCTGTATTCTATAACTGTCAGAATCAAAATGCTGAGTTGAGAACTCAAATAGTTCTGTGTCTTCAAGAGCAATCATCTGATGCCTTAAGCCGCGATAAACGTGAAAGTTATCACCGGGCCCTAGTATCGTTTCATTTGCCTCTGATATAGCATCGTGATCCGCATATTTAACAAGTATCTTACCCGACTGAATGTAAAATACTTCGTCTTTTAATTCATGATAATGCCAAGAACATCGCTTGTCTTTTGCAAAATACAATAACTTACCGCAATATTCCTCACAGTTTACAATCCATTTTTCAAAGCCCCAACCTTTGGGAACAAACTTAATCTCTTGTGTTGAAGAAGTCTTCATCTTTTATTCCTTTATCATCAATGTAAATATCGCCGGCGGGTTTACCCAAAAACAACGAGTGAAAATTGACACCCCAGTCTTTAAGTTGTTGATATGTTAACTCATAAAACGCCTCGTGTGCATAACTATATGAATTATTAGATCGCCCCATACCTCTCGCAGTTTGGAAAATAATTTTATTACCTTGTTCATACAATTTGTTAACCATATCAATTCTGTCTTGAATGGGTTGTGCTTGAGAATAATCACCATCAGTTTTAGTACAAATTGTTCCGTCAATGTCAAATACGTAATTCATAAATTTTCCACAATTTTTGTTGTTGAGTAGTTAGCAAGTCTGTTAAAAAACTTAACTTCGTCAACGTGCTGTGCACCAATAACTCTTTTACCTTTATAGTCTGAACCTATCACCATTATCGATGCTTCAGAGTTTAAGACACAATTTTCAAGCTCTGAGTCTTTTGAGAATGTAACAACCTCGTCAATATATTTGATAGATTCCAATACAGCTTTTCTATCGCTTGTTGTGTTGATAGGTCTACTATCACCTTTGGATTGTTTGACTCTTTCATCCTCGTCAATTCCAACAACTAAATAGTTGCCTAATGATTTGGCATATTTAAAAAGTTCTATATGGCCGCGGTGTAATATATCAAAACAGCCATTAGTCCATATCGTTTTAGTAGTTTGCATACCAAGGCTCATCTAAAAGTTTATACATCTGCATAAGCTGACGAATACCATCATCTAAGTCATACCTACATTCAAAGCCGGTATCAAATAATTTCTGACTACTAACAATGTAGTCACGCTTATCAGGGTCTTGTGTAAATTCAGCTTTTATAATTTCAACAGGGGTATGTTGGGCAATCTTTTGTGCTAACTGTAACTTATTCATATTGATAGAATCGTTTCCAACATTATATGTTTCATTCTTGAGGACAGAAAAATTATTGATCATCCACATATAAACTCTACAGATATCCCAAATGTGAATGTAGTTTCTCATAAACTCACACTCATACAACACCAGAACTCGATCTTTTATTGCCTTAAGAACAAAGTTATTAACAAGCAAATCAGTTCGTGCACGACTAGATGGACCGAATACAGTTGCAAGCCTCAAGGTAATGCACCCTTCAGTGTCTTGATATACTCGTTCAGCATCTACCTTTGTAATACCATACAATGATATTGGGTTAAGTGGTGATTCCTCCGTACAAACTCCGCCATCATCACTGACACCATAACCGGAGTTTGTACAAGGGTAAATCAACATTTGGTCATCAGATTTATTATCAGCAATCCATTTGTTGACTTCAAAATTGACTTGCTTTGCATCAGTAGGGCGCTGCTCACATAATGGAAAACCAACCAAACAAGCAAGGGGAACTATCACATCCGCTTTAGACATGTAAGGTTTGATTAAATCAGTTCTGCGAACATCAACTTTATTAAAATCAAAGTTTTCGTCTCCAACGTATCGCAAAAGTGGTTGTGCGCCATACTCAAGATTATCTAAGACAGTTACATTATGACCGTCATCAAGTAAAAAGCGGACCATTTCGCTTCCGATATAGCCCGCACCACCAGTAATTAAAATATTCATCTTTCTATTTTTCCTAAAAACCAATCTTTTAGCATCACCCAATCAGAAGCTTTTGCATACAGTGGATTAGTAAAGGCTGCTGGTTTATTCTTTTCAAAAACAAAATGACCTGTCCACGCAAAAGGGTAAATAATAAAAGGTGCTAATAATATAGCATAAATTGGAATTGTTGTCAAACATAACCACACGTAATATACAGTCAACAATTGACCGAGAACGTGTAATCGACGATTCCATATATTTTGATGAAGTGTCAAATAGTATTTGTAATATTCGTTAAAATTCATTTATTGTATTAACTCCCTTTTTTTGTACTACTTTTGTAGCACATTCGTTTGCATAATTTAGAGACTTAGCTATGTCTTTAGTTTTCAAATATCCAACACACAGTGAAGCCATAAAAGTATCACCTGCTCCACACAAGTCTTTTATTTCAACTTTTTCAACCGGATAAATTTTATCTGCTAATTTACAACCACCTTCACCCAAGGTTTGAATAACCTTCTGGTGAGTCCAGTCATTATTATTAATATAATTAATTGAATTGTTATATTCATGTTTATTGATTTTTATGTACGTACAATTTTTACAATAATCACCAAGTATCTTTTTGGTGTCAATAAAAACGCAATTATGATTATTACAGATAAACTCTATATCTTCCTCAGATAAAAACCCTTTGTTATAATCAGATATAATTACAAGATTAAAATTATCTAACATCTGCTTTGTTAAATTCTTAATTCTCTTAACATTACTGTCACCAGTATCAACTCTTAAAAACATATGATTTGTTTGTTCATCTACAAACCTTTTCTTTTCAATAACTTCTTGATTTGTTTTTAGTGTTGCAGGTGTTCCTAGCGCTATCACATTTTGATATACGTTACCAGCCATACCGAGATTTTGTTTTTCAAACACAGGGTTGAAAACTGGAACGGGCGCTTCAGGGCAAAGACGTTCACATTTACCATAAACATGTATGTCTTTGCAAGAATCACCAATGACAAGGATCTTACTCATCCCAGCTAATTTCCCAGTCTTTAAACTCTGCTGCTAAACAATCGATTTTATAATCTTTTCTACCACCCATAATCTCTTGAATCTTGTTCTTGGCAGTATTTCTAATACCATTTAAACCGTGTGTTAGTTCAAGGTTGTTGCCATCCTTTATGCCTTTTCGATAATTCGATTCGTTGTGCCAAATGTGTAGATTCATCTGAGACAATACAACAATAGCTCTAATTGTATCTCCACTTACTGGCTCACCTTGATCTAGCAGTAATTGTATATCGTGCACAATATCAGCGATTTCCTGTGCGTATTCTGCTTTGTGTTCAGTAATGAAGACCTCTTTAAGTTGTGCAATCGACAACCTGTCAATCAACTCAGAAAGAGTCGGTAAGTATTTTCTTTCGCTCATTTGATCCTCCCTTTGATATCTAAATAAACTTTTTCTAATCCTTCTTTAAAAGAAACTTTAGCTTCCCAGCCATCTAACTCATCAGATGCTTTTGTACAATCACACCATTGGCCCCATATTTTAGTTTCCTTTGTGGTGTCATATTCAATATGAATGTTTTTACCAGAAATGTCAATGATATTTTTTGCAATATCTTCAATTTTTACTCTTTCTTGCTTGCCTACATTTAGCGGGCCAACAATTGACTTTTCTTGCATTTTTTCAATCATCAACTTCGTGCATTCTATAGCATCATCAATATAGCAGTAAGAACGTGTCTCTTGGCCTGTTCCCCAGACAGAGAATGGTATTTCAGGGTAACGTAGTGCTCTATGAGTAAAGACCGGTATAACGGAACCTGTGGCTAGATTATAGTCTTGGCCCGGACCAAAAATACCGATATATCTACCAATAGCTGCACAAAAGTCTGGATTTTCTTGAGCAGCATAAAGTATTTGTTTCTCTGCCAATAGTTTAGCCCAGCCATATGATAATTCAGGATTAGCAGGATATGCTTGTTCTTCTGATATAGCAACTGAATCGGGAGTGCCTTGTAATTCAATCGGATAAACATGTGCGCTACTAGCATAGAAATACAAAGGCGGAATATCTTGCGCTAAAACTCTCTCCAGTACATTAGTATCGACTTTGCTCATCTTTTGAATTACTTCATAAGGTTTAGATGTATAATATCCAATGCCTCCAACCTTTGAAGCCATATGAATTACAACATCGTAATCATCAAGAAATGCAGTGTCACATTCTTTCTCAAATGACAGATCTAAATCAAGAAATGTGATCTTACCTGCCAAGTCTTCAATAGCTTCATAAGTTCCTCTTTCAAGATTATCAACAATGGTTACAGTTGAGCCTTCATCCACAAGATTGCGAGCTAAGTGTGATCCAATGAAGCCAGCGCCACCGGTGATTAGAACTGATTTACTCTTCCAGAAATTCATTTATTTACTCGTCAAGGTTGTAATTAAAATTTTTAAAATCTTTATAATATATTTCTTTTACAATTTGTTTATCTGAACTAGAATAAAAATCTAAATAATTTTTTTGTACTACTGAACTGTTTAACTTTGGTAGTGAATTATTTTTTAAACTTCGTTCACCAAGAATATGCCGGCATAACTCATACCAAGTTGATTGTAAGTCTTCTACTCTACCGATGTGATTGTAATTATGTTTAATAATACCTGAATCAACAAAGGTACTCTGTGAGCATAAGTGATAACGTATATGCATCAGTTCATTAATTTTATATTCTTTATTATCTTGAGGAATTACACTTGGTAAAGTGTATGGCATAGAATATTTTAATATATTAGGATGAGATCTAATGTTTTCTTTTCCTTTGAAGTTTGAATTCAAGGGATAAAACCATTCAGGGTTTGATTTATATAAGTCATATAAAAAATTAACATAAATAGAAAATACATTTTTTATACTTTCAAGTGAATATGATTCGACCATTTTAACATTGTGTCTTCTTTGAAAACGATATAAGAACTCAGATACTAATCGATACAGAGGATTTCTAACAACCGTAAATGAATAGTATTTATGTTTTAGTATATGAGATAAATCAGCATTGTCACTTTCAGTTAGTCGATAAATATTTTTGATTTCTTCTATATCCTGTAGAAGTGTTTGATGTTTCTCTTTCTGGCAGCCGTCGCCTAACTGAAAAAAGCTATTATCAAAAATGACATTTAATGGCTCAGTTCTAACAAGACTGGTAGTTCCCGTTTTAGGAATAGCGGTATAAATAATTTTGTGCTTGTGATTAACCATACTAGATTTACAATATACTGTCTACATTTTTTCCTGCAGGTACCAGTCAATAGTGCTCTTGATACCTTCGGAAAGGGTAGTAGATGGAACATAACCTAATGCTTCTTCAAATTTAGACATGTCATAAAATCTTCTAGGTTGACCGTCGGGTCTCGTTGTATCCCACACAATCTCACCCTCAAATCCAACTTGCTCAGATATTGTTTCTACCAACTCTTTAATGCTGGTTTCAACACCAGTGCCTAAGTTAAACGGACCTGATTCATTAACTCTTTCTGCCATATCAATGATAGCTTGTGCAGTATCAACAGAATACAAAAACTCACGACTAGCAGTACCAGTGCCCCAAACTTCCACTTGGCTTGAGCCATTTTCTCTTGCCTCTAAAAATTTCCTAATCAGTGCAGGTACAACGTGTGATGTTTCAAGATCAAAATTATCGTGAGGGCCATACAAGTTAGCAGGCAGCAAGATAACAGAGTTAAAACCGTATTGTTCTCTATAAGTCCAAGACTGAATAATCAAGTTTTTCTTAGCCATCGAATATCCAATAGAGTTTTCATCTGGTAGGTCTCTCCAAAAGTCAGCTTCGGTATACGGCACAGCCAAGTGCTTAGGATAACCACACCCAGCGGCAAGGGCTACAACCTTTTGTGCGCCGTGCTTATATGCATAGTGCATAACAAGTGTGCCCATCATAATGTTTTTATAAAAGAAATCGCCCGGGGCCGCTTTGTTAGCGGCGATACCACCAACTTTACCAGCTAAATGTAATACGATGTCTGGCTTGTTATCCGCAAAGTAGGAATCTACCTCGGATTCATTTGTCAAATCAACTTCTGAGCTTGTAGGACACAAAATGTCAAAGTCAACCTGTTGCCTCATTGTTTCTAAAATCTTCATAAGATTTTGACCAACGAAACCGTGACCACCGGTTACAAAAACTTTTTTACCATTCCAATATTCTTTATTCATTTATTTTTCTCCAAAAATTAGTAATACTGTATTGTTCGACATGTTTATTAGCATCTTCAACAATATTCCAATATTTGTCGTAGTTCCTATTAATGTCATCTAATATAATTTCAAGTTGTTTCTCGTTATCCCAATAGATAAAGTGTTTATTTGGTTCAAACCATTCTTCAATAATATTGTACTCATCTCTGCGTATCAACATTAGGCTTTTACAAGCCGCGGCTTCAACCATACGTGTTTTCATTTGGGGCATCCTGTCGCCAGTTAGCATATTGCCTACCCTATCAGAAACTTTATAATTATTTGTGTAATAATTAATGTCTGGTTTTGCTATAGGAAATAACAAATTCATCCCGACACAAGTTTTTGTAAGAGCCAACATAGCCCACTTTTCTTCTGTAGTGACATTACGATGCGTAACGAGAGAAGCCAACCTTTGATCTAAGCCATGGTTTGAAATAGTTAGAAACTGATGATTAAATTTAGCAATTGTTTCAATCATAGGCTTGTAAAGCTGGCTATGTACTTGACCGTAATAAATTGAATCATACATTTTAATTTCTTGGTTGATGGCCTTATCTAAATCATCAAATTTCCACTCAGGATATGGGAAACAAACAGCCTCTGCATCGACTCCATTATCATTTAAAAGCTCTGCTGTAATTGGACAGATAGTGTAGAACTTAGTAAAATAACTTGCTTTTTCAATAACATCAACAGGAGTTAAAAATGCACAAGGTGAAGCAGTATCGAGAAAAACTCTATGTTTATAATGTTTATATTCTTCTTGTAAATTTAAATCTTCAAAACATTTCCATCCCCAAAAAAATACTTTATCGTCTGACGCACTTTCAAACCTATCAAAGTTAAAATAACTAACTATACAATCAGCATACTCGCCACCTTTTGCTCTAACAACTTTCATTATTTACACCAAAACATTCCATAATTAACTCTGCGCTGTGGATCAAAACAAATATCTAGTTCTGACTTAAGGACTTTCCAAGAAACATATCTATTTGGTTCAACTAAGTATGGATCACCAACTTCAGAATATGTTAAGTTTTTATATTTATCACCCTCATCAAGATATCCAATGAATCCAAACTTATTATAACCTAATTTAAGTAAATGGTCAATACAGTTGTTTAATTTTTCTTGTTCCTCTTCATGACACTCAAAGCAAATCTTACCAACTTTATGACTTAATCCAGACAAGACATTGTATTCGTATCCCTCAACATCAACTTTTATAATTTCTGGTGTTCCGTATTTTTCAATCATTTTATCTAGTGTCACAGTGTGAACTTCAGCAGTCCTTGTCCAAGAGGTGTTATTTTCTATCAAATACTTACTACCTTTTGCAAACCTAGAATTGTTCATAAAATCTTCTGATACTGTAGACACACCATCTTGATTTAAATCCATATGAAGAGTTCGTACTTCGCCATCTTTCTCGCAGACAATATAATTTATTAATTTTAGATTTCTATAATTTTTTCTTCTAGATTTATAACAAAGGTTTATATTGGCTTCGGCTGCTACAATATTGTAGTCTGGAAATTTTTGATTGCAGGCATCAGTAAACTCTCCGTTATTGAACCCAATATCAAATATCAATGACATTATAACTCCTTTGTTATTAATTCAAATACTAAATTAAAATCCAGTCATCTGGATAAAATTTGTACCTATGGGTATAGTCAGGCTTGTCTGGGTGGTAATTTAGCGGCGCAATTGTAGTTTTAGAATTTTCGTTTAAGAATGCAGCCCACCAGCCAAATGAGCTAACGTGAGACAATATATTGTGATCACAGTTCATAATTAAGCTAAAGTCTTCCATCACAGTTTTATTCTCAGAGAAAATAAATTGGTCACCTACAAAACTATTTTTACACCACTCCATATCTGAAATATTATTATTGCCATTTCGGCCACCACCAGAAAAAATTAAAAACTTAACATTTTCAAATTTTGACATTGCAGTGTTTATATAATATGCATACCTACTACTTGGACTGAGTCTAGGTGCACCCGGGGCACAATAGAAATTATTTAATTCTACTTGATCAGGTATTGTATAGTCGGTATTATCGCCTCTTCTAACGTGAATTGAAACAATTTCACAATTGTACTTTTCTCTGTATGCGTCAATTTCTTTCTTTGCAGAATCAAGGAAGTGTTGTTTGGGAGAAAGTTCTTTTTTAATTTGATCAATATGCTTTTCAAAATATGCGATTGATTGAAAATATCCCTTAATATCTAAGCCGTCACCTAGATGAAAAAAATTTTTGTCTAATTTAAAACTATTAGTTTCCGTGTATGTGTATTGAGGTTCGTAATTTTCTGGTATGTAGGACGCTTCAATATTAAAATTATCTAATAGACAATCTTGTCCGTGCCAATGCATAGTTTTAGGATTGGGTATACCAAGTTCAAACCCCTTATCCAAACTTAAAGATCGTATGGCGGCATATTGAAAAAGTTGATTGCCTAAGCGACCAAGACATCCAAGTTCAGAAAAGGTAATCATTCAACTACCTCAATATCTTTAAACAAATCAAACTCTCTTAGATCTCTGTAGAACGGCTGTTCTGGCAAGTCATCCATATGTTCAGGGTAATTTTGCATTAACATCAACCCGCGGGCTGCTTGCTCTGGTGTCATATATGCATTCCAACCATTAATTTCAATATTGTCCTCGTGATACATTACTTCGCCGCGGCCTTCATAGCGCCCCTTTCTAAACCACGCTGCTGCGTCTGCATCATCTGTGAGAATCATACCACCTTTCCCAATCTTAAGATGTTTTTTAATATGAAATGATAAACACATAAAAGAATCAGGGATATACATATCGCTTGTAAATCTTTTAGCAGCATCGTAAATTGGATATGGCTCAAGTTGATATATTCCTTGCCAGCGGTAATCTTTAAATTTAACAGTGCCGCCGGCATGCATAATAGATTGTGGTACCGACAGATAGGTTCTGGCAGGTATTGTTACTTCTTCGACACTCAAGTACTCACAACATAATAGGAGGGCGTCAGTGCAATTGTCAGTGGATACAGCATACTTAGATCCGCAATAGTCTGCTACAGTTTCTTCAAACATTTTTACAATTTTATATGGATTGTGGCGCATATTTTACTCCTCTACGTAAGCACGTATTACAACGTTGTTATCCCAAACATCGGGTAAGCGATCTTGCCAAAATCTATCATCTTTCAGTTTTTGTATAGCGCTTTCTTCAACTCCCCATTCACTCTTTAAAAAGTTTTCATATTTTATAACTTCGTCTGGATCGTCAAAATAAAAACGCTTCACTTCATCTACAGTATAATCAGGATTGATACTTTTTAAAAAATCTTTTATTTCGTCTTTACGACTCCAATTATCAGGAGAATCAATATCTAAAAATAAGTTGTGATTTTTAATATGATGCTGCTTGATAACTTCTAATTCGTGAAATAATGGCTCTTTACCTGCAATTGGTGACGCAGTGCTAGCGATTCCTTCAGCACTAGATACATGACCATCTAGCCAGAAGCTTAATTTGGTGTTGATTTGTGGTAATACCTGCGGTAATACAGCACAAGAATCACCAAGAAAGTAATTAAGTTTAAAAATCAGATTACCGTCATCATCTCTAAGCCGAAACAAACATTGGTTAGGGTTAATCACGCAATCAGCATAATTATTTTGTCTCATTACATCACACATATTTTTAATATTAATAGAGTAAAGTTCTTTATCAATTTCAATTGAATAAATATTTTGAACACCTTTTGATAGTGCAGCCAACACACCTGCACCCAAATAAGTTCCAGACTCAAATAATGTATTGTTTATAATGTTATCCCAAAAACAGTAATTATTACTGAGATAGCTTTCTCTTAGATATGCATCATTAATTAGCGGGACTAAATTTATGCCCTGACTACCAGGTTCAACTTCATAATTATTCATTTTCTTTCTCCAAAATATAATATTTTTTTCTAAATCCACAACGCTCAAATAGTTTTATACTTGCTTCATTATCAAGTTTTACCTTGGCAAATGCAGTAGGGATAATTTTCATTATTTCATTAATCATAAAAGTGCCAACACCTTTACCTTGGTAATCAGGATGAGTTGCAACTCTAATGTCGTCATCAATTACCCCGACAAAACCTGCAGGTGTGTCGCTATCCAAGCAAATCCAGTAATTAGAGTTATATTTTAACATATACGTGGCTTGCTCGATAGGTGTAATATCTTGCTGAGATATAAATCCCTGACTTACACCTTGCATTGTTCTTAGTTCTCTGATGAATTCCCAATACTCTGGACCATTTCTTACTAGCTCATATTTTGCCATACATCAACCTGTGAACTAAACGGGCTATTTGCATTCAGCCAATAACTGGTTAGATAGCCTCTTGTGTGTTTCCAACCTTCTAGATCAAGTAACGGGTTCAAGCAACTTCCAATATCAATAAATGTATTGTTTGAATTATTCTTGTAACACTCATAAGTTATAACATTACTTAAGCTTGCGGCAGAACATAAAATAATATAATCTCTTACTTCATTATTGTCAATATACACTTTTATCTCTTCGGCCAAATTGTAATCGTTTATCATACAGTTTGAGCCAACTGCAAAATGTTTTTTAACTTCAAAAGGCAACTTTGAGATATTTGCTTTTTTATTAGCAACGTATATGATATCTCTCTCAACAAACAAAGGAACCATTTCCTCGATGAATCTTTTATAATTTGCATTTATCAACAAATTTGAAAATGTAAGATTTTTATGATCGCCACCGTGTTCTTTAATCATCCAATTAAAATTTTCATCTCCAACGTGTGGGTCAGTACCAGTGCAAATACCTTTGAAGAAATTATCTTGATTATGCAAGTAGCATTCTAATAATTTTTCTTTGAAAAAGCCATGCTTTTCGGGTATAAATTCTTTCTGTTCTTCTTCAGTGTATATGTTAGGGCCTTTTATATCACCGGTGACATAGTGGTCGTTAGCCAAAATAACTGTCTTATTCTGTAAAATAAAAAGCTCACCATCAGAAAAACGAGTGAACGCAAAATTTTCTTTATTCTTAAT